GGTGATCAATATAAAGTATGTGAAATTGATAAGAAAGACATGAAACGCATGGAAGATTATGAAGGAGAATGGCCTGACGATTGGGGCTGGTGGAGCTTTACTAAAGGATCAAACATGGGAACTCCTTATAATTTTATTAAGATTAATGGTCGTGATATTATTTGTTGGGAAGGCGATGGCCATTGTAACGATGAATACAATACTCTTCTAGACTATATGAGTAAAGTAATTGGGGCGTCACAGCCAAGAAATGTATGTGCTCTGGCGGTTGATCTTGCTCGTGCGAATGGCATTTCTATGTCAGAACTGTTTAAAATTTATCAAAGATAATGTATTTCATAGAAAAACACAATAGTATATCAAAAAAATATGGCTCCTAGGCAACTGGGAGCCTTTTTGTTACTTGACAATACAAAATTATTGTGATATAGTGGTATCACAAAGAAAGGGTGCATGCATTTGAAATATAAATTAACAGGCAATAATGATACTACAAATATTTTAAAAACAGTATTAAATAATAGAGGAATTGAAAATTATAATAAATACCTAGCGTTGTGTGACAATTGTTCCGACAATTGGGATAATTTAAATTCTATAGATGAAGCAGTAAATTGTTTTGATTATCATTTTTGTAATAAGCATAAAATGGCAATTTTGTCTGACACTGATGTTGATGGAATCACAAGTGCAACAATTATGTATCAATATATTAAAATCATGGACGTAGACTATCCAGTATCAATTATTGTGCATAAGAAGAACAAGTCACACGGTCTAGCATCTTGGGACTTTGACATTCCAGACAATACAAAGTTATTGATTATTCCAGATGCAGGGAGTAATGATGTGGATGAATGTAAAAAGTTAATAAACGATGGTATTGAAGTAATTGTTCTTGATCACCATCAAGTGTCCACAGATAAATTAAATCCTGCTATTGTAGTAAACAACCAAGCATCTGATGAGTATCCAAATAAGGAAGCATGTGGCGCTCATGTTACATATAATTTCCTGCAAGCATTAGATGAGTGTTATTGGAATGATATTTGTGAAGATCATTTTACTGACTTAGTGGCATTAGCAGATATTTCAGATGTAATGTCAATGAGATCATTTAATACTCGTGCGATGGTTAACTATGGAATAGATCATATTAACAATAAAATGTTTCAAGAGATCCTCAAGGCGCAGGATTTTTCTACAAAAGGGATTGTGTCTCCATTTACAATTGCATTCTACGTTACTCCTTTGATTAATGCGTTTCTACGTAGTGCTTCATTTGAGGAGCGAGAGTTGCTGGTTAATGCTTTTTGTGAATGTGAAGAAAAAACTTTCGAATATATAAAACGTGGAGAAAATTTTCCTGTTGAAGAAAATATTTATCAACACTGTGTTAGGATTGCAAAATCATATAAATCGAAGCAAGATCGCGCTAAAGACAAAGCATACAAGGCATTCATGGCTTCTAATGATTATTCTAATGATAAAGTTGCTATTGTAGATGCAACAGGTAAATTAATTTCAGCATATACAGGGCTTGTTGCAATGAAGATGTCTGAGATGCTGAATAAACCTGTACTTCTTGTTATAGAAACAGATAATGGATTTGCTGGAAGCGGTAGAGCTTTTGATTATTGCCCAATTGAAGACTTCAGAGAACTTGTCGATGAATGCCCGGAATCTACTATGTCACAGGGCCATGCACAAGCATTCGGTCTTTGTTTGACTGACATTAATAAGGCACGAGAATGGTTTAATGAAAATCTTAAAGACGTATCTTTTGAAAAAATATATGTAGTAGATTTCATTGTTGATGCAGAAGATGTATCAATTTCGTGGTGCCAAGAACTTGATAAATATAAATCAACTTTTGCACATGGAGTAGACGAACCATTGTGGTTGATTAAAGATTTATATATATCTAATGATAATGCTAAAATTGTCGGCAAGAACGATGATACAATTCAAATTTATGACGAGGATACGAATATCAAATATGTTATGTTCAAATGCGATGAATCAAATGAAGTGTTTGATTGGATGAATAATAATTTTGCAGGAGAAGAGACATATATTAATGTGATTGGTACATTGGGTATTAACGTATATAATGGACAAGTTTCTCCACAAGTATTAATTAAAGAATGTGAGATTAGAAAGGATTAATCGCAATGGGATGGAATAGTACAAAAGATAAACTCCCTCCAGACATGGTAGATGTTCTTGGCTATACAGATGCAGATAAATTCAAAGTCGTATCCATTAAGAATGGAGTTTGGAACACTTATATGGATGTGCTTTATTGGATGTGGCTTCCTGATAAACCAGATATTAAGTCAGAAGAGCCAACAAAAAGACGTGGTAGAAAGAAGGCGACAGATAAAACATGACAAAAGTTGATCAATATAAATGTGATTATTGTGGAGAAGTTTTCAATGATTATGACAAGTGCCTTGCACATGAATATGAGCATCAGAATGATGATGTGTCTAGAGCAAAATATTTAATCAAATATAATCTAAGAAAAGATCTTTGTGACTATTGTGAACATAGCTACTTTGTATATGGGTGCGAGATTGATTGCCAGTTTAAGAAAAACTGCAATTACAAAAACAATTATGAATTATTTGCGCCAGTGAAACCATTCCATGACAAAAGTATTCAAGGTTATTAAGAAAGGATAATTAAATGAGTTATTGGGATTATGAAGAGCCTATGTGGGAACCGTCTGAAGCAGACGAATTATTTGATGAAATAAAATCAAAGCTTATTGATGCAGCTAAAGACTCTTTGAAGAGTGACATGGAATCGCTTAAAAGACGCAATGAGTATCTTGAGAAGCGCAATAAAGAGCTTGAGGACAAATCACTAGAAGTATCAAGAAAAGAAAGTGATCTGGAATATAAATCACGAAATCTTCGTAGAGAAGTAGAAAAAGAATTTTATAAGACTGCTATTGATGATATCTTTAAGGATGCGCTTAAAAAATCTCAGCTTTGGATTGCATATAATAAACCACATGAAAAGCCTAAGTGCGACAAATGCGACGAAAATAGGAAGTGGGTTTTGACTTGGCCTGATGGGACAACCACGAGCAAGAATTGCACATGTTCACAGCCAGATTATTGGTATGAGCCAGAAGAGACATGGATTGAGGTATTGAGATATAGAGTTAATGACGCAAATTATCCATCGGAAAGATATTATCGTCTCGATAAAAGTTATCAGTGCACTGGTGACAGCAGATGGAATGATTATTCTTATAAAGATTTTGGGATCCAGTTTGTATATGATAAGTTCTGTGATGATGTTATTGAAAAACGAGATCAACTCACATATGGTAAAAATATTGGGTTTACATCAAAAGAAGAATGTCAAAAGTATTGTGATTGGTTGAATAAAAGGAGAACAAGTAATGAATAATCATGTAATTATTGATAGCCATATTACCCCAACTGACGTAAAGATTTATGTTGAAAATGGCACCCCTTATCTTGATTATACAGGGATATGCTATGCGAGTAACGGTGACAAAATTAAAGTTCATTTTCCAAAAATTGATCTTACACTTACTAATATAACACAAGAAAAAGAATATGAAGAGTGGAAGTATCAGTTGGGCTCCAGAAAAATACTTACAAAATTTAATGTTTGCGCGTCAAATGACAAATGGGCTACATTTGAAGTTATTGAACGAGAAGTGTCAAAGAAACAGCTTGAGAAGGAGCTCGGTTATAAGTTGAATATTAAGGAGTAATTTATGGAAACTTATCCTCTTACAATACGTCCGAGATGCGACACAGAAAATGAATGGATTAAATATAATCCTGTATTAAAATACAAAGAGTTTGTAGTGTCTGTTGATAAAAATGGTGCAAGATATAAAATTGGAGATGGAGCATCTAAGTATGATAAACTGCAATTTGTACCACTGGAAATGGCGATAACAAATGGAATGATATACTGCACTGGTGGCCTATATAGCTATGTAAAGATTGAACTAATAAATCCAAAAAAAATTGAGGAGGCAAATCATGATCTCTAAGGAAGCTTTTATTAATACTATGAAGCATCTTGAAAATCTGGACACGAAAATGGCAAGAGTTGATAGTGCTCTAAAAGATCTTTGCGAAGACTTTTGTGGATTTTATATTACAGACATTTTTGATATTGTTATTAATTTGCTCGAAGAAGTGTTCCATGACCAAGAGGAATGGATGGGTTACTTTGTGTTTGAGGAGGATTGGTTGCATGGATTTAAAATTGGAGATGTAATTGTTAACAATGTACCGGTTATTATTGATGATTGGGGAGATGTTTATGATTTTTTGATTGTCAATATGGAGGAAGAAAATGAAAAAACAATTTAAAACAGTTATTTGCCTTGTTGCTTTGACGATCTCTCTTCTATGTCTAGCAGGATGTGCCTCAACTGGTTCTAAGGATTATATAAAGAATACTAATGGTCGTTTGAGACCAACAGCTATGCAAGACCTATATTATGATACGAATACCAAAATCGTGTATATACTTTTCAATGAATACGCGGGACATTCTGGATACGGCTATATGTCTCCTTATTATGCGCCGAATGGAATGCCATATGTTTATAATGTACAAACCAATAGCCTAGAAGAAATCGTTAAGGAGGATTAAAGATGGATAAGACTACAATTGGCAACCGTATGAAAAATAACTATGAGAATATTACTAGATACTATCTTACTCGTAGGATGCCTGTAATCATTCGTATTGATGGTAAGGCTTTTCACACTTTTACAAGGGGTTTTAAGAAACCTTTTGATGATGTTCTAGTCAAGACTATGCAAGACACAATGAAGTATCTCTGTGAGAACATTCAGGGCTGTGTGCTTGGCTATACACAGAGCGACGAAATTTCTCTTGTGCTTACTGACTATGCAGAGCTTACAACTGACGCTTGGTTTGGCAACAATCTACAGAAGATGTGTAGTGTATCTGCAAGTATGGCAACGCTGACATTTAATAAAGCATTTAACGACAATATTGTAAAGTATATTGACAACAATCTTGATGCCGATTGTGGTGTTACAAAGGATTTAACCGAATATACAAAAATTCTCATTAACGCAAGAAATAAAGGTGCCATGTTTGATTCTCGTGTCTTTACAATTCCCAAGGAGGAAGTTTGCAATGCGCTAATCTGGCGACAGCAAGATGCCACTCGCAACTCTATCCTGTCTGTAGGTCAGGCAAACTTCAGTCAGAAGGAACTTCACGGTAAGTCTTGCAACAACATTCAGGATATGCTTATGACTCAGAAGGGCATCAACTGGAATGATTATTCTACAACTCTAAAGCGTGGTAGCTGCTGCATTAAGGCTGATGATAGTCTTACCGAGTATGATGAAGTAGGAAATATTTGTGGTTATATCAAGAGAAGTAAGTGGGTAATTGATAATGAAATTCCTATCTTCTCACAGGACAGAAATTATATTGAAAGACTTATTAATGTAGGAGGTTAAAAAAAATGATTAACGATCTAATTAATAGACTACAGAAGTGCCCTGAGTATTCGTGCTCTAGATGCACTTATTATGGAACTCCTGCTTGTGCAATCAAGGAAGCAATTGTTGAACTACGCCATTATGAGCAGGTTATTTCTAAGTAACGAGGGATAAATTATGAAAATTCTAGTAGATGAGATGCCATCGCACCCAATGGATTGCCCACATTCAGAACCGAGTGGGAATATGGAATATCAATGGTGGCATTGTAATTATGGAGATTGTGGATGTAAAAACATCAATAGCTGTCCATTCTTTATGAGCTTTGAAGACTATAAACATCGGACATATGAACGTACTCGTTATACACCCATTATGGACTAGAAGTATAAAAGCATGTTATTACTTCTGCATTAACAACTATTGTATTATATCTGCTGTAGAAATAAAACAAAATTTTAGGAGGAATATTATGATTCAATGTTGCGAATATGCTTGTCCATATAGAAATTCGTCTTCTGGATATTGTAGTCTAACTGCTTGTTATGAGCAACCAATTGTGCCAAAGTATGAAAACACGTTAATTTTCCCTCATGCTATAGGAAATATTACATATTACAATAAAGAAGAATTAATTAAATGGGTTGAAGACCAGCAGAAACTTAATAACGACCCTTGGTACTAAACAGCTATTGTTTTATGGACATACGGAAAGACAAACAATATATAAAAATATACTTTTAAGAGGGAACTTATGAAAAATATAACTTTCGAAGAAATGTTAAATATGGAAGTGCAAGACTTGTTACATGGTTATCCGTCAGGCGGTTATACATATTATTATAAAGATGGTGATGGCGTGTATCATGAAATTGTTGAATTGGATTTGTTGCGTGGTAGATTTGTGACAGATGACGGTGACTTCTCAGAGTTTGAATGGGAACTTAAAGAGAGTCATATTTACATAGATGAGTGATAAAAATTATATTTTAATATAAGGAGTGAAGGTATATGAATAAGAGTGCATGGTGGGCATGGGCAATCAGAAATAGTGTATGTGTAATTTGCTGGACTACTCTTGCGATTGTTTTCAACAAGTGGTGGATATGTCTTTTCTCCATGCTATTTCTTTGTTCTCTCCAGACTAACACTGTAAAGGAACATTGTAGAATTTGCGATAAATGCGGAAAGCATAGTGAATATGCAAATAGCTGCGATGCAGCATTAGACAAGGCGAAGAAAGCAGGATGGATTCATTATGTAGATGGCAATAAAGATTATTGCCCAGAATGTAGGGACAAATTAGACGAATAAGGAGTAACTTATGGATCTTAAAAATTGTTTTGTGAAAGCAGTTGAAGAGTGTAATATGACCACACCTTTAGAAATTCTCAATTGGTATCGTAACCTTTATTATAAAGAAGAAGTACATACCGAGCACAGAATCATGACAGAGGCCATCAATGATTTGTTTATGGAATATAAGGACGTATTTTGCAACGATGAGGAGTAAAGCTATGACAGACAATAAAGAATTTGCAACATGTAGCTGTTGTGGAAAAACTGTTAAAAAAGGTGATATGTATTTCGAGGCATGGTTTTTTGACAGATATGAAATTATAGATGGCGAATATGTATATAAAGGATACGCGGTTTGTGAAGATTGCCATAATAACGGCAAGTAAAAAATAGAATTTATGGAGGAAAAGTTGTATGGATTATGAATTTCATGTAGGAGATTATGTTGAAACAAAGGACAGCATCATTGGTTATATCAGCTCTGTACTTGCCACTGGTGATGCATGGTGGATGTGTACTAGCGATGGCCATGGTTATCATGCAGGTCAAGAATATGGGATTATGTATAATGGTGATTTTACTCACAACTATAACCGTATCGGCCAGTATGATTTTACGAAGCCTGAAATTAAACAGATTGAGAAACTAACTTACGCAGAATCTTATATAAATGGATATCAGATTCTAACTGGTAGAAAATTGATTGATAAAATCAACGAGCTTGTAGATGCTGTAAATGAATTGAGGGAGAAAAATGACAAGCAAGAAAAATAAGTTTAATAGATATGCACTTATATACTGTCGAATACGCGCCAAGCATCCAAATTGGAGCCATGGACAGATTAAATATTGTACTATATATGCTTGGAGAAGAACACAACATGGCAAGCAGTGAATATGATCAGCTTCATAAACTGTTGCACAAATTGCAGACAGAAGCGCCTTGTCATAATAGAGCTTGCAAATACTGTAAATAAATGGAGGAATAAATGATGGGTATTTATTATTTTGCAAGACCTAATCAGATGATTGGGCATAAGTTTACTGATGATGTCGCAGTTGTATATGCAATGAGCAAGGGATCTGCAATTAAGAAGTTCTCTGTATTATATAAAGATGTGCAGGAGAATGAAGTCAAGAAGATTAGTTTCTGGAATAGGGCCATAGTTTTAACAGACTATTAAAATAAGCAAAAAATAAGTTAGGAGATCAAATATGGAATCGGTATGCATAAATTGTGACTTAGGATTAAAGCGTTCAGAATGTACTGATAAAGAATATACTGAATGTGAATGCCGCAAATGGATGATTGAAGAAATGAATCAAACTACTTTGTTAGGTTTTATGCATCTTTTAGATGAAGTTCTTGAAACAGTTTCTGAGAACAAAAATGATTTACGAAACAATAAAGCTAGGATGATTGAATTTTTGAGTAAATCAATTATAGAATAAGGAGGTTAAGTAGATAATGTAAAAAGAGCTAGACAATACAAAATTATTGAAATTTCAAATGACAAATGATGCAAAGCTATATTACGTATATAAACACACTAGTCCTAGCGGAAAGGTTTATATTGGCATAACAAGCAAACATCCACCTGAACTACGCTGGGCAAATGGCAATGGGTATAAAAGGAATCAACCACATTTTTGGAATGCAATTAAAAAATATGGTTGGGATAATTTTGAACATGAAATATTGTTTGAAGGTTTAAACAGAAAAGATGCCTGCATTAAAGAGCAAGAGATGATAGAACTATATGATGCTACGAATTCAGAAAATGGATACAATCAGACGAAGGGTGGAGATGGAAAGCTTGGGTATATTATGTCCAAAGAAACTAAACAAAAAATTAGTGCAAGTAGGACTGGAAGATTTACAGGAGAGGATAATCCAAATTATGGTAATCACAAACTTGCAGGCAAAAACAATCCGTTTTATGGCAAACGACATACAGAAGAAACTAAAAAGAAATTAAGAGAACTTGCTTCTGGTAGGAAATCTTCAATGAAAGGGAAGCACTTTCCAGAAGAATTTAAAGAGAAACTATATCAAGCAAATAAAGAACGAAGTAAACAAGTTCTACAATTTGATATTCATGGAAATTTAATCAATGAGTATAGAAGTGTTCATAATGCCTCAATTATTACAGGATACGATTATGCAAATATATCTGCTGCCTGTAATGGGAAAATACACATATATAAAAATTGCATTTGGATGTTTAAATCAGAATATACTCCGGGGCAAATAGTAAAGCCAACCGAACGTAAGAAAAGAGTAAATAAAAAATATAAGGCAGTTGTTCAATATGATATAAATAATGTATTTATTGCAACATATACGTCTGCTAATCAAGCGGAATTTTCTACAGGCATTAAAGCAAATAATATACGAGCATGTTGTAACGGAGATCAGAAAACTTCAGGCGGATTTATATGGAGGTATGATAATGGATCAAATTAATAAAATTAAAAAATTAATTACGTTATGCAATAAATATCGTGATGCTTATTATAACCATCAGCCATTGGTTCCAGATGATGTATATGATAGATATTTTGATGAGTTAAGTAGACTAGAGCAAGAAACTAATTGTTATTTTTCAAATTCGCCCACGCAATCTGTGGGATATAAAGTTGTTGATTCATTGCCTAAAGTGATTCACGATATTCCACTCTTAAGTCTAGATAAAACAAAATCTGTTGAGGATATTGTAAAATTTGAAGGAGACAAAGATGTCCTTGTTATGATAAAAGGCGATGGTCTAACAACAAAATTAGTATACAAATCTGACGGAGAAGATGCAGAACTTGTAGAAGCATCCACTAGAGGTAATGGTGAGGTAGGTAGTCTAGTCACTCATAATGTTAAGACATTTGTAAATGTACCTCTTAAAATTAAATATCACAAAGACCTAACTGTTGTTGGTGAAAGTGTAATTTATAAAGAAGATTTTGATAAAATTAATACAACACTTCCAGAATCAGAACAATATTCAAATTGTAGAAATCTAGCAAGCGGATCTCTTTCTCTGTTGGATAGCAGAGAGTGCGCGAAACGTCATATGAGATTTATGCTTTTTGATGTTATTAAAGGAATGGATGACATCAATTCTCTTTATAAGAGGTTTGAATTAGCTGCTAGTTTAGGTTTTGATGTAATTTATCATCAAAGAATTAGTGGAATTGGAGCAGAAGAGTTTGCGGACATTATAAAAAATATTCATGAATATGCTGACAACCATGGAATTCCATGCGATGGTGCTGTAATTCGTTATGATGATTATGCATATGGGCTTTCTCTTGGAAGAACTGGTCATCATTATAGATACGGTATTGCAAAAAAGGAAGAAGACGACCTTGTTGTAACCATATTTCGTGGAATTGAATGGAACACATCTAGAAATGGCATCGTTGTTCCGACTGGATTGTTTGACGAAATTTCAATATTGGATTCCAATGTATCTCGTGCGACACTACATAATTTAAATTATATTGATGGACTAAAGTTAAGGATTGGTGATAGAATTTGTTGCAGCAAACGCAATATGGTAGTCCCCGCAATTGAAGTTAATCTTGACTATAATCCAGAAAATTATAAATTGCCATTAATTGATAAATGTCCATCTTGTGGAGCTACTCTTGAAATTAAAAATACAGGAAATGCAAATGTTTTATATTGCCCTAATGACAATTGCCCCGCAAGAAATCTTGCTAAATTTGAGAACTTTGTTTCTAAAAAGGCGATGGACATTCAAGGTCTATCAGAGAAGACGCTTGAGCTGCTAATTTCACATGGATTTTTGCATAATTACAAGGACATTTATCATTTAAAAGAGTATAGAGATAAACTTATACTCCTAGACGGACTAGGTAAAAAATCTGTGGATAAATTGCTAGATTCTATTGAAAAATCAAGGAAGGTAACGCTCGACAGATTTATCACTGCTCTTGGCATTCCTAATGTGGGCTCGTCTGCAGCAAAAGCGATTAGTAAGCAATTTGACGGAGATCATTATAAATTCGTGATGGCATTGTCTAATGGTTATGATTTTACACAGATTTCAGACTTTGGAGAGATTACAAATAAGTCACTTCATGACTGGTGGGATAGCAAAGATCAAATGGTTGAATTGCTTCCTGTTGAGATGAACTTTATCGTTGAGAATGATGTGGGTTCTAGTTCCAATCTTGATGGTAAAAGCTTCTGCATTACAGGAAGTTTAACTCATTACCCAAATAGGGATGCACTTGTTAAAGCCATTGAAGACAATGGCGGCAAATATGTATCTGGAGTGAGCAAGAAGACTGACTATCTTATTAATAATGATACCACAAGCACAAGCGGCAAGAATAAGAAGGCTATTGAATTAAATATTCCAATTATTAGCGAGGACGATTTTCTTAAAATGCTATCAGAATAAAATTTAGGGGAGAACTTATCTCCCCATTTTTTATGCATTTAACTACTTGACAAATCAAAATTTTGTGATATTATATGTATAGTTGAACAATACAAAATTATAGTTAAGGAGTTGATGCATGATATGATTGAATATAATAATTGCTGTGTCGCATGTGGTGAAATTATTCCTGAAGGAAGACAGGTTTGCTCACAGTGCGAGAGAAAGTATGACGTCGAAGATAGCGGAACTAACAATATCAGGAAAGAATATAACACATTTGTGAGTTGGATTAAAAAATATTTTGTTTAAGAAAGGATTTACATTATGAAAAAGAACAACACGAACAATCAGAACGCGACGCTAATGGTTACTAGTCTAGAGGATAATGGCGACTATATTCTCTCGTATATTCCGCTGTCTATTGACATGGATCTGCTTCAGCATATTCTAGCTGAGGGCAAGAGCACTAATAGCGAAGTCGTGCAGTACGTGCTAGATTGTGACGAAAAGACTTATTGGAAGGATATGTGGGAGAGTTTCAAGGAGGAGCCAGAGAATGACGCATAAGCTTTATTTTTATAATAGTTATCACGAGGCACGAGAGCTTGCTACATTTGAGGATGGCCTAACTGACGAAGAAGTGCGTAAGGCTGCGTATAAAGAAATTACAAAGTTTTGCAATGAACGTTACTTCGCAATTTATTATACGAGAATGTGGAATGCCGCAGGAGATACTATTATTGACGTAGGAAGCCATACAGAATTCTTTCACATTTCTCCTGCAGTGAGTATTGCCGAGTAATATACAATACAAAATTATATAGGAGGTTGGTTGAATGAGTAAAAAGTGTACGTGCGCTTATTGTAAGTGCAAATTAAATAAAGAAGATGCGTTCGTAAAGCATGCAGGCAGGCATAATACCTATTATTGCTCGGAAGAGCACTATAAATATGCAGTAGATCGCAAGAAGAAAAGAGAGGAATTTAAGAAAAGACAGGCAATGAAAAGTGGTGAGGTTTAATTGGAGCTAACAGATGGACAGAAGAAAGGACTAGAAATTGCTTGCCAGCGGTATAAAGAGAATAAGTCATATACTGTTATTGCAGGCTTTGGCGGAACTGGTAAAAGTTTCCTAGTTTGTCATATTATCAAAGAACTAAAGTTAAAAGACAATGAAGTGGTCTTTATCGCGTTTACAGGCAAAGCCGCTCTGGTTCTTAAAGAAAAGGGCAATAAAAATACAATGACGGCGCATAAGTTGTTATACCACTCAGAAGAGCAAGCTGATGGCACATATATTCATACTCCGAAGACCAAACTTGACCATAAATACAAGCTTATTGTCGTTGACGAGGCGAGTATGTTGCCGCAGGAAATGATTGATTTGTTGCTGTCTCATCATGTATACACCATTTTCCTTGGTGATCCAGCGCAGCTTCCACCAATCTCTGGAGAACAAACTATTTTGAACAATCCACACGTTTTTCTTGATGAAATTGTGCGACAGGCTCTTGATAATCCGATTATTAAACTTTCTATGGATGTTCGGCATGGAATGAAGCTGCATTATACTGCAGAGGATAAACGATGCCGTGTTCTTCCTAGAAGTAAAGTGTCAGATAAAATGTTGCTTGGTGCAGATCAGATTCTTTGTGGGAAAAATAAAACTAGGAATGAGCTTAATTACTACATGAGAAAACTAATTCTCGGAGATAACTACAGCGACGAGCCAGTAGAAGGAGATAAAGTAATTTGCCTTAAAAATAGCTGGAACAAAATTAATAGCGTCGGGAACGAGCTTGTCAATGGCACTATCGGTACGTTGCAAAATATTCGCATTATGGAATCAAACTTTTATGGCAAAGTGATTTATGCCACCTTTGCTTCTAATGATGGAGGAATTTACAAAGATTTGATGATTGACTATCAGTTGCTTACTACTGGCAAGCCGACTGTGAATGCTGAGAATTGGAAGCAATTCGCTGGTATTGAGAAACCACTACAGTTTGCTTTCGGCTATGTGTGTACCGTACATAAATATCAAGGCTCGGAAGCTGACAGAGTTGTTGTTTTTGACGAAGCGTTCGGAGACGCGGATGAACAAAGAAAATGGCGATACACAGCGGTGACACGCGCCGCTAAACAATTGGTATTAGTGGAATAACAATACAAAATTACTATTGGGGGTGAGAAGATGGGGAAAGTGACTTGGACTAAAGAACAGGAAGAGTATCTAGAAAAATTATATTCACAATACCTTCCATTAAAAGATATTGTTGAGAAAATAAATGATTTTTCTGGGATTGCCCGTACATATACGGCAGTCTCTAATAAAGCAGGAAGTATGGGGTTAACTAAAAAATATATAAAGCAAAATAATGCTCATTTTGAAGCGATTTATCAAAATTACAATTGGTATTATGACATGTTCGTTGAAAGAGGATTGAATCATGACGAAATGGCAAAAATCGCGAGCTGTACAAAACGAGTAATAGAGAAATGGGGACAAGAAAAGCACCATATAGACACATACACTAGGATGAAAAATAAACAAATAAATGCACAACAGCATGATTTAATTATTGGTTCATTGCTAGGAGATGGACACATTGATAAAAGAGAAGATTTCCCATTGTTTATTGTAAGTCATGCAAAAAATCAAAAAGATTATCTGTATTATAAATATGAAATTATGAAAGATTTGTGTGAGATGACTCCAACGGAGTACAATGGAAAAAAAGAATATTCTATAATGGGCAGTGTATGTAATTGTCAAGATTTTTATAGATTCAATACTAGGACATACTATTCGTTAAAGCCGTTTCGAGATATGACAAAAATAGACTTAATTCGTTGTCTTAATGAATATTCATTCTCTATTTGGATGTTAGACGATGCGCATTGTAATATAAAAGGATATTGGGAGTTGTGCGCTCCATTGGAAACAGAGTCTGAAAGAAAAGAGCTGATATCATCCCTTCAAAACAAATTTGGCCTATCAACAGTTCAGAAAAAAGACAATAGATATTTTCGATTTCATTCAGAAGATTCTTTAAAAATTACAAAAATAATATTAAACAACATCCCCCACAATTTAGATATTGTGCAAGATAAGATATTGTCTAAAAATAAATATCGTGCATTAGGAGGTGAAAAAAATGAGTTTCGTTAATCTCCACGTACATAGCGCTCAAGGCTCACTTCTTGACTCTATTCTTACTGTAAAACAAATTGCTCAGTATGCGAAAGACAATGGGCAACCAGCAATTGCTCTAAGTGACCATGGCTTTATGTATGCGTCAATGAATCATGTTATTGAATGTCAAAAGCTTGGCATCAAACCTATCACTGCATGTGAAATTTATGAATGTGATGACCATATGCTTAAAAACGATACAAAAGACAATGTGCAACCAAGATATCATTTGCTTTTAATTGTAAAAAATCAAATCGGGAAAGATAACCTTTTTAAAATAGTATCAGAAGGATGTACGAATGGCATGTATAAAAAGCCAAGAGTGTCAATTCAGTGGATCAAAGACAACAATTTAGGGGAAGGTATTATTTGTCTCACTGCATGTCAAGCTGGACGACTAGCAAAATACCTTGACACAGGAATGTATCAAGAAGCAGAAGAATTTGTTAATCTGCTTAAAGACACATTTGATTATGTTGCTTGTGAGATTCAGTCACATCCAACAGAGTCTCAGCTAAGGTCAAACACTCTTATTTGGAAATTTGCTAATCATCTTCAAATTCCATATGTCATTACAACAGATGCTCATATGCTGAGAGCAGATCAACTAGATACACATTCAATCTTTGTAGAAATTGGAGAAGGCAGAGAAGCAGGAGAAACTTATATTGGATGCCACCTTCAAAATGAAGAAGACATTTATAAATATCTTGGAAATTGGAATCTAGACAGGGTAATTCAGCATGGTATTGATGAAACAATTCACATTGCCAATATGGTGGATGACAATATTGATTATGAGTTAAATAAGGGTACAATAATGCCAAAGGCTCATATCCCAGACGGATATGACACAGAGTCATATTTTAGATATTTAGTATATTCTACATTTGATGAAAAGTTTGGGCATATGCCACAAGAAGAGCAGGATGCACGTAGAGAAAGAATTGAGTCTGAAATTCCCGTCTTGAAAGAATTAGACTTTTTGAACTATCTTTTAATTCAGTATGAATTTTGTAATGAATGTGATAGGCGTGGAATCCCAAGAGGGTATAGTCGTGGTTCCGCTGCAAATTGCCTTTGCGTTTTTATGCTAAATATTACTCAAATAGATAGTGTAAAATATGATCTAGACTTTACAAGATTCGCGAATCTAGGTCGTAAAGGCTCGGCAGCAGATATTGACTTGGATATTTCAAAAGCTAGAAGACAAGAAGCAATCCAAGTCCTGTGTGATATTTTTGGACAAGATCACGTTGCACCAATGGCAACATTTAATACACTCAGCACTAAAGTAGCAATTAGTGATATTGGAAAAGTATTAAATGACAAACAGGACAGCCCATACTTTGGGCAAATCCCATATAGTCTGAGGAACGAAGTAACAAAAATGATTCCTACAATCAAGACATTAAACGATCTTGGTGAGTCGGAAGACAAAGACATGTTGCTTAAAGACCTTATTGGCAAGAACGAAAAACTTGATAAAATTTATAAACAATTCCCTTTATGGTTTAAATATGTTATGGAGCTTGAAGGGCTCCCAAAATCGCGGGGTCGTCATGCAAGCGGTACTCTATTAACTCCTAAACCAGTATTACATTATGCCCCATTATGTTTAGATAATGAAAAGCATGTTATGGCACAATTTGAAATGCATATATGCCAAGATACTGATGGTGGAATGGGCCTCGTTAAGGAAGATGCACTTGGGCTTGAAACATTAGACATCCTCGATTCGGCTTTAAAAAATGCCAATTTAACATGGAAAGACGTTGATATTAATCATTTAAATATTGATGATAAGAAAGTATTTAAAGAAATCTATGCTTCTGGCAATACTGTTGGGATCTTCCAATTTGAAAGCGCCGAGGCAAGGAACATGAGTATTGCGGCGCATGTTGACAACATTGAGGATGTTATCGCCATAAATGCAAGTAATCGTCCCGGAACAAAAAATAGTTTTCCTGATTATTGCAAAAATAAATTGTGCCCAGAATCCATTCAATGTATACATCCAGATTTAAAAAAACTATTTCAAAAAACATGGGGAATTCTTTTATATCAAGAAGATTCGCTCCATTTGCTTGCATATGCAGGTTTTAATGAGGTAGAACAGGACACTGGACGTAGGGCCATCGGCAAAAAAAAGAAAGATGTTATGGCCTCTTTGTATACACAATTTGCAGATGGGCTAAGAAAAAAACAATGGACAGAGCAACAAATCAAAGAAGTTTGGGCTTTACTTGAGAAACAAGCAGAATATAGCTTCAATCGTGGTTAACACAATGGCCCCTTATATTGGCGACAATATATTGAACACCGAATATGCTGGAACACCCTTAGAGCTTCACATACCAAGGCGTAATAGTTGTGGAGATTGGGCAATCAGCAGGGAGTAATGACCCTCAACGACCACCAAGGTGCTTCTCTCAGAGAAGATGGTATGGTCTAATCCCTTTTAAATACTGCGAAAGCAGGGGTATAAATGCATGCTGTTGCTTATAGTCTGTTATCTTATCTTACCGCATGGATGAAAGTATATTATCCAGTAGAATTTATGACCGCACTTTTGACAGCGAAGTCGGACAATACTTCAAAGCTTAGTGTTATTATTACAGATTGTCATAGAATGGGAATCAAAGTACTTCCGCCTAAGATTAATGAGTCTGAATTTTCTTTTAAGGCTAAGCCAGAGACTAAAGAAATCCTTTTTGGTTTTGGCGCAGTAAAAGGCATTGGCGAGTCAGTAATTACTAAGATTATTGAGAACCAGCCATATAGCAGCTTTGATGATTATCTGTCAAAAATCCAAGATAAAGCGGCCACAATTGCTCTAATTAAAGCTGGTGCTTTCCCTACTTCTAATAAAATGAAGCTGATGAGAAAGTATGCTGCCTTATCGTATGATAAGAAAGAATATAAACCAGTTCAATCATATGGGACAAAAGTAAAATTATTGCTAAATTGGGATATCAACGTAGATGATTACAAGGCTGGCAAAAAAGTAGATAAAGAAGCCGTGCTGCAATTGTATAATGCAAAGCGTAAAGAAAAGTTCGACCAAGTGCAAGAGGTCAAATATAAAGCGTATATGACAGAGTTCCAACAAAAATATGCTAGAGATCAATTCCTATGGGAATACGAAAGCTTATCAATGTTTTTGACAGAGAACCCATTGCAAGAAGGTGTAGATTTAATAAACGCTAATTGGGATGATGTCCCGAATGGAGAAAAAACAGTTGTCTTGTGTGTTATATCAGACATAAAGCGCAAGAAAGATAAAAACAACAATCCCTTCGCATATCTAGATTTGATTACTTCTGATAGAATTATTGAAGCGACTATTTGGAGTAGACAACTAAAAGAATATTTTGATCTTATCTCGAAGGGCAAGTGCCTTGCAATTCTTGGAAGGAAAGAAAACGATCATTTGTTCGTTGAAAAAGTTAAACCCTACACCGTTTGGCTCGAAAAAATAAAACATACACGTGCCAAAAAGACATCTTGACAGCACAAAATTATTGTGATATAATCGCATTACAAACTAGAAAAAGGAGTGATTCAACATGGATGAAAATGAAAACTATGAACAGCCAGAGAGCGTTGAAAGCGTAGAAGAAGCAGACGAGCAAGCCCCGCCAGCATCTGAACTAGCAACTGACGAGCTTAAAGAAGCAATTACTACACAGATGAAGAAGGTGCAGATGGCGGCTTTGCTCAGTGGATCGAAAGCAATTTGTGGCGTTGTGCTTCAGTACATTGCGGAGTTCAAGCGCCAACCGGGCAAGAAGTCGGCAAATGATTACAAGCGACTAATTAAGAAGATTGAACATTTTTGCTCAATTAGTCTGGGCAAGGACATTAACGAGAATGGCGACATTGTTGATGTAAAGAAGGAAGAAGAAAATTCTTCTGGGCCTGAGCAGGATTAACAACACGAAATTATTGGAGGCAACTATGCATAAGTTTACCGTGGCTCTAGATTGTGATGAGGTACTTAATAATCTCATTGAGAAAACTCTAGAGCTATATAACACGAGACATGACACAGAACTAACGACAGAGATTTTCACGCAATATGACTTTTACAAATGCCTTCCATTTGAAGTAGCTGAGGAACTAACTTCTATTTTTATGGAGAAAGAGCTGTGGGATTCACTATCCCCAGCTCCTGATTCTCAGTGGGGTGTTAAGAAGCTAATTGATAATGGGTATGATGTCTACGTTGCAACAGCAACGCATTACTCAAATTTTGCGTGGAAAGTTGATTGGTTCGCTAATAACTTCCCATTTATTGACCAGAAACATATTATCTGTATTCAAAACAAGTCGCTATTGCATGTAGATGTACTTGTTGATGATTGTGCAGAGAATCTAATGGCTACAAATTATGCGGTTGATAGAGTGCTTCTTGACAAGCCATGGAATCGAAACGTACATGATGATGTGTATGGAATTTACAGAGCTAATAACTGGGAAGAAATTGTAGATTATGTGAATGAACTATATAAAGAAAACCAAGGGCTTTATTTGATGGAGGGATGCTAATTGATTGTAACTAAGCGTGATGGACGAAAGGTAGAATTTGATAAAACAAAGATCGAGAACGCTATTTTAAAAGCACATAAAAGTATTTACCATGGAGAGAATTTTGAAGATATTCAAGATTTTGCTGCAAAAGTTGCTTTCGATATCGAGTCAAGCAATTCTGCTTCTGAACTTTCCGTTGAAGACATTCAGGATATGGTTGAACGAAAGCTAATGGCGTCTCGGTTCAAAACAACTGCCAGAGCATATGTAAATTATCGTTTCTTGCATGAAATGGCGAGAAATCAATATCAAGAGCTAATGCAGGCCGTGTCAGAAAAGCTAACAGCGAATAATATCCAAAACCAAAATGCAAATGTTGACGAAGCTTCATTTGGTGGCCGTATTGGAGAGGCGAGCGATGTTGTGACAAGACGTTATGCTCTAGAATACCTTGTCTCACCAATGGCAAAGGCCAACCATGAGAATAATGAGGTTTACATTCATGACCTTAATGCTTATGCGGTTGGTTCTCATAACTGTCTTAGCATTCCGTTCGACGATCTGCTTGCGAATGGATTCAATACTAGACAGACGGATGTGCGTCCTGCACAAAGTATTAATACGGCATTTCAGCTTGTTGCGGTTATCTTTCAACTTCAGAGCTTACAACAGTTTGGCGGCGTAAGTGCTACGCATTTAGACTGGACGATGGTTCCTTATGTAAGAAAGAGCTTTTATAAGCACTTTAAGGATGGGGTCAAATATTGCCTACGAGATGAATGGGACGAACATTGGGACAGCGACTTTAATGATTCTCGTCCGATTGACTGGGATGAATATAAAAACTATCCAGAGGCATATGAGTATGCACTGGATATGACAACAAAGGAAATTTATCAGGCCGTTGAGGGAATGTACCACAATTTAAATACACTTCAAAGTCGTTCTGGAAATCAGCTCCCATTTACATCAATTAATTATGGTACTTGTACGCTTCCAGAAGGACGTATGGTAACTAAAGCACTACTTGATGTTTCTATCAAAGGCATTGGCAAACTTCATCGCACTAGTATTTTCCCATGTGGAATCTTTCAGTGCATGAAGGGAGTAAACCGCAAGCCAGAAGATCCGAATTATGATCTATTCCAGTTGGCTCTAAAGTCTACAAGTCTTAGACTTTATCCTAATTATGCCAATGTAGATTGGAGTAATAATGCTGGATATGACATTAATGATCCAAGAACGTACTTCAGTACCATGGGTAAGCGTAAACTTATAGCTCATGTAAAACCTTTTGAACCTCGCCAGAGGGTGTCTAATTTAGGCTAACGGTTAGGACTCTACGAGTTGAGACCGTGCTAAGTAATTAAGAATAGATTATTTCAGGGCAATGGATGGTGATATGTGCGACAATTTATAAAATAACTATTCTTAATTAAAAGTGTATCGACTATCCCTGATGAATGTATGGGAGTAGGGGCAGAGATTGGCGCTGCCGTTGTTTTAGGAAACGAAGCAACTGAGAACCGAAGCGGAAGGCTATCGAAAGATAGAAGATATAGTCAGTGCAGATGGCAACATCTGATAAACACGTGTAGAACAGCAAATGGATATGACATTAATGGTTTTGGTCAGTTAAAGGATGGTAGAGGAAATATCTGCCCTGTGACAATCATTATGCCAACGTTGGCTATGGAAGCAAAAGAAGCTGCTCTCAAAAATTCAGGGCATTTTGAAGAAGATTTAGAAGGATTGGCCGTTGATAATTTCATGAAACTTTTGAATGAAAAAATCAATGAAGCAAAAGATATGCTTCTTGAACGTTTTGATTGGATTTGTTCTCAATCTCCAGAAGCGGCAAAGTTTATGTATGAAAATAATGTTATGGCTGGGTATGTACCAGAAGAAGGTATTCGTTCTGCTTTAAAACATGGAACTTTAGCACTAGGCCAATTAGGTTTGGCCGAAACGCTGCAAATTCTCATTGGTTGTGATCATACAGAGCCAGAGGGAATGAAATTGGCAAAGCACATTGAGCAACTATTCAAGGATAAATGTGCAGAGTTTAAGCAAGAATATCATCTCAACTTTGGTGTATATTATACCCCTGCAGAGAATCTTTGTTACACTGCTATGCAGAAATTTAAAATGAAGTATGGGGAAATTCCTAATGTGTCTGACAAAGATTTCTTTACGAATTCAATTCATGTCCCTGTCTGGAAAGAAGTAAATCCTTTTGAAAAAATTGATATTGAATCACAGCTAACAGGATATTCAAATGCAGGATGCATTACTTATGTTGAATTAGATTCTGGAGCAAAAAACAATGTTAAAGCTCTTGAAACCATTGTCAATTATGCAATGGATAAAGATATCCCTTATTTCGCTTTGAATGTCCCAAACGACCAGTGTATGAATTGTGGATATTGCGATGAAATGAACGATGTTTGTCCAATGTGCAATAGTAATGATATTAAAAGGTTGCGTCGTGTGACCGGATATTTAACAAATGATTACAAAACTGCATTTAATAAAGGCAAGCAACAAGAAGTTGAAATGCGTGTTAAACACGACAAAATTATTAGTAGGTGATTCATATGAATTATTTAGGAATCAATAAATGCTCAATCGCAGACGGCCCCGGAGTACGAGTAGTACTCTGGGTGTCTGGATGTAATGTACATTGTAATAATTGTCAAAATCCTCAGTCATGGGATTTTAATGCAGGAGAACAATTTGATGATCTTGCGAAGCAAAAGCTGTTTGATGCATTAAATAAGCCATGGGTACAAGGTTTAACATTATCTGGTGGCCATCCTTTAGAATATGAAAATCTGCCAGAAGTATATCGTATCATTAATGAATTTAGAGAAAAATTTCAAGACAAAGATATCTGGCTATATACTGGATACACATTAACAATCAACGACTTTGATACATCGGTTGATGTTTGTTTTGACAATAGTCTATTGACAAATTACATTCTTGCAATGTGCGATGTTGTAGTTGATGGCCCATATATAGATTCTATGCGAGATATTACATTACCATTTCGTGGGAGCACAAATCAGCGTCTCATTGACGTTCATGAGACAATGAAACGACAAAAAGTTGTTTTATACAATACAAAATTATAATAAAGGAGTAATGAATAATGGGTGATATTACAAGAGAGAAGACAATTGAAGAACTAGAAGAGGAACTTAAGGCAGCATCTGAAGAATACAAGAGACTTAGCTCACTAGTTAAGCAGAAGAAGGATGCCGAAGAGGAAGAGAGAAATAAAAAGATCGAGGCTGTAAAGAAGAATCGTGCAGAAACTATTGAAAAAATGCTAACAGACGTAGACAATGAGATCAAGAAATATCTTGAGGATTATGGCACTTTCCGCATCAATAAGAGCTTCTATTATCTAAATTATATCTTTAATGGCAAGAGTCCAATCTGGTTTTGGTAATGGAGGATTTGCTTATGAATGCACATATTAAGTTTGCAAAGACAAGACCTGACGCAAAGATTCCTAGTAAGCGACAGGGGGATGGATGCTATGATCTTTATGTTTGTTTCGATGAAGAATCTGTTGTGATTCATCCTCATACAGTCAAGCTAGTTCCAACAGGAATCTGTAGCACTTTTGATAGCAATTACCGCATTGGGTTTAGAGAACGCGGAAGTAATACAAAGTCCGCAATGTTCGTTATGGCTGGACAGATTGATTCTAACTTTACAGGAGAGTGGTTTGTAGCGCTCTATAATGGCAATGACATTCCTATCGAAATTACCAAAAATGTTTCAGAAGTTACAAAGGAAGAAGATTTCATTCGTGTTCCATATAGCAAGGCTGTTGCACAGTTTGCTGTAGAAGAAATCCCTCAAGTAGAGATCGAAGAAGTCGATGTAGACGATATTACAAATCTCAAGACTGAGCGCGGCGCAGGAATGCTTGGGAGTAGTAATAAGTGAATATTGGACAAATAATGACCGAGAAGATAAGGAGAGGTAATATGCAGAAAAAGATTAGAGTATATCTGGCCTCACAAATTTTTGCAGAATGCTGGAGAGATTACAATGAAAAAGTGGCACAAAGAATTGAACAAGAATTCCCTGAAATTGAGCTATACGTAAGTCAGCGTAACACCAGCATTAACGATAAGACAAAATGTGCGAAGGCTGAAGATATCGCCTATGGAGATTTTACACAAAATCTTGACCATGACGATATTGTTGTAGCAATCGTAGATGGAGACACTCCGGGCATTGGAACAGTTTGTGAATGTGCATATTTTGCGAGAATGTGTCAAGAAGAAATTGAAAAGACTGGGGCTACAAATAAAAAAATTATTTCACTTTATACTGATACAAGAGAATGTTCTCGTACAGTTATGGATGCAAAAGTAGAAGCACTTCATGAATTCGCAGAGTCACAGTTTAGTTATTTAAACCTTTTGCTTGTAGGTATGCTTAAAAGGTATGGAGTTATGTGCTCAAGTGTTGACGAAGTTATTGAGCAGTTACGAATTGCAATAAAAGAATATGAATGTCAATAAAGGGTACGAAAATTTACAACATTTTAAAGGTACTGTTTATATGAACAAAGATGGCAAAAATAAACGAGTACCACCAGATGAAATTGACAAATACATTCAAGATGGATGGATATATGGCATGGCTCCTCGAACTAAAGAACGTCAAGAATTAATTAATAATAAACGTAAAGAAACTTGCTTAAAAAAATATGGTGTCCATAATATACGAGAGATTCCTGAAGTGAATCAAAAAATCCAGCAAACATGTCTAGAAAGATATGGAGCCCCGTCTCCAGTTGAATCTGAAGACATACGTAGTAAAATTAGACAAACATGTTTAGAAGAATATGGCGTAGAATATCAAATAGGTTCTGAAGCTACTAGAAATAAAATTAAAAGCACTAATTTAAAAAAACTTGGAGTAGAAATGCCATTTGCCTCACAAAAAGTTCTTGATAAATGTAAAACAACTTGGTTAGAAAAATACGGAGTAGACAACCCATGGAAAGCAGAAGAGGTCAAACAAAAATTAAACACTCCAGAAATTGTTGCTAAAATATGGGACACCAAACGAAAAAATCATACAGGATGTCTATCTACTCCTGAAGACGAATATTATAAAATGTTAATTGAAACATATGGAGAAAATAACATAGAGCGTAATTATAATACAGATGAAAGATATCCTTTCGCTTGTGATTTTTACGTAAAACCTAAAGACTTATTTATCGAACTTAATTTTACTTGGACTCATGGTGGACATCCATATAATCCAAATTCACCAGAAGATGTTGCCAAAAAAGAAAAATGGGAGCAAAAAGCGCAAACATCAAGCTATTATAAAACCGCTATAAAAGTGTGGACAGAATCCGATCCAATAAAATTACAGTTTGCTCGTGATAAAAATTTAAACTATCTTAGAGTATATTTTAAAAATTCCAATCAACGCAATAAGGAGGATTATATATATTATGATTTATGGGATTAGTGATAAACCGCCAATTAGCAAAATGTTGTTATTTGGTACGCAAATGGTCTTATCTGTATTCGTGGCAACCGTCTTGATTGCAAACATTTGTGGGGTTGCAACATCTGGCGCTCTTATAGGCGCAGCACTTTCAACTCTTATCTATATTCTTGTAACTAAAGGCCAATCTCCTATGTTCCTGAGTTCCAGCGGAGCCTTCGTCGCACCAGTATTATTTGCACTTGGTGTAGGTGGTTATACAGGTATAGCAATTGGAGGTTTAACAGCATGTCTTGTATATTGTATTTTGGGATTCATCTTCACTAAAATTCCATACCAATCAATTTACAAGGTGTTCCCTCCAGCTCTTATTGGCGCTGTCACAACAGTAATTGGAGTGAATCTAATGGGATTCATTTCTGGTTATGTTGGAGAAACTGGACAGTGGGGAATCCTTGTGGCACTAATTACAACATTCTCTATTGCACTTATTTCTCATTATGCTAAAGGTATTGTGAGAATACTACCATTTTTGCTTGGTATATTAATTGGATATGCAATCGCCGTACTCCTTACAGTTGCAGGAGTGTGCGCTCTTGTAGACTTTTCCGTATTTAATAATCTTAAATTTGTGCAAATGCCAGATTTTGCTTTTACCCATTGGGGAGCAATTGAATGGAGCACTATTATCCCTATAATTGTTATGTTCGTAGCATATACTGTATCTGCTTGTATGGAAGCTCTCAGTGACCATGCAGCACTAGGCGGAATCATTGGAGTAGATCTTTATTCAAAGCCCGGACTTGGCAGAATCTTCTTTGGTGAAGGATTAGGAAATTTAATTAGTGCATGCTTTGGTGGTCTTGGCTCATGTAGTTACGGAGAAAGCGTAGCGACGATTGGATTCAGTCGTGTAGCATCTGTATGTGTGACAGCAACAGCAGCAGTTCTACTCGGACTACTTGGTTTTGTTGCTCCAGTTCAAGCATTTATAGCTTCAATTCCAAGCTGTGTATTTGCAGGAGCGGCTATTATTCTTTATGGTTTTATCGCATGCTCTGGTGTTAAGATGTTACAGAAAGTAGATCTTAATGTACAGAAGAATCTGATTATAGTATCTGCAGTTTTGTCTCTTGGTATCAGTGGACTAGTTGTTGGTGGTCAAATAATATCATTCTCTGCAACTGCACTAGCTTTGATTATCGGCGTAATTCTTAATCTAATTCTTCGTGACAAGGAGTGATAAATATGCACACAATTTTCCTAATTGTTGGCAAGAGTGGGTCTGGAAAAGACTCACTCGTTAACCAGCTATGCAAAGAACATGGATATAGACAGCTTAAATCATATGCAACTCGCCCTCGTAGAGATGGTGAAGGAGATACGCATACGTTTATTACCCAAGAGGAAGTGGCTCAGTATAAAGATCAAATGGTGGCTTATACATGTATATCCGGTTATGAATATTTCTCAACAAAGCAGCAATTGCTAGATTCAGACTTTTATGTGATCGACTATCGAGGGATTGAATATATGCACAGTCTTTCACTTGACCTTTCTGATGTCCAATTTGTGACAATATACATTCACGTACCAGATGAAGTTCGTGAAGAACGAGCCATTGATGGACGAAAAGATGATGCACTAACCTTCTATAAACGTTGTTTTAATGAAAATGAACAGTTCACAGAAATGATAATGAGAGATGATTTTGATTACGCAATTTCAAATATTAATTTTGATAAAGCATACAAGGTTCTTAAAACAATTGTAGAGGAGGAGCTAAAAAATGATTAAACGCAATATTGTAGAAACTATTTATGAATATGACAAAGACGGCAAGTTGACGAGAAAGTCCGTCACAGAAACGCATGAGACAGATGACGAAACGAGATATCCTCTTACCAATTCTATGCTCACAACTTTATACAACAATTGCACCACAACGACTTCGTGTGAATGCCAAGACAAGTGTGGCTCTTGTAATGATGATTTTTGATTATAAAGTGCATATAAATATACAAAATTGAATAGCAATATGTCGGTAGTGTAATTTCTCACATTACCGGCATATTTATTTATCAAAATGCAATGATATAATATAAAATATAGCAAATATAATAGGAGAGTGATAATATGAAATACATAACAGTAAAACAATTATATGAAAAATTAAATGCAGAGCATCCGGGGCTAATTGGAATTAATAGTGTCTATGAGCTTGTCAAACGTAAAGACTTCCCGTCAATTAGAAATGGGCGTAAATTCCTTATCATTGAGGACAAAGTTGATGAATGGTTTGAAAAGAAAAGTTTGGCTTATAAAAGATAGATAAACTATATTGAATTGTGGTCAAAAGATGTGGTACAATAAAATTGTGGTAAATGATGTGGTCATTCAGCAAAAACATATCACTTAAATCTAGGAGAATCAATGACTTGAGTTGTTTTTATTTATGGACACTTATGGTTCATATAGCCTGAGAAACAGCCATAAAAACATAATAGAACAGCTATTCACAAACACAAGTCTAAAGCATTGGAGCTAGAATATATGCTGGTTTAAGCTTGCTTTGGAAGAAAATTGTATTCACTCGATATCACCAATAATCTTGTACTGTTATGATAAATAATCAAAAAATTGTGGTATTATTGTGGTACGATTGTGACTAAAAATTGCCATTGACCATATTGTTTTCATCAAATATAATAATGATATGAACTATAATTTTGTATTGTTAGAAAATGGAGGAATATATTTATGGCAAAGAAAAGAAGTAATGGGGAAGGATCGTGGACGCAAAGAGACAATGGCACTTGGAAATTGTCTGTAGCTTATAAAGGAATAGGAAGAAAATATTTTTACGGGGACAAGCAAACTTGTTTAAAGAAAAAACGTGAATTTGAAGTATTACTTAATAAAAATATCGTTGGGGATAAGGATATATTATTTGAAGATTTTATTCATTCTTGGCTTTTCACAGTCAAACAGCCAACATTGAAACCTTCATCATTTGATAGAATGGAACGTGTATTAAAAGAAAAACATGTGACAAGATTATATAATTTAGAAATGAAACAAATAGATGGACATTTAATTCAAACTTTTATTATTAATAAAATGAAAGACGATGGGCTCGCATATGAAACAATTAAGAAAACATGTTCTGCATTAGGAGAGATATTCAATTATGCATTACTACGAGAAAAGATTGATAGAAACCCGATGGGGGAAGTTAGACTACCAAAAAAGTCGCTATTTGTACAAAAAGAAAGAAGATATTTGTCTCAACAAGAAAGAGAAAAATTAATACAAACATGCTATTCTAGGCATAAAAATGGAGTGCGTATTTATAAGAATGGCGCTTTGTATGTATTTTTACTATATACTGGATGCAGAGTTGGAGAAGCTTTAGCTTTAAGGTGGAGCGACATTGATTTTGAAACGCGCACTGCGAAAATTTATAAAACTGTCGCTCGTATCAATGACAGAAGCAAGAGTAAAAATAAGACCATTGAAATTGTATCCAATTCTACAAAAACAGGAGTCGCAAGAACTATTTATTTGTCAGACATGGCAATTGCTGCGTTAAGAGACCTGCAAGAGCAGATTGGATGGGAGCCAAACGGATACATTGTCCATGTGAATCATACAAAACCAATTTGTAAAGTCGCTGCACAAAACACATTCAATCGCATTGTTAAAAGAGCAGGGATAGAGCATTGTGGAGTCCATGCGCTCAGGCATTCTTTTGTAAGCCTAATGTTACACAATAATGTCCCACTTGCAATGGTGTCTCAAATGGTGGGGCATCTAAATATAAACATGACGCTGCAAGTATATTCTCATCTATTAGACGAAACAAAAATTGAGTCTATGTCAATTATAAAAGACATTAAATAGCAGAATGTTCTTTATAATTGACATTAACTACACTCCCCCACTACTGATTTCAAAAAGGTGCTATCACCTTGTCAATTTTAACCATAGTTTTTGCTATAAAGGTGATTGCACTTTTTGGCGAAAAATGTTATGATATTCATATAAAGGTGGTGTGAATATGACATGCAAACCGGGAACAAAATCCATTACATTTAGGCTTCCAGAAGAAGAAAAATTCCAAATAGAGCTTGCAGCTCACGCAGAGAATAGGTCAGTGAATAATTGGATACTAAATGTGATTAGAATCCATTTAAAAGCGCAGCAGGGCGCAAAAAAATAGGGACTAGAGATTTTACTCTCTAGTCCCTAAACGTTTATTATGCTTTCAACCAATCTTGGCTCTCATAATATTTCGTAATTGTATGATATAGTTCTGACCCCATAGAATTACAATGAAGCTCATTAATGTACTTTGAATAAATTTCATCAATATGATTTTTTTCTTCTGGATACAATTTTATTCCACGAGCACATCTAGACGCGCATTCAGACAACTCCGCCTTGATCCGATCCCGCTCATTTTCAAAGACTCTATTGTCAAGCGTACACAACTTAGAATCAACGTTATTCAGTCTTGTGTCAACATCTTTTAGATGATTAATAATCTGATCGTCGGCTTTCTTGCTTTTTGTTTCTTGCTGGTCAATCTTGTATTCTAAATTATTAAGCTGCTTCGTATGAGCTTTCATTGTATTAGTTAGCTCCTCGGCATTTGTTGTGTTTCTGAGCCATGTTTCTATTTTTTTTCTTATTGGTTTAATCAGAACGCCAAAGAACGCAACGATTACCATAATCCCGCTTATTAGGCTGGATATGTTTGTAATTAAATCTATCATTGTTTATGTCACTCCAAACAATATAATTTATTCTCCTTTTAATATATCAATCTCGCGCTGAAGTTCTTGGCATTTTTTAACTAGTAACGGAATAATCTCATCATAGGCTAACGAATAGTTTTTATGTTCTTTTGTACTTTCATCTTCGTCATAATGAACAATTCCCGTTTTCTGTTTTGATTCATTTGAACTTAATAGTACTTGCTCTACATCTTGTGCGATAAATCCATAATGTATTGTATCAGAATCGTCATTCTTTAACACATACTGGACTGGTTTTAGCTTGTCAATGATATCAATACCAATATCATCAATGTTTCGCTTTAAATTTCTATCAGAATCCACTTGTGGAGACGAAGCAAAACTTGCTGCCCATTCACAGCGAAATAACCCTTTGTTGTCAGCTTGTTTTTGTGCAAAACTACCAATTGCAATTGAGCTATTGTCACCAGAAATATTTAATGGTACATTCTTTGTCCCAACATTTGTGTAAAACATAGCGTATTGACCAACACTGTCAGAGATAACAATTTTGAAATCATATGCGGTGTCTACAGCGAAAGAAGCATTTTTATACGTATATGTGTAGCTAGTTCTATCACTCGCGTCATCTTTCACAACAACACTATTTGATTCGGAATACGTAGCATCTGAACGTTTTTTACTATATGCTTTAATTTTGATATTGTTATTGCCACCTAACGTATAAAACGACGCATTTAACTGGTGTGTAACATATTGCCCAGACCCATTCATGCTACCATCTGCGTTGCTTCTAAACGAAGTTATTGAAGTAATAGTTGGGGGATTATAGTCGATTATTGTAATTTCTCCTGTTGTGCTTGCTGTTCTCCCGCGACTATCTGTAACAGTGACTGTATAAGTTTGTTTGCCAGCGACAGTTAGAGTATGACTCGTCATACTATATGAAGTTGCTGAACCAGTTTTAGTCTCGGATAAGTTCTGCCCATTAATCACACATTTCGTGATAGTAGAACCATATGACCCGACAGCATCCACTGTCCACGTAACAGCAGAATTGTTTTTAACATACATTCCACATCCAGAAGGATTTGTCCTATAAATAGATGGAGTAAAACTATTGATAAAAGGTTTCATACTATTCGGAACATATAATATAAAATTAATTGTTTTTTCTCCAATTAGTGTTCCGCCATTGTAAGTAAGACATTTTAACGTACCAGTTCCATACCACGAGTTTGGAATTTGTCGTGCCAATTCACGTGATGGCGTCCAACTAACAGATGAGCTTGAAGTCTTTATAGCAATAGTACCAGACTTATTACCAAATTTATACTCTAATGTATGTGTAAAAGAAGATACAGCTTTTGAAATGCTAATTGTTATTGATGAACCTATAGTCGTGCCAGACACACTAATACTTGAAGCTCTTAGAATCTGTGGCAACTCAACATAATAATCATACCTTGTGCTACTAATGGCATAAGTATAAATAGCTGCCTCTGCCCACGCGGAGAATGATTGCTTGCCATTAGAATTGTGCGTTAAAGTAAAACTACCAGAACCAAGGACGTCCCCTACATGCATTTCAAATCTGTCTGCACGGCTATACACTGTAACACCTGCAATGCTAACAGTTACAGGGCCTGTCATAACATAACGAGATGAGCTTCCGGTTCCCCCAGCAGACATAACAGTCCAATATATTGTAGATGTATTGTTTGCGACACTTTGCGATGAAGACCATTCGACTCTGATTCTATCTGGGTATAAGCTTCCAGCAGCATTATATACACTTGTTTCAAACGCACCACTTGATGCATTTGCCATATAATATCACCTCCACGTTATTGTATTGCGACAATAGATAAGCTTCCATTGCTTTCTATTTGAAGTTTAAAATTGCCTAAAGAAATAGATGATAGTTTCTCTTCTGTGCCAACTTTTAAACTACCCTCAATTTCTGCTTGTTTCATGTATGCAGTATCATTCGCAAAATAAGTAATTGGAATACCAAATTTAATTTCTGGATCTGCAAAATTTTCACCAATTGAACTTATCGGCTTATATTGGGCAGACAAAAAATCTGGATTTTTATAATAGTCGTAATAAGTATCATTGTTTTCTTGGTGGATATATAAAATATAATCATAATTATTATATCTATTGCTTTGTGTTGGTTCAGACTCTACTGTTATAATTCTCGCCTTACGACAGAATTCAATTCTTTGTGCAGAAACTCTTGAGAAATATTCCCCAGAACCGTTGTTTTCACCAACAACTAAACCATTATCACCATCAAAACTAAAGAAAGAAAGCTTCTCGGCGGCATCGCCTTTATTCATAGTTACCGTTCCATCTTTATCAACCATAAAAGCATAAGAACCATCTTCCTGCTCGCCAATACAAATTTGGCCACCAACTATACTACTACCTTCGACCAGTCCAGCACGAACACAGCCTGCTAGAATGCCCCAATATTCTTCTCCATCAATAGTATAATTACCAAATACAGACTTAGTCGTCTGGAAATTGTCGTCTGAGTATAGGAATTTATTGTTTGTAATCCAGCCCTCATGATTATCTAATACGCCATCTACAACTTTACGAAGGTGAATACCATAATTATCCCACGACACACTTTGTCCAGCAGAATTTGATTTAATTGAAGTCGTTGCGTCAATTAATCCGTTTCTAATCCTCTCATCAATAGCAGTGGCTACGTCATAGCCTTTTTGCCAATAAGAAGAACCACTAGCAACCGCTTTACCAGCGCTAACTGCTTGAGACAACAAATCAGCATGGATATCGCCCTGATCCTTCGCAGATAATAAGTCTCCGAAAGTACATGAGAAATTACTTAAATCAGAAAAATTCAACTGGACTTCGAGCAATCTTGCTTTCTTGATGAAGTCATCTCGCATTTTAACTTTTACAAAATTGCCAAGGCTAAACTGATTCAGAATAGGAGCAAACTCAGGCATTGCATAGATATTTCTCATAGAAGCAGAGAAAGACAATTTTGGCTGAGAAATCTTTTTTAATTCTTTTTGTCCAGCGACTAACAATTCTTTCTGCGTATTAATCTTGTCCAAGTCAGTATCAATTTCTGAAACATAGAAGCAATCATCCGAATATTCATCTTCTCTTAGGAACAAGGACAACCTATCCAAATTCTCTGGAGTAAAATTTTTATTAACGCTTATATCCTCTGATATTAACGTGATTTCATCATTTACTTTTTGGATCTCCGCTTGAATATCTTCAACCTTTTTTTGTTTATTCTCTAGTTCTTTATTAATGGCATTAAGCTTATTAAGATTATTTATATAAGCCTTGTATTCATCACTATCTGCGTCCTTTTTGTCCCATTCAGCAGCAATTTGTACATCTTGGATTGACAAGTATATATCTTTTTTTTCTTTGAGAGAATTAATACCTTCTTCCCCAACAACTAAGTTTCTTTCATTCCAAACATAAGTATACTTTTGTTCATCTTTGCCCGTCTGCTCGTTCTCCACAATAGACACTTTAATCTCGCATACATAATACTTAGAAGCAACTTCATTTCCATTGTTATCTTGGTTGACTATTTTATAAACTTCACCAAGGTTATCTATACTTGCTTCTGGCAAATAAAGTCCTGCTTGTTCAAAGTTCTCTGGAGTAACAATCTTTTCTGTAATTTTATATTCGTCAGGGACAGAATTTTCTTCAGTTAACTGACTGTCTATAAGTTCGTATAGCCTTTTTAATGTTTCAGTATAGCCTTCTACCCACACAACATAATCTTCGGCTTTTGGTTCATAGGAGTCAAGTTTGGGGTAGACATCTGTAATTAATATTTTGCCATCTCCAGCATCAGATTCAACTACCAGCAATGCGTTTTCTACCTCAATAGTTTTTACAATAAGTTTATCTCCATTTTCAAGTGTGGCATACACCGTCAATGTTTTTTTAGTTTTGTTGTACAGATATCCATTTTCGCCTTCTGAAATTGTTTCAGTTAACATCGAATCAGGGGATTTCTTTTCAACGATATGCTTTGAACCAATGTCGTTTTGTAGCACGAAATGATTATCTAAAAATTCAGCGGAAACTGTATCTCCAATTCCTAAACTAGTGGTAATAGTTAATATGCTAGAATTAAATGTGTAATCTTCAGTAATATTGTCATTAATTCTAACAGAAGTTAATGCTTTATTACTATTTGAAACAACAAATGATTTGTTAATAGTTTTAAACAAAACTATATCGTCCTGACTGAGCCTACTATCATTAACAACTAAACTATTTTCATTTTTGTCATAAGTATAATCCTTAACGTCAACAGTTAGCTCTTGTGTCTTCCCGTCATTTGACTGGCGCAAAATACACACTGCCGCAATATTTTCATTTGCAGACAATTGTTTAACATCGAAATGAGTGTCAATAGACGCTATAACCACAGAGCTATTTATCAAAAGATTGTCCAGAGAAATAGTTAATTTTTTAGTACTATAATCGTACTCATATTGTTTAACACCAATTTCTTTGCCATCAACGAGCACAGATACTATTTTGTCTTTTGGCAGAGATAGAGAAAAAGATTTTGGAACAAATTCTATTACAATTTGTTCTCCACTAAACAATAAGTCTAAATTAGAAACTGTGACAACATTATCCGAAAAAGTGTAGTTAACTTTCTGAGAATTAATTTTGACAGATAATATTTGTTTATCGTACTGTTGGCTTTCAAACTTATTATTAACTAAATTTATAACAACTCTATCGCTTGGATTTAATTCATTTATTGTTAAAATGTTTCCATCCAAATTATATCCCTGCTGCTTCTCGCCATTTACCATTACGGACACAATTTCCTTGTCGTCATCATCGGATAAATCAAACTGCGTATCAATTGATTCAACTCTAATAGTATCTCCTACGGACAAGCCATTGATAGTTAGTTGTGCCCCGTCCAGTTCATACTTAGAAGAGTCCGTGCCATTTATCTCCACGGAAACGACTTTGTCTCGAAGTTTTTCTAAAGTAAAACGATTTTGGATATATTCTACTTCAATAATGCTTCCATATTTTATTGCGTCAGTGTCATTAATAGTAATAGTTGACCCAGTAGTGTTCACAGTATATTTAACATCATTTTCATCAACTTTAACAGCAGCTATTGCATATCCGCTTGGAATAGACACCTGAACGCTTGTAAACAATGTGCCATTTGGTGTGCTGATTTTTATTTCGTCTCCAACAGATAACGAGACATTGATTGTTAAATATTTTTCATTGCCATTTGTCACATAAGAATATTCAGATGGCATCAACTCACGAGCGCCATTAATAATAATCTTGCTGTCTTTTGTAATCACGCTCTCTATTACGAACTTATTCTCACATGTGATTACTTCAACTGTATTACCAGTTGTTAACAAAGACTTATTAGTGATTTCTAATTTGCCGTTTGAATATTTATAGTTTTTACTATCTACCTCGTTGCCTTCAATTTTTACAATGCTATTTTCATTAAAGTTAAAATCTGATGGAAGATTAAATATATATGAGCCATCGAAAGTGAAAGTTGCAACATCTTCTTGTACAGTTATCGTTTCAACCTGCATATTTGGCTCATTAAAAGTTTCATTTTTGCTATGAACGGCAATCTCTTCAATCTCGCTGTTAATTTTATATTCCTTAATAACTTTATCTATATTATATGAAACGGTATCTCCATTTACATTGAATTGTTCTTGTGCGCTTTGTACGGGGAGCTGTTGTACAACGCCAGCAACAAAATCCTCTTTTGTCGTCTTTACATCAAAATATTCTTCTGTTGATCCGCTGATATCCTTGCTATAAAACCCACTCATGTACTTAGACTGCTTGTCCATATAGTATTTATATTCTTGGTACAAGCTATCTCCCATCCACTCTGGAGTACAATAATAGTCCAAATTCATAATAGAAGGTAGTCCGAAGTTAACATTTCGAATATCTAAATCATCTGCGCCTTTCACAGTAAGGACTGTTTTAATATCATCCGCAGAATAATTTACCTTCATATCATTAGATAGGTTTTCAAATGAGACAATGACATCCGTATCGTATTTATGCTTAAATTCATTAGAGACTTCAATAATGTCTCCTTGAGCGGGGATGTTATTGAAAGATAATTCTTTTGTGTCCTGATTATATTTATATTCAGTTACAATATGTCCATTAATTGTAATGTCTGTATCTGCAGAAACGTCACCTTGCAGCTTAAAACTATTCATTTTTCCGTCGCAAATAAACCGTTCTACTTCATTTTCTGCATAAATATTGACTTTATTATTAATTGTGTCAAATTCTACGTAGCACTTGAACGTTTCGCACATGTCGTTCATAATAAAGTCATAAATAGATTGACGATCAATTTCAAAACTGCGGCTTTGATTTTGTAGCTCATCGTCTATATGTCCAACAGTCCACCCGTATGCCTTTTGTAACACAAGATGGATTAAGCTATGCGCAATATTCTTTGGATTGTATAGCACAACTTTATCAATACTACTAACTGCGTCTTCAACGTCACCTGCGTTGATAGTAAAGTTCTCAAGATATCTTTGAGACAAAGAATACTCTAGCGAATAAGCATTAATATGTTTATACTCTTGAATACCATTACCATCAATCTCTGGGTCTTGCAATTGGAAATAACCAAAGCCTTCTAGATACACAAGCCTAAGTCCTTCAACATAATCATAGTACGGCGTTGGCTTTGTCTCTCCAGTAATAATATCGCAATAAATAGAAGGAACATCAAATGAAATTTCACTATATGAGTTAAATTTGAAAGTACCTTCTAGATTAGTCACATTTAATTTACAAATCTTTTCTTTGTTTGTCTGGCACAAAACTACATTTGGGGCGCGATAAGTGTCAGACAATAAATCTTTTGGTAGTTGCATTTCTTTCACCTGCCTTTATTATGAAATACTTACTTGTCGTATAGGTTTATTAATAATTAGCTCTCCATTTACAACCTCTGCGTAAAATTCGTTGAATGGGCACACGCTACCATCGTCTTCAAGCGTAAGTACACCATTGGAGACGTCCGTACCAATTTCTAGCTTCACGTCCTTGAGTTCTCCTCTTACAATCATTTTGTGTCCCTCAACTTTGATATTAGTCCAAATTGGAGGGTTCTTAGTTGTGTCGCCTTTGATTTTTAATACCTTGCCTTCTACCCAAACGGTCAATCCATCTTTTAGGTCATAATCATTTAATACCCCATCTGCTACCTTCATTGGGTATCTGAACTCAATTTTTAATGTCCCAGACCCATTTGCTGAAAAGTAATTAGTTCCGGGCAGCAATGTCGGGAATATAAAATTGAAATCATCGTCAAAGATTCTCTTGTCGTTCGTAGAATATACAACAAAGTTGCTATCTATTGTAACTGTTTCGTCCTGTTGTAATTTTTCAAATTTCGTTTCGTTATTTAATGATTTATTCTTAATAAGCAAACTCCCATTGTTCGAACTATTCTGAAATGTTACCTTCGGATAAATATAAGAATAAATATCATCACTTTGGTTGTCTATTGCGAACTCAGTCTCTCCTGCAATTTTGATTTCTACAGGATATACTTTTGAATACGCCCACGGACTTACTGCAGTAAATGTTGCTACGATGCCAATAACTCTTGCATCCATCTTCTGAAGCTGCACATTCGTGAATCTACCAAGATATGAGCACACAACATCACCATCTTTGTCGCAGACATCCATCCATGCGTTACTTCTAGAACCAGTAAGCCAGCGCAATGTATTTCTAACTTTGTATGGGCCAATATCAGACCCACCTACTTCGACAAATGTCACAGACGGAGTTGCGACAGAATTATATTTTGCGCCATAGTCTGTGCGCATTGTGCCATCATAGCTATCAGTAAAAACTGGCTCCATATCTAAGTATGAATCTACTGTACCGTTATCTGGATTGAATGTGCTTACAACAAGTTCTAAATCATAATTTGTTTGATTGCGGAAACGAATTTTAGGATGATATATCGCCAAGATATCACACCTCCTACTAACTACTTGAAATTATATAAATAGGAGAGAGTTGTGACGCCCTCTCCTATAATTTTGTATTACCTAACACGATTATAAAGCTTTTTATTGATATTTTTCATATAATTATCCATCTGATCTTGCACAGCCTTGGTAATGTTCGGGATAGAACTATTGTCGGCCTTGTCGATATGAACGACTTCTGAAATCTCCATATTCAACTCAATATTATTATTAATAATATGGGGAGCACTAACAGTTGGTCTAGATTGCTCTAGAACACTAGATGGATCAAGCTTGCCCCATTCCATTAGCCTTTCTGTCAGGTCTGCCGGAATAATTCCTGTTCCTTTCTTGATGTAAGAAAGTCTCCCTGCTCCGTCTGGAACAAGTTGCAACTCTTCGCCAAGCTCGTCAAGGAATGCAAACTGGTCTTTATTAATTGATTTAGCTCCACTACTGTAACCCTCTATGTCGCTCAGACGCACCCAGCCAGTGTAGCCACCATTTCTGCCAATGAGAACTTCCGAGTCGGTTGCCTGATAAACTGTAAATGTAGATCCCGGCACCCAAGACTGCATTCTTGTTCCGTTTCCACCATCTCTAGAGAAGTGAGTCGCTGAACTCTTAACAGTTACAGATGACCCCTTAGTTGGGGCTGCTGGAGTGGATGGCTCAGTAGCTGGTGATTGCTGCGGCGTCGAAGGAGTTGGCGGAGTATACTTCGCGCTCTCAGTCGAATTCTTCTTGCTATTTGTGGCCTTAATTATGCTATCTGCGGTCTTATCAGCCTCAACTTGTAAATCTACAAGCTCTTGTTTTAATGCGCGTAATTGCTCAGTAAATGCGCTCGCAGAAGTGTCTAATTGCTCCTGATAAGTGCCAATGGCATCTACGCCTTCTAGCCAAGGTTTAGTTACAGAATCAGAAAGAGTAATTCCATACTTGTCGGCTATCTCAGACAAGTTTTGTGCTAACGAATCTGTATTGGCAGCAATAACCGCATAACTATCTTGAATGACTTGATTCTCGTTCTTAAGCGATTCATCAAGAGCATCCATTTCGTCTTGCTTGTTGTCTTGATAATTTTCAAGAGACTTGTCAAGCGCTTCTTGCTGCTTTTCAATACTATGGTCATAATACAGGTCGTTCAACTCATCTTGTGCTTGCTGCAGTTCGGCTTGAAGCTTTTTCTTCTGTGCAATCGCGGACGCTGAATTGTCGCCAGAAATTACTGCAAGCCTCTTTTGAATGTCCGCGATATTCTTCTGCTGCTCCGCGACTTGCTTGGAAAAATCATTTGCTTCTTTTTGGAGGCTAAGTTCCTCTTTCTTTTTGTCTATTAATTCTGAAAAACTGTCTATTTCTTTTTGCAGTCCGTCCTTAACAGCTTGAACACGAGTTTTATTCAAATCAATAATAGACTTCTTCGCCGCTTCTTGCGCCTCAATAGCATCCCATTGATTCTCTTTAAGCTCTGCAAGTTTTTCGTTATACTCATCTGTGCTATAAAGCCCAGCGGCATAATCTTTCTCAAGACGTGCAATTGCTTCTCCGTATTGCTCAACTTTAAAGTTTGCAACTTCTAGCTGCTGTGCAAGTAGACCAAGAGCAGTCACGCCATCTTTAGTCCAATTGCCGAATTCGTCTACTATTTTTTCTTCGTCAGACACAAGATTGTACAAATGAGAAAGTTCAGAATCAACATTGTCAATCTTATCAATTAACTTATCAAGATTATCCCAGTAAAGGTCGTTAATGCTATTCTGGAATCCTTCGATGTCTTTCTTGCACGAAAGGATTGAATCATCAACATCATAAATGGCGTTAACCATTTCATACCAATCGTCAGTTCCAACTCTAACATCTCCAGAAGCAACAGCTTGATCTAGGATACTTTGTAGCGAAGCACGTTTGTTATTTAGGTCTTCAATTTGCTTCTGAGAGTCTTTCATTAATTCCTTATAGAAATTCTCAGAAAGTCTTTCGCCCGCTTCGTCAAGAAGATCCATTTCAGCCTGAATGAGGCTTGAATGTTGTGCGACTAAACCAACAATATTCTCAAAATCATCGGCAATGTCATTTAACTGTTCAAGACGTTTTGCAGAAATTTCAGCAATAGATTCTAGATAGCTATTCTCTGCGTCTTCTGCTTTTGTAGACCATGTACGATATTCTTCGATGGCGTCAGCAATTTCGCCTTCGCTTTCCCCGATAAAGTCTTTAATTGCGATAGCGCCGTTCTTTGCCATTTCTTGATACTCGGCTGGCACTTTAGACAGCAGCTCCGTTGCCTTCTGGTTGTAAAGCTCTGCTGCAGCAAAATATGTAGATGCTTTCTGTTTTTCTGCTCCGACTAAGTCATCATATAAGCTGTTCTTATCTCCAATTTGAGAAGTATCGTCAAGGAAATTCTCAATTCTATTTGTCATATGAGTAATTGCCTTCTCGATTTCTTCAAGCTTATATTCAATAAAGTCAATGGTTTGCTCTGCATCATCGGCTGCGTCAGATACATCACTTGCCGCATCAGATAGGTCACTAGCAGCATCACTTAAGTCCCAACCCATTTGAGACCAGTCTTTGTCACTGCCATCTCCCCACGCAGCATTCGCTCCAGTGCCAGTTTTCTTTGTATAAGTACCATAATTCCAGTGAGCATTGCCTTTAGCAAACGACAAGCCGCCAGTGTATGTCCCACGAGACGTGTACCCATTCTTTAATAACTCTTCTGTCTGCTTGTGGTTATAGATTATTGCACCCTTCGGCAAATCAAGCATTTCCGTGCCATGTTCTCCAACAGTATAATAAACGCCCTTGTTTGCGTCTACTACTAGTTCACGACCAAGCTCGCCTACAATGGCATTGTGCTCATTTGCTTTTAATCCGGGCTTCTTGCCTGAATGCGCATTGCCTTTTGCCAAAGCATTTCCAAGCGCACTAGACGCACCGTCAGGATTATAGCCACTTCCGCTTTTTGCATCTTCACGACCTTGTGTAAATTTACTCTTCAGGTTGTTCCAAAAATTGCTCGCTTGTGTACTAATCCAAGAAGAAGCCGATTCCCAAAGACCATTAATGGCACTAGGAACAGTTTCTGTGAAGAATGTAGAAATGCCAGTTTTAATATTTTCTAAAGTAGTAGGTACTGTTTCTGTAAGAAATGTCCCGACTCCTTCCCAAAATTCATTCCATTTTGTCGGAAGCGTTGCTGTAAAGAATTCTAAAATCTTTTCTCCCGCTGTTACCAATGCTGGGCCAATCACTTCATCAACATAAGTGCCGACACTCTCCCAGAAAGAATGCCATTTTTCAGGAACTGTCTCGGTAAAGAATCCATACACGCTATCCCACGCCGCGCTTAAGGCTGGCGCGATTGTGCCATCAATATATTGGCCAACGCTAGTCCAAAATTCACTCCATTTTGTAGGAATTGTTGTCGTGAAGAACTCAACAACTTTATCTTTCAAAGCAATAGCGTCTTCTTTTAAATTGTTTAATTCTTCGCCAACACCGTCCCAAAATTCATCCCATTTTTCTGGAATAGTTTCTGTAAAGAATGTAACTACCGCATCTTTAAGATCGCTTGCCCATTGTTTTACTTTGTCGAAATCTTCACTAACATTATCCCAAAACTCTCCCCATTTCTCAGGGACAGTCTCTGTAAAGAATTCTTCCACTTTCGCAGATATATATCCAACTGCGTAAGGGATGTCGCCAAGGAATTCCCCAACACTTCCCCAAAACTCGTTCCATTTTTCTGGAATCGTTTCGGTAAAGAATGTATTAACGCCTTCTTCTACATTAGCAGCCCAATCTTTTACTCCGTCAAGACATTCGCCAACACCGTTCCAGAACTCATCCCATTTTTGAGGCAATGTGTCTGTGAAAAATGTATTTATGTCTTCCCATAGTCCTTGCGCCCATTCTTCTGCACCAGATAATTTGTCTCCAATACCGCTCCACAAATTGTCCCATACAGTTGGCAATGTTTCTGTAAAGAAAGTAGATATGCCACTCCAAATATTGTTGGCGAATTGCTGTACCTCAACAACCACATCGTCCACTAATGCGTTCCAACCTGCAATTACTTGATCCGGGCTTTGTGCTTCAAATCCCGTAACGTTGGAAGTAGAAGTTGTGCTTGCACTTTTTTCAGTACTCGTCGAAGTTGTACCAGAGCTTGTTTTTGTTGTATCAGTTGTTTTAGTATCTTGCTTCTTGTTTTTGTCTGGAGATTGAATGGCATCCAAAATGTTGTCAAGAACTTCTTTGACCTGAGTTATTCCATCAGTTATTGGGTCAACTTCTTGATTAGTTAACACCTCAAGTTGTTGTTCGTCATTTTTTAAATCAACATATTCTTGAATCTTCTGTTGCTGATCTTCGTCTAATTCAAGCGTTGCCGGAATTTTCCAAACTCCATCCTTATCTTGCTCTAGCTTTGGAACTACTTCAGTGACTAGAGTGGCATTTTCTTCTTTCCACTGATCAATTTTAGATTGGACATCAGTTAATACAACCTGAAAATCCATTACGGTTGGCTGTTCTAGGCCATATTTAATTTTTAAAGCTTCTGCTAACTGCTCTTTTGCTTTTTCGAGCTCATCCGTCTTTATTTGAATCTCCTCATCCGAAGCTCCAGCATCTTTTAACTCTTGTAATTCTCTTGTAAGTGTTGATACATTTTCTTTTGCAGCATCAACGGTATTGTTTGCATCGATCCAAGCTTTTGTATTGTCAACAATAGCTTGTTGCGCATTATTCAATGAATCTGTAGCGCCATCAATTTCTTGCTGAATCGCATTATATTCTTCTGCATTTTCGCCAAGTGGATCTTTACCAGCCTTGAAAAACTCTTCTTGCTTCGCAAGTGCCTTGTCCAAAGAGTCGGTAGTATCTCTAAGTTTTTTGTCAAGTTCTGTCATAGTTAGGTCAGAAACGATATCTCCCCAACTTGCATCATATTTTGACAGCTCCGTTAACATTGCAATTGTCGCAGCTTTTGTTAATCCCATTGCGTTTGCAAGGTCATCAACGCTCTTTATACTATTATCAAGAGTAAACGTGCCGTCCGCATTTTCAATAAAAGCACTAGCTTCTTTCGCGTCGGCAATAAATGCTTCTATGTTCTTTAAGCCTATTGAAAAATTTCCATCATCATCAATAGTGAAATAGTCTGCAAACTTTGAGTTTTCAAAATAATCATCAATGGCATCAAGACGCTCTTCAAAAGTTTTACAGTTCGCAATAACGCTAGGAGGTACTAATGCCTCACATGCCGCCTGAAATGCTTCTGTTCCAACTTTGCCACTTAACAAGCCGTCACTAATGGTCTCAAGCATTTCAACCATTGAGTCGCCATACGCCATTTCTGAATCTCTGGTTTTGGCATCTTCAAATTCATCATATGCATTAGTAACATCTGATAATTTTAATTCTAAGATCGAATATTCTTTAACCGCATTTTTGAGTGCTTGTATTTGACTACGCAACGCACTAATATTGTCATAAGTCGCCTTTGTAACATATCCATACGCCTTGTAATCCGCATACATTGCCTTAACAGCCTGTTGTAGTTGTTTTACAACTTTTGTATACTGCGACTGACTTTGAGCTTTTGCCGCACTTACTGTTGCCTTTTGTTCTTTTTTCTTCTGTGCAATTAATGCTCTTAATAGACGTGTGTTCTTAACAACCTTGCCATTCGTAGTATCAATTGCATCGCCGAAGCTCTCCTCTCCAACAGTTACATCTCCAAGATACTCTTGAAGTGCAGTATAATAATCGTCAGAAATCGCTTGCCCGTCAAATGTTATGTCATTAACTGTCTGTAACACAGACGCATACGAATCATAAGCAGAAGTAAGGCTTGCTATGTCGCTAACAGCCACAGAAGTGGCTTCACTAGTCTGTTGCATAGCACCGCTAATGTTCAAGAAATATCTTGCAACATCTTCTGCACTAATTCCAAGAGAGTCTAATTGTACTTTAAGCTGTGGATTTTCAGCAATTAAGCTCTCAACCTCTCCAGTGACTCCTTCAATAGCAGATTCGTAATCTCCGAATTTATCAACGTCAACATTGATCTCTCCAGATTCAATTTTCGCGTTAAATGCTTCTTGGAATGCTTGTCCTGCCTCAGAACCACGCTCGCCGAATAAGCGGTCAAGAGCAGACTCTTTTGCTCCAGCAGAACCAAACATGATTTCTGCTCGATCATTGTAATTTTGCATCGAGCTAAGAAGACCATTTACTGCCTTTTGTGCCTCTGTTAAATTGTCACCATCAAACCATTCCAAGTCGCTGACGCCATATTCTTCTTCTTTGCCTTTCATAAACTCGTCCCAATTGGACTGAGCGTCGGCATAATCTTCTTGCGCAGACTCTAAATTCTTTTCTAGTTTTTGGAACTTTTTGCTATTGGTGTCCATGCCAGAGTCTAAGGCATCCTGCACTTCTGCTTCCGCTTTGTCTAGTTTATCTTTGGCGTTCTTTACTTTACCTAATTCGTCTTCAAAATTGTTTGTATCTTTAAGATTAAGCGTGCCAGTAGGTCGCGTCTTGAAATCTTGATCGGTATCCAATGCGCCCTTTACAGCTTCTGCTTGCTTGTTTTTAGCACGTTCTTCTCTTGCTTCTTCCAAACGAATTTGACGTTCAAGTTCGGCATTTTGCTCTTTTAATTTGTCAAGCTCTTCTTGCTCTGTAAGAGTTAATGGGCCTTTAGATTCGAGCTCTTCTATACGGCTCTTCGTAGTTTCTAGTTCGGAATTTAAGGAATCGAGATTCGAGCGGATATTTTTTAAATTCTCAGTTTCTTCTTCTAATTTTTTAATGAAATTTTTATGAGTGGGGCCCCATGCCACATAAGCAGCAATAAGAGCACCTACAGCTACTGTAACTGCTGCAATTATAAGCCCAACAGGGCCTAATGCTACATAAATTTTTGCTATTGCACTTAGAACTGCTGTTTCTAGGCTCTTAACTGCCATTTTTAACACGCCAGTCGCTCCGGCAGCAGCATATTCTGTCGCAACTGCTTCGATTATCCTTGCAATAAATTTGGCAAATGCAGTGTCTGCAAGACCTAAAGTCTTAATTAAATTATTAATTGAATCGCCAATATTAGAGATGGAGAATCCCCTAATGGCCGTGACAATTTTCCCAATACGTTCTGCCAACGACATGCCTTCCGTGGCTTTTAAAAATGCTTTTAATGGGGCAACTACGCCCAACAATATAAGTATAGTACTTTTTAGTACACCAACTTTATCTACAACACTTACTAATCCAGTACCAACATCCACAAGGAATTTAGTAGCATCAGTATTTATAAAGTTCATCCACATAGTCTGAACAGCATTTGTAAACTGATCGATATGGCCTTGAATACTGTCCATATATTTTTCATTTTCGGCCATAGCACTACCAGCAGAATCTGCGGATGTTTGTATCGCTTCTTCTACTAAGTCAAAATTCTTAATAACGGCGGCTAAAACATTTGCTTGTCTTTTTCCGCCTAGCAATTCTAGTGCGGCTGCTCGATTTACGTCCGTCATGTCGTCCCATACTTGAGACATTTCACGTAAAATTTCTGTAGTGTTCTTGAATGTATTCTCATCGAGCATAATGTCAACTTTCCCGCCTGTTAAAGCTAACAATTTTTTCTGCAGCTCTGAGACGCTATTGGCCATGCCATCAACATCTTCACCTGCATCCTCTAGTTCTACTTTTGCTCCTCGAATACGAAGAGATAATGTCTTCATGGCAGTACCTACGGATTCAGGATTTTGAACTACCGAATTCGCGGCAGTGATTAAACCAATTGACTCATCAATGGTATTCCCTGCTTCCGACATTGCACTAGCAGAACGTAAAAGTGCTTGTCCAATGCCAGATGAACTGATTGCGAAGTTATTCAATCTGTTGCTTTCATTAGTTTTATACTAATTACTGACCATTTAAAAAATGGCGAGTAGGACTTTCGACCTACTTCTTACGTTTTATTATTATTAGATTATTGCGTAAGTTCCGACTGTATATTGCTCATTATATTAATGAGAGATAACTTCAATAATAACATTACTGTTATTATCCCGCAGTCTGTACGGATTCTATGTTAATAAAATATGGATAAATAATATCAGTATTTAATTTTAATTGATCAATATAGGAATAATTAAAACTGTTATAATCATCTAATACCCCATTATTATCAATATATTGTTTAATCAACTCTTCACATAATTTTGTATTGTGAACAATATCATATTCCCATAAATACAATATATCAATATTATAATATTTCTTCCGCTATTTTTATTAACATAGTCTTTCCACGGTCTAAACCATCTCTGGCCTTTAACCGTTATAGTTATCTAAGGGCAATAATTTACCCACCTCGTTGAATTTATCTACGATTCCCATAGCATTAGACGCTTCAATATTAAATCCGTGCATTGTAGAAATAATACTGTCAGAAGCCTCGCCAATATCGGCTAGGTCATCACCAACGTTATAATAAACGGAAGCGGCCTTTGCCAAGTCAGATGCTTGCTCAATGTTATATCCTCACTTTGTTACTATTTCCACTAAAGGAAATGGGTAGGTCATTTCTGCCTACCTCTGCAATTTCATTATTAGATTATAGTTGCAGGTCAGATCATCTCTTCATCTTAATAAGATGTCCACCATACGCATAACCGTTACCGATTACGCTGTGATCGTTACAGGACTTAAAACATTTAATATAATATTCTCAACTTCATTTGGCCTAGATGTATATGGGATATATAAAATGCCAATATTCTTGCTATGGCAATATTCTTTTTTAATTTTGTCTCTGTATACTCTATTCTCATAAGCCTCTTCGCCACCAAAGAAATCAATTGGCTCAAAATGCTGTTTTCCTTGATATTCTATTACCATATGATAATCTGGCAAATAAAAATCAAATGGAAGTGGCAAAATATTTCTGCAGTCATCCCATGTAAATTCTCGCTCAAATTTGATATTATATTTTTTTAGAATGGTTTCTACTAAAATTTCCCCCGAGCTAGATGACTGACACCCACAACTAATAGTGCATCCCCCAACTAAATCTGAAACAGACGCCAATACTTCATTTCCACAATCACATTCACATCTCCATAGTCGTTTATAATTACATGGACTACCTTTCCGTTTTACATATTCTTTTGCCACCAACATGCCAAATCTTTGATTTGTTAAATTATAAGCTATAGAATCATAATATTGCTTAACTAAACATCCACAACTAGAAACTCTTCCTCTAATAAGATCTCCAGAAGAACATTTTATATTTCCTCCACACTCACATTCGCAATACCACATAATACAACCATTAGATGCTCTTTTGTCCAATTTGTATTTAACAATAAGTTTGCCAAATTGTTTCCCAGCCAAATCTTTTTCTTTTCCTTTATTTAATGAACCACTCGCCGTTTTTGTGCTACCGTTTCTTAATGCATCTAATCGAACTACTACTACAACGCCATTTTCATTTATACATTCGCAATATGTATGTTTTCCTCCATTATATCCATACAACATTTTTGTTACCACTAGTTCTCCATATTGTTCTCCAACAATATTTATTCGTCTTGGCATTTTATCACCTCCTATTCATATAATTTATATTAAATGTTTTACATTACCCACGGGATTGTCCATCTCTGGAGTTTCCCCGTTTTAAGATGGATGTTTACCTATATGTCGCCATACAGGGGGCCTATTAATTAAGCCTTGCGAAATCTGCTGTAGCATTAGTAAAATCTTTAACAGTAGAACCAATCTGCCCAGCAGTTTTAGATGCATCTTGCAAGAATCTCTTATAAGTTTCATCAGTTTCATCGGTAACTTTCTTTAATTCTGTTAACGCTGCGTCAATTTCTCTTACATATGTAATACCTTGCTTAATTTGAGCAACAGTTTTATACACCATATTTGCGCCAGTAAAGTATGTAAGAATTTCACCAGACTTTTTCTTAACATTGCTAAAGAAAGAGCCAAGCGTACTACTTGCTTTGCCCATATTCTTAGCGGAAGCATTAATAGCATTTCCCGCTTGATTAAACGATGCAGTTAGTTTTTCTACTTCGCCATTGCCATTCTTTATTGTAAAAGTAACCTTGGAATAGTTGTCAGCGAACTGAATAGATTTTTTATCTAACCCATCAAAAGAATTAGCAAATGCTTCTAATTCACTTCTTCTGCTTGCTTCGTCGCCAATATCAAAGCCATCAGAGACTGCACGAGTGATATTACCAACTTTGTTTTTCATCTCTTCGGACTTCTTAATGATATTTTCAATTGCTTTGCCATATTTATTAAATGACTCAACTGCACTATCAAACTCTGCGGCCTTTTGCTTACCCAAATCCGAAGTGATGTCTATGTTTGCAAGCTCTTTTTGCAGTGTAATTATTCTTTGATATGCTTGCTCGTATTGCTGTAATTGAGTAGTAAGCCCGGAGGCATTGGCATAACCTTTGCTATTAACGCTATTAATTAACCCAGTATGCTTTGTTTCGACTTGTCCGACAACGTCAGCACCATACAAAGTATTGCTTTGCTTTACTGAGTCCTTCTTTACCTTTGCGTACTGTTCAAAATCGCTCATGAGCTGCTTTGTCGCAGCACTCAACCTTTGCATGTCATCTTCTGACACTTTACCAAAGGCTTCTTCGGACTTTGTTAGATCTTGTATCTCCCTTGATAGAGTTTCATATCTACTCTTTAACTGGCCAAGATCACTATCTTTATCTACGAAGACTTCCGTATCAATTTTCCTAAAAGCAGAAGATAGCTTTTGATTTGCATCTATTAATGTTTTATAATTGTCTAGTTCTTTATAGCTGTCGTTAGAACTTTCAGAACTACTAGAACGAGAAGCTCTCTCTTTTCTTGTACCCTTGCTGGAATCAGCTTCATTTCCAAGTGATTCAGCAGTTTTATCCGCGCTATCTTTTACATTCTGATTCGCATTAGCAAAATCTTTTTTCGCTTGAGTGGCTGACGCGAAAGCCTCGCTCGCTTCTCTCGCCTTTTCTATTTCTTTTTCTATAGCAACCGCAGAAGCTTCCGCACTTTCCTTAACTCGTGCATTAGCTTCAACAAACTGATTTTTTTGTTCCGTCGCCGCCGCAAATGATTCCTGTACACCACTAACGCTGGCTACTTCGGGAGCAGTCGTTGCAGGCTCTCCTGTATTTTGACCATTAGCAATCTCACCAGTTGCTGTCTTCGAAATCTTCGACACATCGCTCTGATTTTGTTTTTCTTTTTCTTTTGTAATTTGCTGTTGTATTGCCAATTGCTGTTTTGCTTCTTCATTTTGCTGCTTCTCTACTGTTAGCTCTTGCTCTGCAGCCTCTGTTCCTTTTTGCTTCGTTTCTGTCGTACTACCTAATTGTGCTTTTGCTTCAGCAAGCTTGGTTTTTAATTCATCAATTACAGAAGACAAATTTTCAATTTTTGCTCTATATTCATCTACGACATCATTTGAAGTCATATTATCGACTTCGCTCATCGGGACAGAATTATCTAGAGCATTTTGGATGTCGTAATAACCATTCTTCCACGAATCTAAAGCACCTTCCATACGAAGGATTTCTTCTTCCAATTCTTGTACTTGTTTTTGTGCCACGTCAAGCTCGGAAGCGTCAACAGGATTTGTCGGAATAGCATTTAGTTTTTCTTTAAGAGCGGCAATTTCTTGCATAAGCTCTTTTTCTTTTTCAAGCTGCGCGGTTTGATTGTCTGTTTGATTAGACTGAGTTGAAGGTTGCCCAGACTGAATCTGATTAAGCTTTTCTTGCGCGGTAGTCTCTTCGTTGATAGCCTCAGTAGTTTTTTGATGAGACTCTGCTGCTTGCGCCTCGATTTCCTTAATTCTAGCTACGCTTTGATTCCAAGCATTAGTAGAATCAATTTCTCCACTCTCGAACGAGCTAAAAATATCTTTAAACTTGTCCCAATCGGCGGTGTGCGATGGATTCAATGTTGCCAATAAGCTTTTTAATTTTTCAATTGGTGCAACAGAATTTTCTCCATTCTTTTGTATTTCGGCCAAATAAGATGACAGCTCTGGTAGCTGTTCCATTGTATATGTCTTAACAGTCGAAGCCAACCCATTGTCTGTAAACGCCTTATCTAATGCTTGATTAACTTTTTCGTTAAACGCAGCAATTAATTGTTCATACGAAATACCAGCTTGTGCCGCTTTTTCTTCTGCTCCTTTTATTAATCCAACTTCCCCGTCATTATATTCCATGAGAGGAAATTCTTTTGTAGCTGCTTTTAAATTTTGAGAGTAAGATTCTCCAATTTTGATGGCCATTTCTTTAGAAATGCCAGTAAAATCAATTGTTTTAACAACACCATCTGCAATGATACCATTGATTTTTGTACCTTGGTCATAAAACAACTTGGTAAATGAATTAATATCCGACGGCGTAAATGCACTCATTCCATCTGGGTGATTGTGCAAAGACATTACGATATTTTCTTTTAGATTATTGACAAGTTGTGATACTATCGCATCTGTATCTACCTGAAAATCCTTCCCGGAAAAAGAGCTTACTACTTTGTCCGCTCCAAAAAGCGTCATAGACTCTTTTGCGTCGCCGCTACCTTTTGAATAACCAACCTCTTGCCTAGACGCAAGATTTAATAATTCTTGCAGCTCTCCAGCTACACCGCCAACTTCCTTTGCACTTTTTTGCGCGGCCATAGGAATTTCAACATTAAGTAATTCACAGATTTTAGAAAGTGCCTCGTCTCCGGTAATATCTCCAAAGTCTAAATCCTCAAATATTTGGTCAATGGAAGCTCCAGCTTTTTTTGATGCCTGAGAAATTTCTTTAATCTCATCGACCAGTGCGATTAATTTATCAGCGTTTTGATTGTCTTCATCTACATCTGCGCTTGACGACAACGAAACATATTCCTTAACTCTTTTATTTAACTCGTCATATAAAGAAATCTTTTTTTCTTCCGAAGCAATCTCTTCATTTTCTACAAAAGTATTTGAATTACCAATATCTTTAAGATTGTTTATTTCAGAATTGATATCTGCGATTTTTTGTTGATACTCGCTCTTGATTTTGTCAAGCATAGCGCTATGACGTTTATAAACATATTCTAGGTCGTCGGCATACATATTGTTTATATTAGTGCCGATCCATGTCATTCCCGGTGATAATATCCCATTATTACGCGCATTTATTCCATTATTTATTGTATTCTTTAATTTTGTTGCAATCTCTAGATATTGCAATAAAGTATTTTTATATGATTCATCATCAGTCTTAATTGGGGAAATTTCATCTAATGTAGCCTTTAATTCTCTTGCTTGGCTCGCTAAAGATTTTAATTCATCATCTGCGGTTGCCTTTTTGAGCCCAGTTACTTTTAATTTACTTTTGTTCGGAAACAATAAATTTAAAGTGTTTTGATACTCTGTCTTTTTATCGTTAAGATCATCAATTTGCTGTTGTATCTCGGTGGAAATTTTGTTGCCAGTTTCTTTTATGTTATTAACAGCTTCATCCCCAGCAGACTTGATATTATCTCCAACTTTAGATAAATCAATCTCGCCAAATGCGATATTTAATTTACCATTTAACTCGCTGGCATATTGGATTAATGCATTAAACTGTTCTTCAACACTTTTAGTGTTAAAAAGGTCTGAGTCAATTTGTTTATCAATGCCAACGTTCTTGAGGATTGTATTTAATTGCTCTGCGTAGCTCAGTAATTCTTTCGTCGCACCTTTGTCTTTTAAATTAACACCACTAAGCCCAGTAAAAACGTTTTTAGACAACTCTGAAATCTGAGACATCTGTTCAACCATTTTATCAAAAGACTTCATATATCCGCTATTAAGCTTATCTCCAAGACCTGCTTTGACGGAATCCAAATCTTTCCTAAGTGCCTTAACAGCATCGTCCATAGCAACAAACTGCTTAATAAAATTATTAAGATTTCCACGCTTGCCAATGTTTGCTAAAACTCCATCCACCTGTTCAGCTTGAGTCTTACATGCAACAAGGCTACTCATAAGGTCATCAATATTGTATTTAATTTTCGAAGTATAACTCGCTTCTGCCAAAAGAATCACCTCCTACGTTATAAATATACTTTTAGCAATTGAGCTATTGTTTTTTGAAAATTATCTTCAAAATATCTACTGCCGTAATTGTTAATAAAATCTTTTAAAAATTCGTCTGGAATTTCTTTGCCAACAGTTTCACCATACATATATTCTCCGTCTTTAAAATATGTCCATGGGTGCTCACCTTGTAAGAAGTTCTCAAATACATAATCGCCTTCAACTTGTCCACCACTTTCCCAAGAACCACCGCCTTGGTGTTTACTTGAATTACTGTGATATACGCCTTCCAGCGGAGCAGAATTCATATCAATATTCGTTGTTATAGTAAACGTTTTGCCTCTTTTCTTTAAATCAGAATTTACTTTATAGATGTCATACAAATTATGTTGTCTCCCATACTTTGTATAAGCTCCATTTTTGTATTCATAATATTTGTCTACTGCTGTTTTTGCTGCGTCATTAAAATCTTTTTCTGCTTGCATTCTACATATGTTTCCTGCAATTTCACTAACAGTTTCGACATTATCTATTAGTTTTTGTATAGCATCGCCTAATGTTTTTTCTGCGGCCATATGCCATCAACTCCTATAAAATAATTATTTTAATTTATCAAGTGTGCTTAAAAGCTCATCAATATCTGCACCTTCTGGAAGGATGCTATTGATATCGAAACCATCAACCTTCTTAGCAAGAGCATCTGCTAAAGTTGTCAGGCTTGAACTAATTCCATTAGCCATCTGCGCAAACGAAGCCTCAATTGAATTCTGACGCATTAATTTTTTCTCTTCATAATGCAGCACTTCCTCGACATGGTTGTAATCCTTCCTGCACAGTTGCTCAACTGTGTCTAAAATATCATTGCTGCATAGCATGTCATACTCCTTTAGCAGTGCTTCAAAATCTTCGCCAATCTCTACGCCTGTGTAGGCATTGAACGCAAACATAGAAAAATAAATATTTTTTTCAAAATCGTCCACATAGAAATAGCCATTATTGTCCGCAGAACATTTTTCTAAAATACGTAATGCAATATCATGTTTAGTCTGAATTGGAATATACCAAGCCTTAATCATATCTGCTGCATTGTTGAACTGTCCTTCTTTAACCTTCTTAACAAATGTATTAACTTTCATAATTGTTCCTCCATTTTTATTCAAAATTTTATATATTAAATAACGTTTTGTTATTAATTTTCGTATTTAATCTTCGCCCCAAACTTCTTCGTTGGCGAAATTATAAATTTTATGCGCCGCAACTCCTATGCAAATTGCTTCACATTCATCTTCTGATAAATCAAGACCAAAATTTTCTTTTACATAATCAATACTCTGTTGCTTAAGCTCTTGGCGTTTTACTTTCGCCCCCTGAGAATATCCTAATGCTTTGCGCCATTGGCTTGGCAACAAAATATGCACATTGACATTATGAGCTTCCGCATAACCAATTATCATACCAGCCAATCTTGCCAAAATTATCATAGTCGCTGGGTTCGATTGTTGTTGCACATTTTCTAGAACAAGTTTCTCTGGCTTATACTTTTTAATAACCTTCCAAAGTTCTTTCGCCATTTCAAAAGATCTTTTATCTGTTTCTAATTTGCTCTTGTTCATATCAACAACGCCAGATTCTATATATTGACCGTTTTCAAATATGGCATAACCAGAACGACGTGTGCTTTGATCAAAACTTATGACACGCATAACAATTCCTCCTTTCCGAGAGATTCATATTTACACTAATTTTAAATATAAAAAGAAGAAACCATGTGGCTTCTCCTTTAAACTACGATATACAATTTTTTGTTATTAACTGTATAGAGCATCTACTCTGTTTTGTACTATTTGATAGTCATATCCCGCTGCTTCAAGGCGTGCTTGACGTTCTAAACCATTTCCCCATTCGCCTCGATATACCTCCAATACAATTTCATCTAATGTTTTACCTGAAGCAACAACTGATTCAGTATTTGGAACAAGAATCTTTTGTCCTATATAAATAACATTAGGATCAGAAATTCCATTGTAGGAAGCAAGTTGTTGATATGTAATGCCATATTTTGTGGCAATGTCAGAAAGAGTGTCACCAGATTTTACAGTATAAACTGTTTCTGTTTGACTTGGCGAAAAAGTCAATCCATTTTTACCAGCTTCTCTAATCAATGCAGGATAATCAAAATAAGAAATGTTCATATCAACGCATCCAGAAATACCATTGACAATTCCAGAACTAGAATACTGCCAAATTCCATAGTCCTTGTTATACTGACATTCAGAATTATATTGAGCAATCCATCTTGCCTTAGTGTCATACCAAGAATCAGTCAGATATGCCTCATTCCAATATAAATTGGCATAAATACCAACCCAATAACCAGCGTCTTCTAAAATGCCAACAAATTTTTTAGACATTTGAAGAATTAAATCTTGACTACATTTCCCAGTAGTATTAACGTCTTCTAAATCATAATAAACGGGATATTCAAGTTTACGACCTTTTATCAATCTAAGTACATGTGTTGCTTCCGAAGCAGCTTTTTCTACTGTATCTGCATAACTGTACAGATACACACCATAAGGCATACCAACTCTTTCGCATTCTAAAGCATTCCTTTTAAACCAAATATCATCTTGTTCTTCTAAGTTCATTCCATAGCCACAGCGAAGAATTGCAAAATCAATTTCATCCTTTTTTACTGCATCCCAATCAATTTGTCCTTGCCATTCGCTCACATCAACACCTTTTAATTTTTTCATATTATCCCTCCTTTTTGTCCATAAAAAATGAGGGAGTGTATTGCTACACTCCCTCGCCTATATAACTACTTCACATAGGCTATTTGCTCATAAAATTAATTTTACTTGTTGTCAGTGCCACGATTAGAATCAATCATTCTCTGACAGACAACCAACATGCGCAGCATATCGTATGATATATCTAGTTTGCCATTGCCAGTGCCAGCAATTGCACCAGTGTCGATTAAATGCTGCACAGTGTCACGCGCCCAAGATGGGATATCTTCGATTGTCTCATAATGCTTATTGCATGCATCAAACATATGCTTCATGACATACAGCATGCGTATCATATCAGCAGACAAATCAAGATTGCCTCCACCAGTGCCAGAAATGAAACCTTCATCAATCATTTCACTAACAGTGCCTCTTGCCCAGCTAGGAATATCATCAATAGTATTGTATCTCATTACGTCTTCCTCCTCTTCATCATTACCACTATTTTTGTTCATGGCTTCATATACATCCTGACGAAACCCGTCCATAGTGTAACCCATGCCATATGTATTCCACAGAAGTTCTGGATCTGCATGGTTACTGGCCACGCCTCTACGATGACCTTCTGCGTGACCAATAATCACGCCGTCCGCCAATGGGTTAAGGCCATAAGTGTTGCAAAGCTGTGCGAATAATTCCACGGCTGTGTGATATGTCCCAGCAATCTGTTCAGCCGCTTCCGCATAGCTCATTCCAGAGCTAGGTTCCGTCATTTCGATGCCGATATGGGTATTATTTGCAGCGCCACCGCAGTGCCATGCTCTCATCCACCAAGGCAATGTCTGATATACAGAGCCATCTGCCTGTATAAATGCGTGTACGCAAACTGATTGACCACCCGGCTGATACTGGTTGAAGTTGCGAGCAAACACCGCAGCACTAGGCTGTGGACATCCAACGCTATGCAACATCAAACCACTTGGAGTAAATGTTGAACCAATCTTATAACATTTATTTTGTGTCGCAAACGCTTCAATAATTTCCATTTAAATCACCTCAATATATTACTTTCCGCCTTTAACTCTTTCAATAATTTCGGAGACAGCAGAGCTGCCAGACATCAATGCAAGAGCAGTAATCACAGTGCCAATCGTAGAGCTTTCTTGCACAAGACCAAGTGCCAAAATAATATCAACACCAAAACCAAATGCAATGGCAAATGCGAATACTGCAGAAACAAACATAGTAATATACTTACCATACTTGGTTCCTTCCCACATTTCCTTAAATCTATCAATGATGTACCACATAATAATAGATAAAGAGATAATTAAAGTTAACATTTCCATAATCTTGTCCTCCTATAAATTTATTATTTTTATAATATATGCCATGTCAATCCACATCCGAATTCATTCATCATGGATAACATTCATATTTCCAATAGTGATTTTAATTTATTTTTAAATATAATTTATTTTTTTATTGTCCAGTTACAATACATTAGTGAGCTTCCGCTCTTAACGAATGGAATTCCATATAAAAACTTATTTCCATTATAGACTCTTGCTGGAATTATTTGATGCGTGGAAACTGTTTTTTTGCTTTCCGAAGTTCCCACTCTAACTTGGCATTTGTTAGTATATACGCTGCCTCCTGTGGAATCCCATACAAAACAATAAATAACCGATCCGTCATAATTGCTATTCGATAACGTTCCTGTAAATGTTTTTGATGAACTCACGACGGAGCCATCTTTGTACCACCTGTAGTTGTATCCTGTCCCGCCAGAAGGTGTTGTTGAAAATGAGAACTTATCACCATCATATCCTGTTAAAAGGCTAGGTATTGCAGTCGTTTTTATAGTATTTACAGGATTGCTATATTCAGGTATAGATAGGTTTGAACAGCTTACTGTACTCATTGTACCAGCATTGCCATACGTATTAACAACTGAGAATGATGTTTGCAATGAAGTTTCCGTTGAACCTAATCCGCTAATCGTTCCAGATGCCGCAGAAGTATGATTAGCGGTACCTGTCCAAGACTCACTCGAAGCTTTTATTGTAATTTCTATGTCAGCGCCTGCGATATTCAGCGTTCCTATAAGTGTGTGTGCTAATCCTAAAAAGCTCTGTGAAGATTTCAAATGTGCTGTTACTGTAACGTTAACAGAAATAGAGGAAGAAGTTCTGCCAAACGGCTCAACCTCTACTGTATATATACAATAAGGTGATCCTGCCGTTGATTGCTGCCCACTTAATATTGTTTGGTAAGCCATTTAATCACCTCATTATTTCGTTCTCTTCCAGATATAAACTGATAAGTACGGAGGCATATTGTTGTGCGCTTCGTTATCACCTGTTTGTCCTGTCATACATGCTACTGCCCACCATGTGTTTTTGCTGCCTACCTCCGGAAAACCAATGTCTGCTCCGACATCCGGGCCGCCAGCATTTGGAGTATAGATTATATGGTTATGCTTTGGCATCTCAGCTTGTGTCAATTTGTGTGTAATCTCACCGCCAGTAGAGCCAGCAGGATAATTACTATTCATGCCAAATAGAAACTTTCCTTGAATTTGCTCCCAAGTACCGCCGAACAGATTTTTAGGATTAGTGCTGTTTACCGACATGTAAATAGAACCAACCGGATATACATTATCAAGAATATAATTAGTCCCTAACGTTTGGAAAAACAGTTGGTTACTTTGCAGGCTTGATGGTAAACTTGAACCAAAATCTGTACCGGACGTCAACTTAATACCCTTTGTGGTAACTGCACCGGTCATCGTACCTCCAGCAGTTGGCAAATAACCATTTGCCCCAATATCAGATTTTATCTCTGCAGGCGTTCGATAGTACACCCAGCCAGACTCATCCAGCACGGCAATTTTGCCGGGTGTGCTGCCAAGATCGGTCGCGTCCGTCGTTTGCAGCCATGTTCCAGTCAGATACTGACCTGTCAAATTACCGGTCAGCGTGCCGCCACTTGTATTTAATTTGCTGTCCAAAGCAGCCTTAACCGCCTTATTCTGCACCGGATTAGTCGAGGTCGTACTTAACGCAGAATCAACAGTCGTTTTATTTGCGCCAGTAGCGATCCCGTTGAGTTTTGTCTTATCAGACGCACTCATCAATCCATTAGCACTCGTAGTCGCAACAGAAGTGGAAGCCTTCCCAGATAAAGCAGTATTGATAACCTTGTTTTGAACTGGATTGGTAGAAGTGGTGCTTAGAGAAGAATCAATAATCGTTTTGTTGGCTCCATCGGCAATGCCATCTAATTTTGATTTGTCGCTAGAAGACATTAAACCATTAGCACTTTTCGTAGCAACAGCAGTACTTGCTTTGCCACTAAGAGCTGTATTAACCGCCTTGTTCTGAATCGCATTTGTTGATGTACTAGACAAAGACGAATCCACAGACGGGATCGCTACTGACTTAGCTGCGCTACCATCATAGCTGCCAGTAACAGCGCCAGTAAAAGTCAAAGCATGAGGATTCTTAAGCGCCGTAGTCGTGCTAGGCAGGGCTCCTACATCTGAAGCGGTCAGGCTGATATCTGAGCTTAGAGCTTTGCTATTGACCTTTCTCGTAGTTGGGACATAGTTTCCAAGCGTAGCTGCATCTTGAAATGGAAGTTGAGAATACTTCTTCGCACCATCTCCGACCTTAAACCTTGTTTCACCGCTTGCCGTATCAACAACAATAATTTCACCATTCAGCAAAACAGGATTCTTACTCGTCCAGTTGGCTTCGGTATCTCTTTTATTTTTTATACGAGTATTAAAAATTTTATTTGCCATCCACATAACCTCCTTTAATATATAAAAGAGGCACTGGCAGCAACCAGAACCTCTATTGAAATTTTTTTCTTCATTTTTTACACACTCCCACCATATACATAGTTAGAAGCTGTTCCACTTGATTCGCCAGAGAATATAGCTGGCAAGTCTGTTTGCTCAACCCAAGTGCCGGACACTTTCTTATAGACTTTTGTCGCGGATTTATATAACCCATTGACCTTGAAATACAGCATATCAGATCTCCCAGTTATTGACCGTGCCCGCGCATATAAAGTCAACTCCGACGTCGTTGCCTCACCATCCTGTGGGTCTGCAGAATCCTTATTAACAGAAGGAGTGGTTATAGACAATGGATTATCAGAGCTTATAAAAGTCGTACATCCTTCGTCAGAATACCAACCTTCGAATGTATATCCTTCTTTAACTATTGCCGTAAACATCGCGTTTTTTCCAGCAAATGTGGGTGTCGTTGCATCGGCATATTCAATTCCACCCTTTGCAATAGCAGTACAAATGCATGCGCCGCTAGATGAGTAATAACAAAAATATTCTTTGTCCTGTGTCGGAGTAAAAATATAATATGGCCAATATGTCAACATATTTCTTTCGCCAAGACTAATGTCTCCGCTTTCCGCGAAACACGTTGCCGGAGCACCTGAAAGTTGACACCATATAGCACACGTGGTGTTGGCTGGAACTTGCAACGATGTTTTGATTGCTGCTATCATGTCAACTCCAGTTTTTGTTATTTGCCCATACACTTTAGATGATTCAATTTTATCGAATTCGCCAGTTTTAATATATCGCTTTTCATCATAAGTTAGTTGATCGTAATATAATGCGGCAATTTTCAAAGTCCATGTACCGGGTTGTCCCGCAACCCCTTTTAATCCACGTGTTAATTTAATTGTATACATTACGACGCCTGATTTCGGATATAATTTATAATCCGTTGTTGGCGTACAGGTATATGGATTATCTTCACTAACTAGCTGCGTTAATCCTTCATCCGCATACCAGCCATACAATTTATAATCATCACTTTCAGGATTAAATGTAAATATCGCCTTGTCACCATAGGTAATAACAGAAGCATTAACGCTTGCCGTTCCATGTTCTGCCTGTCCAACACTAATATTCAATTTGCTTAAATGAGCTTTTGCATATAGTGTTGTATTCGCAGTAATAGTGGCTACATATGGATTCGCTGTACTCACTAAATTTGTGTAACTCTCATCTGAATACCATCCATCAAAAATGCATCCAGCGTTAGCCGCCGCAGAGAAAGTACAACTACTATTTGCGGGAACTGTTGAATCACTTGTACTAACAGACGATATATTTGCGCCAGCAACCGCTGCACATGTAAATAGTTCTGCGTTATGTGTAGCCTTGGCATATAATGTTAAATCCGATGTCGGACTAACTGAATAATTTTGGTCTGTGCTTACAAGGTTCGTGCAAGCGGCATCAGAATACCAACCGACCCAAGTAGCACCTTGTACTAATTTTGGTGTAAATACGACTGTATCTCCTTGATATGGAGATGCATTAGAAACAGTTGCTTCTTGAATACCATTCGCATTATTTCCAACCAAAGGTTGCATTGCATATTGATTAAAATAAAATGTTAATCTTGTTGATGCAATACTAAACCTAGATACTGTTGAAGAACCTTTAATATGCCATTTAATTTCTGTGGAACGACTGCTATTAATGACAACTGGATCAGAAATTCCTTCTTTTGTTTTATCTTTTAACCCAGTTCCCCAACTACCTGTCTCAGAATCTACACTAGTCCCATCAAACTGCAAGCTAATTGTCATGCTTCCGCCAGATTTGTTCGCCCTTATAAATGAATCAATCTTAAGTGGGTGTGCCGTGGCAGATGGATATAAAACTTCTTTCGCTGCATCATTAAGAATCGCTGATCCATAAGTATGTCCGTTTAGATACAGTCTAATAGCATATCCACCAGTATTTAAACTAAGTCCATCAGCAATACAATATTGCTCTACAGTGGATTCAGAAATTTGTAGTGTAGTTTGAACAACTTTTGCCATTAGCTATCACCGCCGAACTGATGACTAATAATCTCACCACTATCATCAAAGCAATAAATTATTGCACCATTTTCAATATCTTCGAAATGGATAATGGTTCTATACTTTTGGCCATCATAAAACCACAGTGACTTGCCACTGAAAACCCAATTCATAATATCTTCAAGAGTTGTTTGTTTGTCTATAATTGTCATTCCATCTCCGGCTGTATATCCTGCGGAGAAATCATTATAAGTTAAATTAGCATTTTCGCTCATCTGTTACACCCCCGTTTGTAAGTATAAATCCCCATCTGCTCCAAGGGTGTTAACCGGATCAGCCGTGCCAGTATAATATGTTGCAGTCGTGACAGATAGAGTGCCGTCAGCAGAGATAGACAAGCCATTGCCAACTTTGATTACGCCAGCAGTTGAGGTTGTAGCGATTGGCGACGCTGTATCTTTAATAATGAATTTATCATTGCCTTTATCATAATATATAAACCCAGACTGACTAATATTATCAAGCGCCGGGGAATAATACACGCTTATTGTTGTTTTTTTTGTGTTTTTATCTACAGAAAATACCATAAGCATTGATAGTGAAGCTTGAACTACTAGCGTTATTTGTGATTCGTTACGAGTAGCACTTTGACAAAGAAATGTTGCACCATTTGCGTTAACGACAATCAATTTACCTGCTTTTATGGCATTATCGAGTTCATCATAGTCGTTTGCTACGTTGATATACTTATCAGTATAAACAAAATACGTATTATCAAGTTTTGCTAATGATATATTCGTTTGTTTTTTTGTGGACTTATCAAACTTAACACCCAACAACATTGAATCGACAATTTGGTAGCATGTAATTGAACTATTATCATACTGATAAGATGTACAAACAGCGTAACTATCGCTATAATTTATTATAATGGGTGTTCCACTTTTAACTGCATTTTCAAACTCTGTATAGTCATTTACTAGCACATTATTCGAATCAATCTTAACAATATAAGCGCCAGCATTTTTTATGGTAAATCCTTCATTATTATCAAAATATACAGCACCCGGTGCAGATAAAGCTTCTAAGCCAAATGTTGGAAATATTCGTTCTGTAATTGTAGCAGCAGAATTCCCGCGATTCCAAGTTAGCAAAACAATGAGTCCATCTCCTTGTACTAGGTAAAATCCAATTGTTGTTACAGTTCCACTTTCTGGTGAACAAGAAGCTAACAAACAAGTTCCGCCATACATAATAATTTTACCTTCATTAATCGCTGCTACAACATCATCAAAATTGTTGTTTATTGTAAAAGTATTCCCTTCACCTTCCACCATATCAAGCGCATAAATCATATCGCCAGATAGTGCAGCCGACTCCCATTCCGTGGGCACACCATTGCTGTCAACCGCTTTCACTTTCGGTATCTGACCGACCGCCGCAGAGGTAAGACCAAGAGATTTTGATTCATTCGTCAGTGTCACATCACCAGTTTGTCCATTAACTGATGTTACAATAGGAGTTACAATTTGTAATTTTTTTGTTGACATTTTTTACATCACCCTCCTTATTCTTAATGTTTAAAAGGTGCAGAGTAGTTAGCCCTGCACCTCATATGTTTAATTTATTTAATCTTGACTGCAGACAAGCGGATTGCCTCTGCCTTAGTTGCTGCAGTGTACTGATGATAAGTTTCATATTTAATGGTAGTTTGTTCTGTCAGTTCTACTATTGTAGCAGCAACAGCACCACCACCGCCAATCATATCACTTCTCACAATACAATAAACAACACTATCATCAGATTTAGTTAATCTAGAAATATACATACATCCAGTGCCATTTACTTCCCATTGATGATTGCCAACAATAGCATAAGTACCTACTGGCAACGTTAAAGATGCAATCGTTGTCATCTCCATCTTTGCGACATGCTTGCTACTTGGTGTAGCAGAATATACTTTTCCAATATTCCCAAGATTCGTTAATACACCAGCAACAGAATTTGCTCCAGTCCCGCCGTTAGAGATAGGAAGAACTCCGCTTGTAATATCAGAGGCGGAATGCTTATGTGTCGTAAGAGCATAATCAGAATGAGAATGATTCACAGGCGCATATTCGCTGTGGGTATGACTCACATTTGCCTTACTGGTCTGTAAAGAAGAAATATTATCTTCCATGTCATCCAAATGAGTTGTCAAACATTCATTTACATTCGTATCTACCCAAATTTGGTTAGAGCTATAGGTCGGGTCAAATGTGCCATCCATAACAAATTCCTCCTTAAAGAAGATGAAAACTTTTATTATTCGTTAATCTGGTGTCCATTCATTGACATGTTCTGCTTCAAGATACCACTTGCCTGTGGCTCTATCATAATACTTACAAAGATACTCCTCGTTATATGGACTAATTGGAATATAATTCGGGTCGTCGTCGCAATTCAAAGTTGTATCTTCAACCCCAACACACATGTCGTTAAGCGATGGGTCAATTACCGCGTAGCAATATTGATAACGTCTTTCTGACATTATGACTCCTCCTTATAAGTAAAATACCTGATCACCGCTGGCTGTTCGCCATTTGTTAATCCAAATGATATAGAACTGCTTGCAACGTCTTTCGTAACTGTAGATATAGCAGTTGCTTCTCCTACGTTATATACTTTATCCTTCATAGCAACTCTATTAACAGCATTGCTATCATTTACACTAGAATTGTAGGGCATTACCATTGCCTGCAGTTCTGTATAATCACATCTATCTCCGTTTGTCATAACAATTTTAAGTTCTGAATTAGCTGGAACGTAATACACTCCCGTTGTCGTACGATACGCTGGAATATCCTTTGTACCAACCTTAACACCTTCATCCGCAGCATATGTCTTTCCAAGTCTAACATCATCAGTTGTTGCATCAAAAACTGTTACATTCTCTACTAAAACGCCAGTGATTTCTTTCCCATTTTCGTCTGTTAAAATATAAGTCTGAGGATTGCAGAATCCGCCTGTTGCATTGCCGTATAAACCACTCATACAACAGTCACCTCCTGAACTTTAACTTGTATATTAATAGACGCACTAGGCTTACCACCAGCGACATAAACTCGAACAGTGCCATTGCCACTTTGAGTAGTAAACGCCCATCCTTCGTCTTGCCAAGAAGCAAGTTGTGTTGGAGTTGGCTGAAGATCGACGACACTAGTTTCGGTTGCACAACTAAGCGTAACGTCCTGATAATATGGACTTGCAGTACCATTCCAACCCGACGCTAGTGTAATTGTTGTCACTTTTGGGAGCATGCTTTGCAGCATAGCAATTGTCGCATATGTATCTGTAATGACGTTGCCAGAAGCATCTGCCGTGGCTTGAGGCACTGCACCATATACGTCTGCACCAACTGGTTTTGCCATGCCTTCTACAACCCAAGCAGTACCGTCATACACAACTTGAAATGGCTTGTTGGCAGAAATCCAAGTGTTGCTATATCCAGACTGCAGGCTAGTTGTAATGGCGCTTAGTCTACGCCGAATTTTTTTTTCACCGAGTCCATTGACATCTAGTGTTGGCTCCTTGCTCGCACTAGTCTTGTCAGGAATCATGATAAAACTCGCACCTGTACTCAGCTCGCTAATTCCGGGGACTGTTGACGTGTAAGCAACTCCATCAGAGCTAGACGCAACAGCAGTGTAGACTCCTGCTTCAATTGCAGCTTTATTATTAATTTCATTCTGTAAATACTCGTCCTGAAATGGGAGTTCTGAATAATGCTTTGTCCCGTCACCAATTTTAAATCGGCTTTCACCATCAGTGCTATCAACGACCACTACTTCGCCATCTAGTAAAATTGGATTTTTATCAGTCCAGTTGCTAACTGAATCACGTTTATTCTTTACTCGCGTATTAAAGATTTTCCCTGACACTTGCTCAACCCCTTTCTTGTTTAGTATTTAATTGCACTGTTAAGCTGTGCGCTTCCAAACATATACAGCCAAGTATGGTGGCATGTTATTGTGGGCTTGCCCACCACCAGCAGCTTCTGTCTTGCTGGCCTCAGCATAGTATGTGTTTTTACTACCTGCTTCTGGAAAGCCAATTGCTGCATTTTCCTCACCACCATCATTCGGAGCATAAATAACGTGTCTGTGGTTTGGCATTTCTTGTTCCGTCAACATATGTGTTGCTTCGCCACCTGTTGTGCCAGCTTTATAGGCCGTGCTCGCAGCCAACAGAAATCTGCCCTGAATCTGTACCCATGTGCCGCCCCCGAAGAGTGTTTTTGGACTTGTGCTATTTACACTCATATAAATAGAGCCAACCGGATAGGCATTTAAAACAGATAGTGGGGCTCCGGGATCGCCTTTATCTCCTTTTTCTCCCTTTAGAGCAGCAAGCTGCTCGGAAGTAAAATCAGCATACGTGAACGCATCGCCTTTTGGCCCTTTAATATTTACGCTTGTAGGATTGGTTTTCCCTTTGTCGTTTGTCCAGCTCAAAACGCCTTCGGAAGAAACAGATGGAGTAAATGTAGCCCCATCTAGTGCGCCAAAACCACCAGAAGCAATAGCATCAACGACATACCTTTTATTGGCCGCATCGTCATCATTCACAGGAGCCCCAACTGCAATTCTTGCTAGATCACTTTCTGACTTGCCAACAATTTTTCCCGCATTCTCTCCTGTACATACAGCAGTAATCTCTTTTGAGACATCTCCACGCTGATAAATTGTAACTCCATATTTTGCATAAAGCTTTTGATCTGCAGTCAAAGCACCAGTAACTTCTAAATCCCCAGAAACTTTGCCACCCGTTTTGTCTAACTTTTTATTGAGCTCAGTGGAAGTTTCCGTCTTGCTATTTGCAACAGCAGTATCAGCATATTCTTTTGCAGAAGAAAGAGATGCACTAGACTGGCTATCTGCGTATGTCTTTGCGCTGGATAATGTAGATGCATCGCCAGACTTCATGTCGCTTCTTAGCGTTGTGATTTTTCCGTCTAATTCTGTATCTTTCTGTTTAGAACTATTAGTTAGCGTTGTAATCTTTCCGTCAAGCTCTGTATCTTTTCCTTTCATATCTGCCGACAACTGTTTAATTTTATTTTCCAATTCTGTATCTTTTTCGTTTACAGAGCTCGTCAAATTAGCAATTTTCGTATCTAACTGATTATCCTGCTCGTTTAATACACGGCCCTGATTTGCCGAAAGTGGCTTGTTTGACTGATAACTATTCAGCTTATCCTCGACATCTCCTTGAAGCAAAAATACGCCATTCTGTTTTAGCTCTGGTAAATCAACAACATAATTTCCGTCTGTCAAGTTTTCTAAATTGTATGTTGTTCCGTTAATGTCCACAGTATTTATGTAAGGCATCGTTTCACCTCCATTATTTTCCATTGTTGTAATAAGGGGCACTCTATATGATAAGCACCCCTTATTATTAATTACAGTCTTAATTCAGACTTTAAAGCAATATAAACTTCCGACTGATATTTACTTGGAATACTATTACCATAAGTAATTGCTGCAACTTTCGCCATACTACGCAATGAACTAATATACGTCTTTAACGAATTAAAATACGCGACATGGTATGTTTTGAAAGTGTTTGCCTTAGCAATAATCTTTTCCATATCTCCTGAAGTATAATATTTGCACAATTCCCCATCCGCATGATAGGGAATAGTTTCTGACCCGTCTGTAATCATTTGAGACGAAGTAATTAAATTCAATTGGTCTTGTACCGTTAAAGAAAAATGATGCGACTGATTGTCGCTCAGTTCAACATCAAAGCCATTTGTAATCATTTTGTTACATTCTGTTTTCATTTCTTTAACTTTTGCTTCTTTTACATAATCAATTGTGATATCATTGTCTTCATTATCTTTTGTCTCGTCTTGCTCAGGCTCGTCTTGTTCAATATCAATCTGTTGATTGGCCTTGATAGCATTGTATAAAGCTTCATATTCTTCCTGCGGAATCTCTGTAATCTGAATCACAGGGACTTCTTTTGCATTGGAATCTGCTGGCAGCATCCAAGTAGCATGATAGATCGCACCATTGCATTGCATGTATTGAGCTTCAGACTCGTCGCATACAAGAAAAATACCATGCTTCCTTTGAAATCTACGCATGTCTAGCGACGTTCCGATACCAACAAATTCATTGTTATTAATTAGTTTATAATATCTCATATGTCGTCGCCTCCATTAAATAGAAATACATGGGCAAATACCATGAGATCTGTTAGATGGCATATAACTACTCATATCACCCTGAATGCCAACCGCTCTAAAGTAAGAATTGTACGACACTTCTGGCGAACGTAGATAATAGATACTCGCAGTATCACCAATCGACTTAACTCTGTCCGCAGACGAGCTAAAGAATTCAATTGCCTTGCCCTCAGAACTATATGGCGCTTCGGATGTGTTAAACATTTCCACATACGATGGTAGATATACATAGTCTTTTGAATAAACAATATCAGATGCCATATTACCAGCAGTTGCAGGAATCTGAACTTGCTTAATAATTGACTTCCACTCTGTCGGGAACGCCGCATAAACTCTACTATTACAGAACGCTCTCATCTTAGAGTCATTCCAGCCACCAAGGTTGGTATTCGTAGAATTCATATTGTGAGTGAGAGATAGCAAATTCACTGGAATGAATGAAGCTCCAGTAATTTTACTAGAGTCCTGAGCACATCTATATCTCTTATCACCATAATATTCATAACGCCAAGTTTCATGCGGCCATGCAGCAAGTTGTCTAGCCGCAGTGTCTCCAATATCATCAAGCCATACTTTTGCCCAGTGAATTATTCCCTTACCTAGCGTTACGCTATCAATTGTTCCATTTGACAGGAACTTAAATCCACCAAGCATAATTGTCGCCTCAGTATTAGTTGTACGATTGCGCACAAGCTCTGTATAAGCCATTTCGTCAGCATAAACACCAGTTGTAGAAGCTCCAGAGTTAAACGAGTAGATATAAAGTTTACTTTCTCCCTTGCGGTGACGAAGCACAACGATATCTCTTTGGCCTCCTTTGCCTACTACTTTGCTAGTATTACCCCACTGGATTTCTGGATTTGTGCCATTATACTTTAGTCTAAATCCTTCAGAGCCATCATATTCAAAGCAGGACAGTAGTGTCGCATCGGCTACATTCTCTCCAAACTCAAAATCTATAGCCATTGTAAATGAACCAGAATCTGCGCCAAATAGCTTAACGCCAGAATCTACTACTTTTGAGGAAGTGCCATCAAATGTAAGCTCATCCCCAATCATATGCTCAGTTACATTCGAGAATGAGAAATCCTGCCCAACGCGGACATCGAAGTAGTCCTTTTGTTCAAAATAATCATTAGCTCTACCAGCCGTTGCAACAGCATAAATCTGCACTGGAGCCATATCTTTCAAGTCAGTTCCTGCCGATGGAAGACCATTTTGCGTCTCCCACTTTGCATAAACGTCAGTATCTCCAGTAATATAGCCTGTACTCTTATCCCAGCCAGTGAATAGATTATAAATATAAGAATCCTCATTATCGCTCATGGTTGGATAATCGCCTTCATATTCTGCCACAGCACCATACTCTATGCCAGTCTTGGTCGCAAGAACAACGCCTGCTTGCTGGAACCAACGCACAGTATATGTTCTTACTGACTCGCTATATTTTGCTGTCACAGTTACAGGAGCAGTAACATTTACATCAATGCCATCCCAACCTGAGAAGGTATAATTATACTGCGCGGTACTTGGGATTGTCGGAGTGTCAATTTCACCACTTGCGACAGGATCAGTAATCTTGCCACCTTGGTCAACATATTGAACATAATCATTGCCACTCTTGTCTTTAATAGCAGTACCATCGGAATTCATAAACGTCACTTTATACTGAGTAATAATACCATTATAAGTAACAGCTAAATCTGGCCATGCTGCCGCATATGCATCAAGTTCTCTCTGTCTTGCTTGTCCAGCAATATGAACCTTACCAGCAAGTAAATTGTTATTCATCTTAAGAATGGCATTTAACAATTCAGTGCTTGTCACAGTCCAGTCAATGCCAGTTAAACGAAGTGTCTGCAACGTGTCAATTGCATCCTCAACAATTGGATAAGCATCAATTACAGAGTTCTCAATAGTTAGCGATTCAAGATTATCATATGTCGCCTGCAAATCAGTTAAGTAACTTAGATTCTTAAAACTTAAACTATTGATTGTACTTGGTAAGTGAGCAAGTGCAATCTTGCCATTCGCCGCGAATAACACACCAGTTACAGATGTCCCTTCTGCGTAAAGCTTCTCTAAGTTGCCACAGCTTGACAGGTTGATAGATCCAGTCAATTTAGGGCAATTACGAATGTCCAGTTCTTCAAGTAACGCATTGTTGCCAAGGTTTAGATTGGTTAAGAATGCATTAGAATAACCAGAAGTTTTATTGCCAATTACAAGCGTCTTCAGCTTTGAAGCCTTACTAAAATCATTATCATGGATATAACAAGCAGAAAGGTCATTCAATGCCTGAATACGAGAAGCACAATAAATTAGTACTGCCGTATCATCCATCTTGGTAAATGGACATTGAATTTCATAAGACTGTCCTGCCTTTGCACGAATCTGCTGTGCGCTTGGAGAGTTGCCAAATAACACAGACAGATACATATCTGAATAAGGCACAATATTTAGAGTATAATTAGGTGCAACGACTACACCAGATGGCGTATTACATCTAAACATAATCTGGTCTGCCTTAACAGTTGTAGACAGATACTTTGTTCCCATGTAAGCAGCTTGATCTCGCTCAAATTGTCTACGCTGATATTTCTTACGGCCATTCATCATAGACTCTAAGAAACGTCTGGTTGGCTCTGGAGTTGCACCGGCATTGAGGCCCCCGCCTTGATATGTACGATAGTATTTGCGCTCAATATCAAGTCTCCAAAGTTCTTCTGGGAATTGTGCTTGCCAATTGTCAAATTCATTGATTAAAGAAGTATCGCTAAAGCAGCCTTCTCCTTCAAGAGTTTGATACATTATTGCAAGGTCGTTGCGGAATAAATCACGAATTCTGCACCAGAACACGTTGTCTGCTGCGTTGAATACGTATCCTGAAGACTTGTCGCCTTCAGTTCTATAGTCAGTGTCTTCTTTACCATATGTCATGGTAAGCTCGCCACTGTTATTTATTCCCAAACTCGTGTCATTATCATAGTCCCATAATTCAAAACGATATTTGCCGTCTTTACATTTTGCATAATGATAGAAAGAATTTTTTGCGCGATTGTCAATCATAGTGTATCTTTCTGTAAATACATACCAATACAGAGCAGAATCCTTAATTACCCAATCTCCGAGCTGAGAAACAAATTCTTCATCAGTAGAGGTAATTACCCATTCATAGAAATCACGCCATACTTGCTTGTTTAATGCTCTTTGTGCTTCTTGCTCTTCTGTAGTAGCAGTTGTCATACCGTCCTTTGTCTCTCCGCCCATTTCGTAGCGGAACTCGAAAGAACCGTCCCAATCATTATAAAGAGCATCATAAGCAGTGTTACCAGCCTTCCACTGTTCTTTCGTGATAGGATAGGTCATATTACCATCACTATCAGTTACACCAGTTTGGAAAGTGCTATTAGGTAGAGTATTGTCACTAACTTCAATTACGAATTCTTTTAGGTCAGAGACATCATTAACTCTGGTAGCGTCGGTTTTTTTTGAATCACCAATATTTCCCAGCCCGTAGAAGTGCCAATCATTATCCTTAAATTCCATATGCTTAGAAACATCAGGGTCAGTTTCCTTGATAAATACTACGCAGTTTTGGAATTCCATACTATTCTTGCATTTTGGGTCATTCTCCATAGCAACAGTTTTGTATGGGAGGTAATCGTTATAACGCTTCTGCAACAATGCATTATTCGCATTCTCAGAACTTGCGATATTTAGCTTGATGTTCCACCAGTTGTTTGGCACAGAATTTCTAGTCAAACTTACTTTACCAGAACCATCAGAATACTTTGTGCCATCGCCAAGAATAAGCTCTGTTACATAACTCGTGTCAAGAGGAATCTTGCTAATAATCTGCTTCTTGCCATCAGCACAAGCAATAATATCTATATTTCTCCCAGCATAACCATACTCGTTAGAAGTAGTACCTTCAATTTGTTACCCCAATGGCTTTTTATCCATTGGATCTTATACTTACATAAATAAAATACTTTGCGTTATTGTTTCTCAAAAAACCATTGCCTTCCGTAAGCAGTGCTTTTCTTCCCGTGCAAGCACATGCTAATCGGTGCAGTAATACCAACTTCCTTGCCAGAAAGAATTCTGTCTGCTTCTTTAATTCCAAGAAAATGCTCAATGTTTCCATCTTCGTCTACTGAATAAATTGGCTTTCTTGATCCTTTTGCTGCGCGCTCAATATGCGTCCCATAATGAGCATTGTAATCATTCGTGCACCACTCAAGATTATCAACACAATTGTTCGTTTTATCTTCGTCTTTGTGATTGACCTGTGGCAAATTGTCTGGATTCGGAATAAAAGCAATTGCAACTAATCTATGTACCTGCAAATGGACTCTATTTTCTCTTTTCCTACCGTCCAAAGACAAGTCAATTTGTAAATATCCCTTTGTATCTTTGTATGGCTTCATAATCCTGCCGTTTTCTTTGTCATATTTATAACTTTTTACCCTACCAAGATTACTCACCTCATAACCATCATATCCAATCGATCTCCAGATCTCTTCCATCGTCTACACCTCCATATTCGTCATTAGTTAATAAAGTATTTTTATTTATTTTGTATAAGTTCAGCATATCTTTTTACCATAGCCATACAGCCTTAGGTAGTGCGAACTCGTGAATCCATTATATTCTTTTACAAAAAGGTTCAGGATTTATGCGTTGCATGTGACTACGCTTTTAAACATAGCCTTCCATTCTGATTTGCATTTCAGCATTCCAGATTTCTTTCGCACTTCTTATGCATATGTTTCCATATACAAGGGGCAAGGTTTACGTTCGCCCCGAAAGGTAAGTATTCATGAACTTCCAGTTATCTAGCACCGGGTCTCCACCCTTATAGATGCACTCGACATTTACGCCTTTTACAAAGTCCTTTTTGTCCTTAGTAAAACGAGGACACTCAATCTTAATAACTCTTAGTTGTGGACAGGCGTTTGCCACAGATTCAGGAGTTAGCGCATTATTCTCATCATAAATCTGATTGCGGTTATATCTTGCGATCATCTCATCAGAGTCTCTTGCATCAGCAATGAAGTTTGATAAAATGTTAGAGTCAGTCAATGAAGCACTATAAGCTTTCATTCTATAGATATGGACATCACAGTCTGTAGAACCAATAGTAATAGGCACCGGCTCGTACTGATATAGTCTGTGCGTTGAGTCGTAAATCATAGGTCTTAGCCCAACACCATCTTCATAACTCATAATAACCGCAGTTGCATCTGAATTATCTTTGTCTATTGTGTTAATATTGAACTCAAATTCAATAATGTCTTCCTCACTATAAGGGATATATAGATTCTTAATGCTCGATTTTAAATACGCCTCGTGAACGTTCATTTGCAAGCCAACAACAGTAGAGTCTGCCTGACAGGTCAGGAATGTAGCGTTTGCATTACTAACATTCGTAGTTTTAAAAACGCATTTAAATTCAGAACCGTAAACGCTCGCGTCTCTCTCGAAAAGCTTGTAATTGATAGTGGCAGTTGTTCCAGCCTTAACACAGAAATACTGGTTTCCATCTTCGTCAATCTGATAGCCGCCATTACTCCAGTCGAAGTTATCTGAAACTGTCATTGCAACATCAGTATTAGTATCCTTCCACAGTCTGTCTTCGTCACTATTTGAAAGTCCAGTAGGATTGAAATCAAATGCCAAATTTGCAGTAATTGGCTCGATAGTAATACCGAGCTCCTCAATATTCATAATGATTTTAACAGTTGTATTTCTGCAAGTAATGAGCAGGGTATGCTCACCAACATCAGAAGATTTATACGCCCAGACATCAGAATTGCCACTCATGACCTGAGTCGCAACAACTTTGCCATCAACACTTCTTGTAACAGTCGGAGTTGCCGTCTTCGGATCATAAACATAGAACTGAATATTCGTTGAATTATATTGCTTTGCAGTTACTTTGCCATAATGGTCATATCTATAAACACATCCGATAACAGGAACATCACTATTCTCGTCATACCACATAATGTCCTTGAAAATATGCTCAGTTTCAATGCTCTTACTATTAATAGTTGCTGTAATATAGCACTCGAATAGATGTGCACCATGGGCCTGAGCTGGAATTGTATAAGACTGCAATGTACCAGAGGAACCAGTCGAAACAGTTCCAATTTCAACGCCATCAAGCACAAAATGCACAGTCTTATTTACTGCACCATATGGAGTGTATGTGAAATTGACCGCACTATTTGCTTGATATGTAATCTTGTCATTAAACGAAGATTCGAGTCTTACGTCTACCTTCTGCACAGTCCAAGACTTAACAGCAGTAGTGCCAGCGGCATCCACAACCGTCAAAGTAAACTTCTGAGTGCCAATGTTTGTATAATCAGACATGTCAAACGTATTCACGCCCTGAACCAACGCGCCAGTAGATAGAACGGTGCTGCCAGACTTCCAAGTGTAAGTGCCATCAACAGCTTCTCCATCACTATCCACTGAAGAATAATTGAAGCTAATCTCTACCTTGTCTGTTGTAGTAACAATAACCGGCGACTCAGTAATACGTTCAACTTTAAGAGTAGTGGTAACAGTAGAGCCCCCGCCACCACCAGTAATTACGAACTGGCTCTTTACTTCTTCTTTTTCGTCTTTAACTTCGTAAAGTGTAAAAACATTCTCTTTCTCTTCGCCAGTTGCTAGAGTAGCATTTCCATATGTAGCATAGTATGTATAACCTTCTGTGTCGATACCGTCAACGGTTTGTCTTAGCGTATCAATATTTCTACTTAGAGAAGCAATGTTAGTCGTGTTTGCTTCGATGTTTTGTGCGTTTGTATCTACAGATGCCTTAAGTGTAGAAACCTTATTGTCAATTTGAGATTTTGTATAATTGTCTCCACCGATAATGCAGAACTTATCATTAATATAACGATAATGCACGTACAGCCCATCGTCATTTTTAACATAGTAATCAGTAAATTCATTGCCAGTTTCAGGCAACGACTCTACTACATTCGCCATAGTCCCTGCAATCATTTGCCAAGAGTTGTCAATCCATTTATAATAAAAACATCCTGCATCTGAATGTAGGATATAATCAGTTTCTACATCACCAGTTTGCGGCAGCTCAGTAACTACAAGAGTGGAACTTCCTTTAAATTCATCCCACTTTTGATTGCCATCATTATCCGTAATCCACCAATACTTTTCATAACCGCTACCAGACGCCTTTGGAACAAGATAGAATGTGTAGTCTTCGCCTGAATCTGGAAGCTCGTCGACGACTTCAATGCTATAAGAATGAAAATCAGCTAGTGCCGCATCAATATCAGATTTTGCTGATTTTGTATATAATTTGCCACCTGCATCAACACCAACCTCTTGCGTCATATCGTCTGCTTTTGGAACAGCTTTTACGCCACCAAGCACGTTTTCTGAGGCAGTAGGCAGAGTGTAATTTTCTAAATTTTTAAGTTTATCCTTTTCTGCGTCTGTATAATCATTAGTAGACAATCCCTTACCAGGCACCTTGTCTACTTTATTGTTGTTAATTTGATTTTGTCTGCTTTGAACAACAAATGTGTCGTTCTGAGTTAGAGACGGCAAGCTGACAGTATAAGTGCCATTCGTAAGCGCCGAAACTTTTACTCCTTGCCCCAGCGTCTTTTCTGTCACGAATACATCATCGCCATTTAGAGTTGGAAGCTTAACAACATGCGAGCCATCTGTTAAGTTCTCTAGGTTGTATGTTTTGCCTCTAACAGTAACCTTGTTTATGAAAGCCATTAATTTTGTTCCCCCTTTGTGTAGTCTTAAAAAAATAGGAGAGGCGTTTTGCCTCTCCTATTAAATAAAACTACTTAATGTTAAGAGGCAATGCCACTCAGATAACGCTAGATGCCGAACCACAATCAAAAATGATATAAGTCTCCTGCTCTAGATCCTCAATCTTATGATTGTGGCCTAGTTTTGAATAAACAGTGTCATGGTTGTGTCCTGCGGTAGCAAACTCTGCTGCGTCATGAGAGATAATGTCGCCACAATTAGCAGAATCAACCTTGCCATTAATCTTATTCTTTAGTGCTGCAGCAAGATCTGCTTCTGCAACTTCGTTCTTATCAGCCAGAGCGCCAGTAGGTACAGTGATAGCAACTGCCTTACCAGAAACTGCAAGTGCAGAGCCATTCACCTTAACGGACTCGATAACGTTGACCTGTGCGCCATCGGCAATACCTTCTAGCTTGGTCTTCTCGTCATTAGTATAGTCGTTAGTAGATAGACCCTTACCTGTTACCTTGTCAACCTTGCCATCAATATTGCCCTGAAGAGTAGCCTTGGCGGCGTCAACGGCGTCCTTAACAGTCTTTGCGACGGAACCGGCATCGGTATCTTTACCATTTAGTGTAGCAATAGCAGTAGTATTCTTCTGAACTTCACCAGATAGGGTGCTATATTCACCTTGGTGGGTAGAAGCGTAGTCAATTAGCTCTTTAAAAGTATTGACTGTACCATCTTCGCTAACCTTTGTAGCAAACTCATTAATAGCATCTGTAACCTTCTTATCGACAGAACCAGCAACAGTAGAAGCACCATTTAGAGTAGCAATAGCGTCAGCGTTAGACTTAATGGAAGCTTTAACAGCAGTATCATTATAAGTCGCGGCAGCCTGAGCGTCAGCAATCATTTCAACAACTGTCTTGCCATCGGTAACATCTCCGACCTTGCCAGATAGAGCGTTTACAGAGCTCTGAGCATCAGTGCCAGCTTTCTTTGCCGCAGCAATAGCAGAATCCTTGCCATCAGCATAAGACTTAGCAGAAGCTAGTGCTGCGTCAGCCGCACCAGACTCATCATAGGCATCTGCAGCAGTATAAGCTGCGGAGCCAAGACCATGAACCTTAACGTCAGTACCATTAAACTTTACAGTTCCATTAGCAGTGCCCTCTACTAGAGTATAGACAGTCTCTGGAATTGTAATGGTGCTGACAGGAGTAGAGCCCCAAGAGCCGTTTAGTGGCTTAGAATATAGATAGAACTTATGACCATCGTCCGCGTCTGCCTCTAGTTTATATTGCGTATCGCTATCCTGAATTTCTCCAGAAATGTAATCAGAAAGGCCAGTAATTTCAGAAGCTTGGTACGTTGGCTTTGTTGACGCCTTTGCCCAACTATAAACGTCTGCTGCTTTAGCGCCAGTAAAGTCTAGCTGACTAAACTTTTTAGTGCCATCGCCAACTTTAAACAGAGTAACAGGCTCACCCTGCACAGCGCCAGTCTCAGCAGGAATGACGACAACAGCGATTTCACCATTTAGTAGCACAGGATCTTTCTCGACCCAATTTGCATAAGTATCAATCTTGTTTTTGATACGTGTATTAAAAGTCTTATTTGCCATATTCATCAATCTCCTTTAATTTGCAAACATAAATTAAGCATTGCCGCCATCCATGATAAGCGTGTCCGAACCCTGAACAAGCTTGTCAGTGGAAATAGCGTTAACACTAATTACACCATCGGTAGCAACAATACTCTCGCCATCAACCTTAACTAGACCAAGTGCCTCTGCAGTTGCAGCAGGAATAGCAATGTTAACGCTCTTGTCAGCAGCGGGAGCAATGGCCGCGCCATTAAGCTTAATAGACTCAATAACGTTGGCTTGAGCAGCGTCCCAAGCACTAACTTTATCTTCGGTAATAGCATCAAGAACAGTCTTGTTAGCATGTTCATGGGCTTTAGCTTCTAGACCGTCAACAGTAGACTGTAGTGCCTCAACATCAGAAGCTGCGGCCTTGCCATCAAGAATAGCCTGAAGACCAGTAACATTGGCAATTTCATGAATATGAGATGCTAGTGCATACTTTTCTGCACCATCAACCTTGAGAGCGCCATCAATAGCGTCGCTAATTTGAGTAGCGACAGCGGTTTCACCAACGAGGCCCTGTAGAGCTGTAATTTTACCGTTTGCCGTAGATAGATCGTCTGCCAGAGCATACTTGTCAGACTCGCCATCCTTAAGAGCAGCAGCAATCTGGTCTGCAACAGACGTCTCGCCAACCTTTGTCTTAAGAGCAGCAATGTCATCCTTATTAGTATTAATCTGGGAATTCATGGATGCGGCATCAGTCTTATGAGTCGTAATCCAATCAGCAATCTCCTTCAGAGTGTCGAAACTCTCATCGGCACCAGCGACAACCTGTGCGATCTGATATGCAACAGAACCTTCTACAGTGCTTGCGCCATTAAGAGTATCAATTGCCGCCTTATTGTCGGCAACCTGCTTAACCAGACCACTCTTGTCATCGCCAACAGTGGTTTTTAGAGATTCAATAGCAGTAGAAAGACCTTCAACAGTTGTGGTGTCTGGCTTCACCCATGAAACCTTACCATCCTCGGTCTTAACTAGCTGGGCACCACCAACTGCGTCAGCAAAACCAAGCAGACTTAGCTTACCATCCTCGCCCTTAACAAAGGCATTCTCGTCAATAAGGATGTTACCGCCAACCTCTTTTAGAGTCTTGTCAGGTTGAATTACATAAAGAGTAGCCTTGCCACTCTCAACAACAGCAATCTGTTGGCCATAATAATATGTAGTTTCAGAGCTACCAGCCTCCTGTGCAGATGCAGCAGCGGTCTGAGCAGCTTCTAGGCTTTCAAAATAGCTTTTAGCGTCCAGAGGAAAAGCCGTCTGGCGATTAAAAGCAACAGCGAAATCAAGTGTACCAAAAGTCATTGCCATAATTGTCTTCCTCCTTCAATTAAATTTGCACAGTATAGGAGTTTGCCTTTGCTACAGGATCAGCAAAATCCGTAGTATAAACTTTATACTCGATACCGGCATCAGCGCCCGCACCAGCAACAGTTAGAGTTGTCTTGGTGAAAGCACTCTTAATCTCTGCATTTAGGCCGTTAACGTCCTTAACAGAACTGACATCACGTAGAGTTGCGGGATAAGCAAAAATCACACGCTTCGCACCAACAGGAATATTAACCGTGAAAGAATTACCATTGGCAAGAGCCTTATTGGACTTAGTTAGCCCACGAATAATTGTGCTAGTTAGTTCGGCCTTCTCTGTCACAGAACCATAGAAAGTATTACGATAACCAGTAATAGCACCAGAAGTCTTTGTTGCAGAGCCTGCAGCAATCTTAATTACAGGACTAGAATCAGAGCCAAGGTTGTCCTTTGCAACAGCACCTTCACCATAAGTAGCCTTTGCAGTAATCTTATAGTTGGTGCCGTCAGCAACAACAACTTCAGCAAAGCTGCCAGAAGCAGTGGTTGCAGAGTTGCCAGCAGTATCAGTGACTTCCCAACTAGTGGCAGTGATACCAGTTGCAGGGCCATAGGTATAGGAACCAGCGCTTAGAGAAGCAGAATAAGTTGGAGTTACAGTAGTGCCAACCTCATATGCCTTAGCCTGACCGAAAGTAAGAGTCACAGCAGGAGCGGTAGGAGTACCGGGCTGTAGACGCTTGGAGAAAATCTCAGTTAGTGCGTCGGAGACAGATTTGCCCTTCGTCGCAAAGGTAGCAGTACCATTCTGAGACTTAGTCATATTGCCAACCTGAGTGTAGTTACCAGCCATAACAATGTCGTCCTGTAGAATAACCTTGTCAGCGCCAACATTGCCAGTCATTGCTGCCCACTGAGTGCCATCATACATAAATGCACTTTGCTCGTAAGCGTTGCCTTCAACAGTAGTTGTAATCACGACAATATCGCCCTGCACGGCAGCGTTAGAACCTAGAGCTGCGGCAATTGCTGCATCATCAGACTGAGAAGCATCAGTACGAGTATACTTATAAAGACTGTCCCTATTCTGTGCAATAATATTTTCGATTGCGGCCTCATCAGCGCCAGCATAATCAAGATCAGCCCATGCCTTATTGCCATCACCAATCTTAAATTTGTTCGTATCAGTTTCGACACCAAACTCGCCCTTGAGCAGAACTGGATTCTTTGTAGTCCAATTCTCTGCGGTGTCGTTTCTCATGACAATTCTTGTGCTTAGTGTTTTAGTTGCCATATTCAAAAAACCTCCTTTAAAAATTAGGCGTTTCCGCCATCAATAACAAGTTCATTGGTTTCTTCTTGTACAAGTTTGTCTATAGTAATTGAATTAACTTCCAACGTGCCGTCAGAAGAAATAGAAATCTTATTTTTATCTGTAGAATTCTTGATAATATCAGAAGCTTCAAGAACAACCGCCCCAGTCTTACCATTGACAGAGGTCACAGACAAAGACCCAGTGTTGCTTGGAGTTAAATCACAAATAGACGAAAGTCTTACCGCATAAATAGAAGCATTCCCTTCTTCGTCTTTCAAAGGAATTGATTCAACTGTTGCTTCACAAAAATATGACCACACACCTTCTGCATCTTCTGCATTTGTAATTAAAAGATTCGCCTTTTCTCCAACAGACGCAACACGGCTAAAATCTTTTGCGTCTACATCATATGCCAACTCAGTTCCGGGGCGATTATGAAATTTTTGCGCAGAAATAAATAGTGGGTCTTTCCCAGAAGAAATATTGCTTACCTTCTCATTAAGGTTGGCAATGTCACTCTCCATTTTTGCTGCACCAGTAGTATCATTTTTAATCCAATCTGCAACTTCCTTTAGGGTGTCAAAATCTTCTGGTGCCCCATTAACAACCTCAGCAATTGCATTAGCTACAGTTTCTTTAACAGAGCCTTCTCCGTTTCCAGACAACGCCTCAATGGATTTTTCATTCGCAGAAATACGATTTTTGACATCTGTATCATCATACTTTTCAATTCCAGACTTTACTTTTTCTATCTCACTATCAACATAGTCAGTCGTAGCATAACCAGACAAGTCTGGAGTGTTTTGAATCTCTTCATATGTGTACATCGGTTTTTCTGCTTGCTTTGCCCATGCAGGAACGGTCGGATCTGTTTCTTCTGTTAAATAATCTCCAACTGGCTGATATACACCATCATGATTGTGATCTTTATCCGCCTTCTGCTCTAGCTTTGTGTCTATATAACTAGAATCTGGAATATCTAAATCATTCTCAAACTGACTAAGCTTTGTCGGCGCATTAACAATCTGTTCCCAATTAATATCTCCAGAAATGCCACCACTGCCTTCTGCATATGGAAGCTCATTCCACTTGCTTTTCCCATCACCAATTTTGTGCTTTTTTGCTGTAATGTCATATGCTGGCTCGCCTTCTCTTAAAATAGGGTTAACAATTTCCCATTCATCAGTCGTTGCCCTTCTGAACTGAAAAACAGTTTTTACAGTGGTTGTCTCCATTTGTTCACCCCCTTTTAATAACCATGAACACCGCCACCATCATATATAATCAAACGGTCAGGATCATCAGATCCACCCGGATTATCCGACCCGCCACTTGATCCTGAAAACACTCCTCCATAAGTGCCTTCTCCAACATGAAATTCAAGTTTGTTCGTAGCCATACGAATAGTGTCATTAACACCATATAGCCCTACTTCAAATTCTCCGGGAGTGGCTAAAACTTCTGGCGGAATATCACATACTAGTCTTTCATTAAGACTTCTAACATAATAATTATTAAATACTGCTTTTAGGTCTTCACAAGCCAGCCAGTCATCTGTTCTTAGCGCAAATTCAATAAAAATAGAATTGCAATTTCCAGCAGCTAGTGGCTGATCTTTTACAAGAATTAATTGATTGTGATTTGCAGCTAATTTAATTCTCGCGTAAACATTAGACATATAATGCCTCACACTCCTTTCTTTGTATGGAGTTTTAAAACCATATTGATTCTCCATCAATATAATCCAATGGAGCAGTGTCAACAATATGTTCTATTTCTTTCTCTTTCCACTTATCTAACAGTGGATTGTAATATGAATAAAATTTTGGCTCAGGAAGATATAAATGCGAAGAAAGTTCATCATGCGCCTTGTCATCTCTGTTGATGCGAGGCTTATATTTGTTTATCAAATAGATCTCTAATAAGAACATATCTGCCTCTGAATCACACACAGTGTATTCTATACGTGTCGTAGCAATAATATCTAGTTTCTTCACCATTGGCTTCCCAAAGAAATGCAACCTCAAACGATCAATCAAGTCCTGTGAGGTTCTGCCTATGTACACAAGCTCATTCCCATAATAAATCTTATAAAGTATATAATTTTTACAGCTCATGATTATTCCATAGCTCGTATAAATGCTTTACCTTGCTCGACTTTTTAAATACAAAAACTAGACAATTGTTCCTAGTGTTTGTGTATAGAATGTCTACTAAATCTTCTTCCGCACCAGCACACAAATATTTATATATCTGCTGAAAATTGCTCAGATAAACAACCGAGCTGTTATCAGGGTTGTATTGCTTCCCTGTAATTGTGCTCTTAACCATTTGTTTCTTTTCTCCTTTTATTCCAATATAAAAGCCACCAGATACATCCACGTATCATGTACCTAGCGGCTAAAAAAAATAGGATATTAACATCTTTTTAAAGTAGTTAATATCCCATAGAATTTTATTTTGTTTTAACTACTTTATGTTTCAAGCCTGCGCCTTCTTGAACTGCTGCTGTGGAGCAACCTTCTCTTCTGGCTCGGCCATAATCTTTTTAATATCTTTCTTGACAATTTCATTGAAAGAGTCAAGCTCAGATAGATCGCATGCCTTTAGCTTTTTCTGGGCTTCTTCCTTAGAGATGTGCCCAAAATTAAATTCGTTTGCTGCGGAAAATGCATCGTGGCAATTCTCGCTGCAATAAAGTGCAAAGTATGTTGGCTTATAGCGATCCTTGGCGCAGTTGCCACAGTAGCTATATTCTTTGCCGCAACAGATGCACTTACGAGCTTTTCTAACGTTCTGCATTTTTAGTTTTCCTCCTTTAAATTTTTTATATAATAAAAATGGGGAGAGTAAGGAGACTCTCCCCATATCAAATTATTCATCGCCCGGAACAATAATCTGGAATACTTTATATTAAAACAAGTCGCTACACTCGTCCGACTTCATAAGAAGTCCTTTGTCTTTCAACAAAGAATAGACTATATCTTCACCCATCAACATGGGGCACACCACTTCCACAGCCAAACGCTTGCTGTGTACTTCCCTTAACGGGAATAGTCGTTGAGGTTTCTTCTATTCAAAGCTTACCTGCTGATTACCCATTTGAACAGACATTTAGGATTTAACCGTGTGTCTATCTCATAACTTTTTTCTGTTTTCACAACCGTTACGTCTAAGCATTTTTCATCTTTCCGCTTTGGTATATGAGCTTTAGGGCATTCCAGCATTTCAATGTGTTATTTATCATATAAATTACTTTATACGGAAACTATTCATAATTTGCCTTAAGCGGCTATTAATTCTAATCTCTTATTCTTATCGCAATATTCCTGCATAGCTTTACCAGAAAATGGATGAGTTCCGTCGGACTGGATGTTCCAGTCGAAGTCTGGCGAAATTTTGAAGTTCGGGAAGATGAGATATGCGAAGACCATCTTCGTCTGATCACACACATCGCAGCCAAGAACCTCAAGAATAAACTTACAAGCAGTTGGGAAGTTATTAGCAGAGTTAAGAACTGCAACTGCCTGAGAAGACTCGTACTCATAAATCACGAATAGCTGGTCGCCCTTCTTAAGACCAGTAGGAGGAGTAAGAGTACTGCCGCTAATTGCAAAACTAGAAGCGGAAGCAGAAGTGCTCTTTGTAAAGACAGTGCCTAGAGTACCGTCACCATTTAAGGCATAAATGGTCTTAATCTCCTCAAGAGGAACGTGCTTTAGAGTATAAGTAGCAGAAGTGCCATCAATATCAATAGTCTCAAAAGCAGGAGTCGTAATCTTATCAGAGTCAGAAGCGACCTGCTTTGCAGAACCAACCTGTGCTGCCATTAGTGACATATCGAAAATTGCATTTTCGGCAGAAAACTCGGCTGATTTACTTCTATAAAATGTTGCCAGAGGCGTACCTAAAGCATCCACCGCGTCTGTGCTCTCAGAGCTACAAGATAGGCTGGGGTTAGTAATCTGGTTTAGTGCGAACATAACAGAATCGTCGGTCTGTGAAAGAGCGACGCCACGCACAACTCTATCAATGACAAAGTTATTCATATCAAATGCCATAATAAATTACCTCCATAAAATAATATTTTTAATTTTTAATATAATAAAAGAGCTAGTCTTTATCTAGCTCTCTCATCCAATTTAATTCTGATTTTTGAATTTTCTTTGTATCAATCATGCCTGAATACATGCCGCGCAATAATGCGTCAGCATTGTTAATCACGTTCAATCTTTGAACGTCATCAAAGAATTCAAACACCTGCATATTTCTAACATAATCTTTTGTATATCCCATACGACACTTTACAGACGAAACTAGTGGAGTTAAAAAAGACTTATAAGATTTATTCTTGTTTGCTTCAATTCGCATCCTGTCTTCTTCAATAAGAATTTTTTTCGTATATTTATTGCCCGCGTGTTCCACTTTCTTTTTCAGCCCATGAACTTTACGCAAGTAATTCACAATACGCTCATAAATAAGCATATCAATAATCAGCCCAGTATCTTTGTCAGCAAGGACAATCTGGCCATTCTGATTATTTTTATATGGTCTTAATTTAGACAAGTCTATATCTCCTAAAATAATTCTAGTTGACTCGACATTAAGCGTTGGAGCTAACATCATGAATAATTGAAAATCTTCAACTTCCTCCCAATCAAGCCCCATATCCCATAATTGCGACTTAAGATCAGAACTTATAGCCGTGATCGTGTGGATAAGGCTGAAGTAATTTTTTTCACCGTATTTCGAGATATCCCCAATAGTAGGTTGCAACACAGAAATATTTTCGTTGATTATATACGGATCTCCAAAATAAAGACCCAATGTATCAAGCTCTAATAAATCCATGCTCGTCTACCTCGTCATTCATTCTTGGCTGAGGCATTAGTTTCCCACTGTCAAGCCTCATATTTGGCTTAATAGTTTCAAACTTTAATGTACGACAATAATAGTCGTTATCCATAATACTTTCTCGGTTATAGACAAGTTTAAGCTTCATGCCAAGTAAATTGCTCCAGTTGAAGACATCTTTGACGAAATATCCCAACAAATCATGTCTAGGTATTCCTACTCCAGTATCAATATCGTCACCATGACAAAAAACAACGAATTGAATATATTGCATCTTCATGACGGCGTTGTAACGCATGTCTTCTTGATCGTCCACAGAAAAACAGATAAAATTCTTCACCTTATCTTGCGTTCCCGGAATCCTAATAAAAGGATAAATATTACAATTAAAATAATCTTCTGGCTCTGCGTCGGCTCTCTCTAATTCAAGATTATGTAAATATTGAATTATATCCAAATCCCTACAAAGCTTTTCCTTGATTTGGCGTTTCGCATACAAAATATCATCATCGAGATTTTGCAAATCACGCCCCATTTGAGTAATCATAGACCTTCCACCTCCACTGTCAAAATAGCAGACTGAGTGTTATCTACGAGACTACCACTGGCTTTAATGGTTATAATACCACCTAACATATTAAGCACTTGCAAACACTTCAACTTTAAGTTCATTGGCTTACTTGAATCATACGAATACTGAATACCAAACAATTTTTCCTTTTCATTCATATAAATAATTTTGTTTTTGTCAACAATAAAATCATTATTACTATTGTCACAAACAAGTTCATCATTTACGTACATGAATTCAACATGGCAAATTGTTGTATCATTCTTCGCATACTCCAAGCTCCAATATGGCTTGTTAGAAGATAGTTGCCCGTCCTTATATATGTTCGCAGTAAATGTCTTATAACTGCCACCAGTTTTCATAACTGGCGCTACACCAGTGTAAGAGATTACACTTTCGTCTATGTTTTCCAAAGAGACAGGAGAGTGGATATCACTATCATTAGTCCTTGGCTTGTAATAATCATACTCTGCGCCAGTTGCACTATCGGAGAAATTGTTGCTTGCGAAATTAATCCAAGAAACATTATCTACTGGATCGTGCTCAAGCTCTTGAGTAAAGGTCAGTTTTGTAAGTCCAAAAGTGGTTGTATTTTCGACCTTGGAAACTTTCCACACAACACGCCTCAGAGGATTATCACTAATTGTAAAGTTTTCGTCATATTTAATTGTATTGGTATCTTGGTTTGTTGGCACAATTGCCTTCAGTTGGTTCTCTACACTTTGAACATAATAGTCCATCCAGACGCCACTGTTGTACGAGCTCTGCGTTCTTTGCACAGCCCACGAGACGTATGAACCAACATCGACATGTCTTCCTTCAAACGAAGGCCAATCTTTTTCACCAATTTCCCATTTTAACAAAAGATTACATTTCAAAATATAAAATTGTGGAAACTGTGGCCTATCATCACGAGCGACAATAAGCCACAGTTCGTAAATGCCAAGATCATTTGGTACAAAAATATACGATCCAACTCTTACATTGGGATTTCTACCATGTTCTAACGGCCTGAATTGTAGATAGTAATCTACTTGATCTCCTGATACCGAATAATATCCATGAATCTGATACTTGGCATCTATAGGCTCGAAGCCCATAAGTTTTTGTGGATTATATACTTCCTTGCCATTAAATACCGCTTTTGCTTTCTTATAGCCAGCGAGCGTTTGCTCTGGGAAAGTAACATCTTTGTCTTGCAGATAGCATTTACGATACGCCACATCATTTGTAAACGTAGCATCCATAATTTTATCTGACTGATGTTTTAAGGCTTCTCCAACATTACGCCCTTGGAGCTTCATCCGATTATTAAACAAATCATACACCGGAATCACACTCCTCAATCTCATTTACGAGTGAACACGCATCTAAAATATCCTTTCTATACTTAAGAAAGTCGGTCTCATAACGAGCCGACTCTAAGATACTCATTAATGTTATAATTTTAGGCTGTTCCATAAATAGGCTATTTAGTCCGCTAATGCGCTGTAAAAGAGCTTGGAAATATGCATCCAACAATTCATAGCCGTCTTCTTTATATGGAAGCAATTTATAAATTGCCCCTTGAAGACGGACTTTTTCTTCATGTATTTGGTTTTGAGGCAGTGCCCCGTATTTAAAGTTCATACGCAACACCACCCTTAACCAAAATAATCATTTGTCACATAACTATAGTCACGTGGCAGTTTTCTAGCTTCGGTAAACGTAGCGTCCCTGAGAGCTTTTAGTGTTTCTAGCTGATTTGCTTGGCTATAGTATTTTTCTTCTTTACCACCGATAAACTGATTTGTAAGCAATACACTATTAATCCTTTGATCAAGCCATGCACAAACCATATACAATGATAAAACTTCAATCTCATAATTAGTTAAATCAGCATTAAATGTCTTACTTTCATCATCTCTATTAGATAAATCAGACTTGCATCTAGTAAAATTTGCGATAGCGCTTGTTAACCAACCACACATCATCTCATCCAGATCTTCTTCTGGAAGAAGCGGAAGATCATAATCTGTAATACGATTAAGAAAGCGCTTAAAAACCACATCATAGGAAGTCATATTCCAACCTCCTTATGTATTATTGAATGAGCAGCTTAATGTCTGTCCCAAGAATTTCGTCCAGCGCATTAATCTTCGCAAGGCTATCCAAAGAACCATTGCGAACCATATCGCTTGCAATATTCTTTACAGAATCCTTAAATCCAACTGGGATTTCACGAAGTCTCTTCTTAAACTGATTAATAGGTAGACTGAATAGATGATCTACATCAACCGCCGCCACCTTATCATACAGCGCCTTAAACTCAGGCCACTGATCAAGAAGCTCTTCGTCTTCAATAACAAAATATGGAGCATTTAGATATGCAGATCTCGTAGACCTAAGTGCCTGAAGGTCTTGGTATTCAACCTCAGTTGCATCTCCATAGTTTGCCCATGTATACAAAAGCTGAGACTTCTTGCCCGGAAGCAGAAGCTCACCATAAGTAACAGACTTGCAGAGGATTGGATCATCCATTGCAAATTTGCGAGGAGCCTTCTTTGGGGCTGCTTTTACTGCTTCATTTTCTGCAGGGGCTTCAACCTCTGCCTTTTTAGTTCTTGTTGTATTTGCCATTTAAATTTCTCCTTTTATTCCTTAAATAATTTTGTATTGCTATAATTACTTAACAATCTTCCAGTAACCAAACTTAGCGTTAGTAACAACACCAATGCCGAGCTTCGTCTGAACCTCAGAATCATATGTCATATCCATATGAGTACCTGCGTCCTGAACCTGATACATACGAGTATCACCTTCATAGACAAGCTTTAGCATAGGATCAATGCCAACAGGCATGATGAATAGAACATCATTGGCAACTAGATACTGAGTGGTATCGTTTAGCTTGAAGCCCTGCTTTAGCTCCACAAGACGGATGCCTTCCCAATAACCAAAACGTCCAGTTGTGTACATCTCATTCTTCATGTCGCCAGATGCCCAAGAAACATCATTAAGAGCAAACACGCTTGCAAGAGCTGCACGAGTACCCATAATTACAACCTCAGAATCAGATGCCATGCCGACATCCATGCATAGAGTGCGTAGAGTCTCTTTAGTAGCCTCGCTAATAGCAGAAGACTTGTACCACTGAGCACCTAGAGTGCTACCAATGCCAATTAGAGCCTCATAAAGAGCCTGATTGACATAACGATCAAAAGCTTCGGTAATCTTACCGACTAGAGTTGCAAAATCTTCAACGCCAGTAAGGAGTCTTTCAAATTCTGCGTAAACCTTTCGTTAAGTGTTTAACATTTAATATCATTTTCTAATTTTTGCCATGTCAATGGCTCTCCGGTAATTGGATGTTTCCCAGCATGTTTCAATTTCCCTTTTATGCACGAAGCAATACTTCCTCTGTTAATTCCATATTTATCAAAAGCTTCTTTTGCACCCCAAAATGATTCTCCCAACTCTGGTGAATAAATAGGCATTGATCTAGGATTATTTTTGCCAGAAGTACATTCTTTATATTTTAATAAAGTATCTTTGCTTAAATTTTCGCGAGAATGAGCACGGCTACGCTTCTTATGAATAAATGAAGTCCAATCAAAATTTGTATAATATTCAATATCATCCTTACTCATAAGATGATATTCATCTAAATACATAAAATTCTGATATTTACGACACCAATCTATCATTGTAACACGCGCGACATTATTATACTCAGCAGCATCTTTTATAGTATCGTATATTTGGCCAGACGCCAGACATATGACTTTTTTCCCAGATGTTACCGCGCCCTCCCCACCTTTTGTTAAATTATACCCATTTTCATGAGATAATGTATGATATTGCCTTATATAATAACGCTCTCTGTCGCAAATAATGAATGGATCACACAGCTCTATAATTCTAAAATCAAAAACGCTTTCTCCGTAATTATTCCATGCTCTTTGTAAATATACGTTCGCATGCTCATTTCTACGAAGCTCACTCTTGTGTTCATTCCATCTTCTTTGAATATTTCGAGACAACCCAATATATTTTTTATTATCAATTGTATTTTCTATACAATAAATTCCACACAAATACTTTTCCATTTATTTATTCCTTGTATAATTATTTTAGAAAATGATATATCAGGACGCTACTCCTGTGTTGGCATAATGCCCTTTAGCTTTTACTAAAGACCAGACTATATCTTCATCCTTACGGATGCGCACCACTTCGGATCGCCAATCGCTTGCGACCCTACTCCCTTACGGGATAGTCGTTGAACCTTTTTCATCATATATATTATATACAATAATTTTGTATTGTCAATTGGCAAAATTCATAAAATATATAATGAAACTTGGCTGCTGATTGTCCATTACAACTACACTTAGGGTTTAACCATATGTAATCTGTATTTGTTTTTTCTACTTTCGTAACATTCACGCTCGACTTTGCAGTCCACGTTGTAGTCAATACAGCTTTAGGATTTTCCAGCAATTCAATGCGTTATTTTATTCAAACAGCTTTCGCTGTCAGGCAGCTAAAGTTTTAACCGCATACCAACTAGTCTCAACAGAGAAGACCTTGCCAGCACCTAATCTCTGACGCACGATGTCGTGGTGGTTGCCCGAAACCTTCATAACGCTTAGAACGCTATTATCGGGCACATAGAACTCATTCGCATCGCCTAGTGCGAGGTTACGAACATCAACATACTCTCTGAAGAAAGGATTCTGTTCCCAACCGCTAACTAGAGCGTCATCAATGGTCTCCTCGATAATATCAAAGAGAACGGCCTGATTCTTACGAATGCCCCTTCTAATTTCTGCCTTGGTGGAATGCTCATCGCAACCAATCACATTGCGGAAAACTTCTACAATCTTATCATTTGCTTCCTTAGCAGAGTAATTCTCAACCGTGCCACGAGCAGCGTCGAGCATTAGCTTATTGAAAGCAACATAGTCATTAACATCATCATTAAATGCGTGCTGAACACGTGCATCAAAATTCATAAACTTAGACATATTATTTTCCTCCTTCCTCAATATTCAATTAGACACCTAGGCTTACGACATGAAGTCTGTAAGAAACACTATTGGTGTAGTTAACCTTCTCAATGATCTGAGCAACGAAGCCAGTCTGACCAGCAGTCGCAGCTTCCTTATAGAGACCGCCATCAACGCTGACATAATTGCCAACGACAGGAGCAGTTGCTAGAGCAGTGATAGCGTCAGCAGAAACAGTGAAGATATCGTCGACGTGTAGTTCATAGCAGCGAGCAATCTCACCAGTAGCATTGTAGAAATACTGCTCATCCTGATAATATTTTCTGTCGGAATTATAGCCGATTGGGGTAGTAAGCACTAGATATGGCTTCTGGCCAGCAGCATAATCAGCAGTCTTAAAGACCTGCTCCTCAACAAAAGCACCTCTTGCAACGATAGAACCATTATCTAGATCCTTGTGGCACTGCATGCTTAGAATATGACCAACTTCTGTGGCCTTTAGGAGGCTTGACTCACAAACGACGTGGGCGACTCCCTTGACATTGTCAAAAACATTTGCCATAGTTAATTTCATCCTTTCATAGTTAAATTTTTTAAAATAAAAAAGACATCATCCCTGATTGTCTTGTTTTAACATAATATTTATCTTATTAGTCGTTGAATAGATTGCCATACGCCTTTTTCTTCGCTGGCTTATCGAAATTAACGCCCACCTTCTTAGTAGGTTTCTTCTCGTCCTTATGCTCTAGAGCAAACTGGCCCTTCTGCATAACATAATCAGCAAAGATAACCTTAGCCTTCTCTTCAACTTCTTCAACAGAGTACTTTTCTGCATTCTTCTTCAGTTCAGCAAAAGCTGTATCATCAGCAAGAACAGAATATTCCTCACGCTCAAAGATTGCGTCCTTCTTGGCATTCACCTCAGCGAGTTCAGCGCTTTCCTTAAATTCCTTAAGCTTTGCGTAATCAGCCTTAAGTGCAGCAATAGCATCTTTCTCTTCCTGAGTTAGCCATTCACTAAACACTTCAACAATATCATCGCCAAGAGCGACATTATCACCATCGACAGAATAGCCACGCTTATAGAATCTGCCGTTTTCCCAGCTCTGATAAATAAAGCTATTGTCGTATGTATTTACGATCCATGGATATTCACCTTCGGCTGCCATGAGATTATATAGATTATTTCTAATATCCTCATGAGAAATCTGCCAAGTAAGAGTCATATCACCATTTTCATCAATGGAATATTTCTTCTTGCCCTTAGAATCACCATCGTCTGTAGCAGGCTCTTGGTCTTCTTCCTCTTTTGGATCGTCCTGTTGCTCTGGGTCTGTGGTTTCGGAGCTTTCGCCCTCACTTGGATCAGTACCTGTTTCTGCACCAGTTTCAGACGTTTCAGTAGAACTAGTATCAGCGCTACCATCATCACCCGCACCATCACCGTCATCAAAGTCATTTTTGCCAAAATGCTCCTCGAAAGCAGCAGTGAGTTCGTCATCATTGAGACCCTCGACCTCAAAATCAATATCTTCCATAGTCACACTATATTCTTCCATCAGGGTTTCTAACTTGTTCATTTCTTCTTTCACTCCCTTCTGTTCAAAGTCCTTATTTTGAAACGCAGAAAGCGTAGTATTCAGCTTTTCTAACGCATCAAGCAATTTATTTTGATAGTCCTGCGTAAACATACTATTTTTCTCGCTAAAATCTTCAATAGTAATCTTTGAACCTTTCATTCCTTCCTCGATAGGAGTTTTGCCATCTTGTTCATAACCAAGGACAGTTACCCCACGGAAAGTGAATGCATCAATAGAAAGATAATTCTCGTCCGCATTCCAACTCATTTCATCAACTGCAATTTCAACGGAACACTTACATGTTTTATGTCTTTGCAGAATTTCTGCCGCCTTAGAATAATCTTCGAAAATATGACCTTCGACCATCAGATACTTCTTATCATTCTCTTTATCATATTCTAGATATGGTTCTTTCGCCTGACTAATAACACCAACCGGCTGTTCAATATATTCGACATTTCCTTCTTCGTCAATCTCCATATCATGCGAATGGAATTCATACTCCCCAGTATCTGCCTTAAAGATTGAACCAAGAATCGGACGTCCCTTAAACGAGCTCATATGTTTTTGCATCGTATCTTCAGAAATCGAGGACTGATTCCTATTAACCCCGACATGACAAGCTTTAAGTTTTACATCAAGCAGCCCATCGTGGCTATTATCTGCTTCAAAAGATTCAATAGATTGTAAAACTAATGGTTGATTACCATGTTCTTTAGAACTAAACTTAGAAAAATTGTTCTCTTTACAGAACTTATACAAGTCATCTATTGTATAAAATGTACGCATATATTCTCCCTCCTTTCATTAAAATATCTATGTGAAGCTCGGAAGGAGCTTACATGCTTAAAATATTACTAAAGCAATACTTTCCTTTGTCCGTCTCTCTAAAACTAAAATGCTTTGGAGGCTGATTCAAAAATGTATAAGTATCCCCAATTTGAGACACAAGCTTAATCCCAGAAGCAATAAAAAACTCAGCGGTCGCTTTGTCTTTTGTTACAATAAATTTTTGATTATTCATTGACGTATACCTCCTTTAATTAGCTTTATCTCTCTTGTCAATACTGGCTTCTCCGTCGTCTGTAAGATCGCCAAGATCCTTAGTGGGGGCGCCTCCGGTATCAGAGCTACCAGTCTGAGTATAAGTACTCTGCAGCGGAACCATCTTGTCTTGAAGCTTCAAAATATCATTCTCAAGATATAGCATAGAATTCATATCCAAAGGACTCATGCCCATTAAAGACGCAAGCTGCGTTTTCATTGGAAGACCCAACGTGCAAGCCTCTTTAACATTTTTAATAACTTCGTCCTTTAAATATGGAGTAACTTGCATATATTTTACGCGCATTCCATTGTCAGGCAGCACATAATCCAAGAACATATTAACTCTCGCTTCAATCTGCCACAGTAACGGCTTTTGAATGAAAAGTGCATCAAATCTCATTGCAGCAGTTACAGCAGTAGAACCAGTAAGCTTTGAGTTGTCCATGATCTGGCTGACGCCAGCAGACTCCCAAAGGTTCTTATTTGCCTTGGAAATACTATTAGTTTCATCGGTTGCGTCCTTATCAAATGTGATCGGCTCAATCTCCATAGGAGACAGAGCAAGTCCGATCTCTTCTGGAAGAATCTGATTAATCTTGTTATAAAAATCAACCGCAAGATCAAGACTTACTTCAAAATCATCTGGGCTACTAGTATTTGAAAGCGTATCAATCTTTGCGACTAGCAACTTATAAATTGAAAGCTGGTCTTTTACACTAGTAATTCCACGAAGGTCAATTAAATCAATAACATCCTCAAATAAACTTGCAAATGGAGGAATAACCCTATCTAGCTGGTCATAATCCATTTTAAACACAACGGTTCTCTCAGGGTCGAGCTCGGCCCATCTCTGTTTGCTATCATTTTTATAGGCATTATAGCCCGTAGTAAATTCCTTGTCCCAATAATCCAAATATACCTTATTTGAAGAGCCGTCGAAAAATGAAAAGTCAAATGCACAATTAAGAGTTCCATTATAGTTCACTGAGCTAATCTTGCAATAATCTGCATCCAGTGGAATAATAATAAACGAATTTCTATCCTGTTCTTCGCCATCTTCGTAATAAATATATCCGAAGAAACAATCTTCACGAAGACATGTTGTTAATATCCCATGAATTTGACCTTGTAGGTTCATCTTTTCGATCCACTTCAACGTTGCCTCATAGTTCTGAAGCACTTTTTCATCATCATTATCTTCAGTCATCGAAATATTAGGAATGACATTATAAGCAGTCAAATCTATATGTGTTGCAAAATATGAAATAATTCTTCTATATTGCGCACTCAAAACATACAAATACTGACTCAGCTTCCTTAGGTTCTTCTGGTTGGTGTCCGAAAGCGGGTTCTTAAGATAAGTTCTTAGAGAATCCTTAGAATACACCGTATACGTTTTGCTTGGAATATTCTGCAGATCTAGCAATTGAAGCGCCGCCTTAGCAGCCTGCTTGAACTGTTCAATCTGCTGTTGTTTTGCGGTGAAATCCGCAATCTCTTTTGTAGAATGAGCTGTTCCATGCTCAACTTTATTATCATTTTGTTTTGTTGGCAATTATTTCACCGCCTTCCTTAGTTAAATAAGCCACCCGGTTTTTGGGGGGCTCTAATTTTGAATTGATCTAACATATTTGCGCTACTTGGGCGCTTTTTGTGACGAATACGTTCTGCACGTTTCTCAGATAAAAACCAGCCAAGTAGAGCTGCACAGTACGATCTGTCGTCATGTAATTTGTTTTCCTTTTCTGGTGTAAGTTCAAAAGAATCCTTTCCAGAATCTCTCTTCTTACGAACCATGTTCACCATTTCTTCCTTAAGGGCATCTATGTTTTTTAACGCAATTTCTTGATACGGGTCTAATTTAACAACTTTAGTTTTCATACAAGAAGATTTTTTCATTTCTTCTTCTAACTTAGTCGCAAACTCAACTTCATCTATGTTCTGTTTTTTTAATTCAGCAGTAATTCTTTTCTTTTCAGAATTATATAGCTTTTCATCAACCTCAAATAACGTTAAATATCCCTTGTTATCATAGTCTGCTGTAAAGCTAATACAATCTTGGTTCATCATTTCAATTAATGCTTCATAAATAATAGACTTATACTGAGTTGGCTGAAGTATTTTAATCTTGTCAATTGCGTTTGGAAATTTGCTAATATAATCTGAGCTATATTCTTTATCTATTAATCCTCTATGTTTATTGCCTTTATTATCTACCCAATCTTCCATAAGATAATCCGCAATATTTACACCGGATCCTCCTGATCCACCGTCTATTAAAATTGCTTCAATATTTTCATAATCCGGCGCGTCTCCGTTATAATCTAATATTAATTCCTTTAAGTATGCAATTTGATCCGGCGTCTGCATTGGGGTCTTTCTTTTCTTTGAAATGTCTAGTAGATTAACGCAGTTTACAATTCTTCCTTTGTATTCACCATTTTTATCCAAATATAACTCCATAATAAGAATAATACTATTATCACGGCTTCTTGCTGGATCATAAGCGAATACAAACTTCTTATCATTTGTATCATTATGTAATAGTGGGACACGAGTCTCACTATTTCTAGCAATAGTGCCACGCTTGATAATTGCATTCAACCCTGCGTCTGTAGTAAATTCACAATAATATTCACGCCTTGCTTTCTCCGAGTTTGTTGCCATTTCAGACTCTACTGTGCTTTGCATCAGCAAAGGAGCAATAACCTTTCCATGCATAGTCGGATGAAACGCGACTTCACAGTCAATATGCGCAACAAAGTAATCAGGGTCTCCAATCAATTGTCGTTTTGCAAATTCTCTATATAGTCGATAAAATTCTGTATCAGTACTTGATGCTGAACTTATATAGAATTTCTGATTTGGAATATTGGACGGGAAAGTCATTAATCTAATTGGATCAATTGACTTACCATCACGATCCTTACCTGTTTTAAAACTCTTGTTGACAATTGCAAAAGCGCCATATACCTTCATCATTTCTGCAGACAAAAATCCAGACTCGTCAAAGATTACAGACCCTCTAAAACCTCTCTTAGAGTCGATATTGCTATTTAGTGTCATCGTTTTTGATCCGTTATATAGCGAATATGTAAATCCATTACTTGAGTGACTAAACCCATCTCCTGCGGCATTTTTAACTTCGACTTCATTCTTAAATATATACCCTGTCGAACCAATCATTTCGTCAATATTATCATTTGCTAAACGTTCTAAGGTAGTGAATGTCTGCTCTGCCTGACCGCCAGAACCGGAAGCAATATAACTCCAAAAATTGTTAAACAACATCCCTTTTGACATTAAAATAAGATCAATTACTGTTGACTTTCCAAGTCCACGTGTTGCAACTACAAGCACGTTAGGACAATTCCAAGACCTCTGCACAATCCAAGCCTGCGCATCAATAAGCTCAATACCAAAAAAATCACTAATAAATCTAACAGGGTTGCATTGGTAATACCTTTGTATCTCTGCTATTTTAATTAATGATTCTAATTTTCTTGTAGACATTGCATAAACACCCGGTTTTACATATACCGTTTCATGATCAACGAACATACTTTCCAGATATTCATCATTCATCTCTTCTACAATTTTTATTTTATATTTATGCCTCATTTGACTCATCGTTTTCACCTTCCTCTTCGTCGGCTTCAACAACATCTCCAAATGAAGAGAATAGGTCTTCCAAATTTGTTAAATTCTCTTTGTCCAACAAATTATTATCTGACAAAGTGTCTCTCAAATCTAGATTTTCTCTTAATAGAATTCTCGTTATTTCTTGATAACTATTTTTCTCTGTTGTCAACTTTGTAACAAGTTTTCTTTGCTCTGCGATCATATCAGAGTATTCCGACTCGTCAAGTGCAAGTTGCTTTAAAATAGAAGCATTACTTAAATCCATAACTTGCTGCATGCCTTTACATGTAGCAATGTCGAACCCATTAACTTCACCTTCACGAAGATTAAGTTCCTTAATCTTTTTAACTTTTCCAGTCCACGTATTTTCTCCCTTGCTTTGATTCTTATTGTGCTTTAAACTCAAGCAACTTTGCTCTGCAAGTTGAGAAATAGTAGAACTAATCTTCTGCTTCGAATCAAGTAATGACTTGATTTCTCCGGCTCTATTTTTTGATCCAATGGTCTTCATAGACTTTGCGAGCATATCATCAATTTTAGATTGCTGCAAGAAACCACGAACAATTGTAATGGCAGAGCTATTCCTCATCATATCCTCATTGTCTCCACCCATATCAAGATAACCAACCAGTTGAGAATAAAGCAACGGCTTATCATTTTCTGCTTCACTAGCGAATGGATCATATCCTAGAAGTCTAATCACGCTTTCTTTGTTCTTTTGGTATGTTTCATAGACCTCCTGATCGTCTAGCGCTTTTCCACTCTGGAGTTGTTGCTCCATAGGAATAACCGCCGCTTCCGCTTTTGCCATATATGTACTGGCTATATCCCCATCGTGCCATCTTAAAGTTCTATATTGCTTCAATGAGCAAATGTTTTTAATATAAGCCTCCCATGTGTCTCCGTGAAGACTTTTATTACTAGGGTCATTGCCTTCCACGTAACTGGAATTAAACAGACTCTCAAAGAATGGCTTATCCAATCTTTCGAGCGCCTCAATAATTGATTCCTTTGTGCAATCTCCATATTGTCCAGTTTTTGGGTCATAGTTTCTTGCTATTTTCTTTGCGCAGTCCTTACACATGCTCGTAACACCAGTCCTAACCAACGGATCTGTACTCACATAATATTCAGACCTTTTCTTCACTGTATTGCAATAAGGGCAAAGATAACTTGGCTCTTCAACTTTTGGTTTTGGCCTACCAGCTTTTTTTGCACCGGTTGGTTTTCTTCCGGGTTTTTTTGCAGTAGTTGGCATCTATTATCACTCCCTTTGCTCTTTTTAATAAATTTATTATTCTACTGCTTCTTTCTTGGTTTCCTTAATTTGCTGATCGATCTCAGCAATAGCTGCGTCAAATTTTGCATCCTTAACAAACACAAATACTGTTTTATCTTTTGGATTCTCCTTGGACGGCTTGATATCACAAATAGTGCAACCCATCTTAAGGAGTCTACGAGCACAGCCCGGATTAAAGATTAATTTTGTACTCTTTTGTTCCATTTTTTATTTCTCCTTCATAATTTCTTGTTCCTTAAAGTTTAATATTATAAGTGCAAATTTTCCCGTCTTCTTTGTTAAAAATGCACAAAGTTTGAGCAGGATTTGCATATAATCTCTTATTATTGGCGTAGTCATCAGTTCCACACAAGGAGCTCACCATTACATTATCAATTCCATAAGAATCAATTGTCTCAGAGTGATGCTTATCCCCAGAAAACACATATTCAACATCGAGGCCATATTTCTTGCCAAACAGGGTGTGCATATCCACCCCAAGTTTATTGAAGCGTTCTAGGTCTCCATGAACTGCAACGATATCATGACCGAGTACATTAAAGAAAATAAACTCATTAATATTATTATCGCGAACATGAACCTTGTAATTCTTAGCAAGTCTTTGTTTAATCCACCAAGGAATAATCTTCTCCATATTGTCTGAATGGATGCTATCATTTTTGTTTTGTACTGTTCTCGCATGATTTCCATAAGTAGAATAAACATATACATCATTAACATTTTGTGACAGTCCATTAATAAGCTCTGCTAAAATTTCAGACACTTCCATCAACTGGTCACAAGTATCTTCTTCAGAGGCAACTCTCGCAGAAGTATGTATACTTCCGTGTATAAAATCTCCAAGTAGTACAATATGAAGCGTTCTTATACCATGTAACTTCAAATATTCACTTGCTTTCTTGAACAAAGTGTTAACACGTGATAGACACTCATTTGTGTCATATTTATTCCAGATATTATCTGTAACCATACCGAAATGCCAGTCTGTCAAGACGAGAACTGCTTCTTCCTTAGAGCCAACAGACAAAATTTGATTCGTACTCAAAAACTTATCTTTACTTAAATTCTCCGCCGCCTCAATTAATTTTTCTGTCAAATGTTCGGCTCTAGCATCACTTGCAAGCAGCTTATTATATTCTCTTCTCTGATCTTGAAACTGCTTTTTAACCTTATAAAGCTCTTCTCTCTCCGTTTGAATCTTTTTCAGATACTCATCATCTGTAAAAACCTGTTTCTCACAAGTCTTAAGGCCATGCTGAAACATTTGATATTTTTTACGATAAGCGGACTCGCCGTAGTTTTGATCGAGCGCAGCATTAATAATGTCCGCAACTTGCTGCCACGTCATTCCAGATGACTCCTTTAGCGAGCAAATGCGATAAATATACTGCTCTTCGCTCTCTTGCGCGGGATTAAAGTTAATTATCTCCATTCCTTTTGTCCTTTCTCGCATATAACAAAAAGACGAGGATTATTCCTCGCCTTTAATGTTCTCATTGCATGCTGCTCTAATTTTTAACTGATATGCCTGTGTAAACTTAGCCACCGGATAAATATGGTCATCACTAACCGTTCTCTCACCAGTTCTTGGCTTGAAAGTTTCCTTTCCCTTAAAAAACTTAGCATTAATATTAAGCCCTTCAAATAGCTTAATTGTTGCTAGATTGTCAGGTGCAGACTCCGATAGTAGCTGAGTAATTACATCAAAAGTCGCATCATAAATATCCTTCACTGCACCCTGATAATACCCAGATTCCTTTGCTACCATTTTAACTAGATCTTTCTGTTTATAAACCATTTCAATCTCCCTTTCTTGTTCCTTTTATATAATATTAATCAATACTTACGCAAGCTCTTCGCCATAAGCAATACTGAGCTTAACGTCTTTATCATTAAAATCCGCAAATAGACTAATTAACGGAATATATTCGCCAGTGTCGTCATTCTCAACAAATACCTGATTGTCTTGAATGTGAAGAATTCCATTTGCCTGAACTGTGTACTTGCTCTGAATTTTTGCTGCCATAATCTTTTCTCCTTTGTGGTTTATAGTTCATCTGCCCATGCAGACATTTCGCCTCTGTAATTCTTGGTTAGATGGCAAATCTTTGCCCATTCTTTCCCACTAAAATGCTCAATACATCTCTCTAGGCCAGAATTCTCTTTCTTAATTCCCTGAATTTGCAGAGTAGAGCCAATAACAACAACCTTACAGTCGTCATGACATCTAGTAATAATTGCTCTAAGCTGATCCTTAGTCATACATTGAGCTTCATCAATAATTACAAACTTCTTTTCAAGGTCTTCTCCAAGCATATAAACATCTGTCATTGGTGTAAAAATCCCGGTTCCATTTTTCTGATTAAGCATTGTGCTATCATTAATGGTTGTCATTGGGTTTTCACCCAGCTTTGCTAATGTATTATATAGTGGCTGCATATATGGACGTTCCTTGCTTTCTCTTTCTCCCGGCAAAAATCCGATTCTTCCCTCAGAAGAAGGAGTCCTAACATACAACGCCTCATCGCAAATTCCGTACTTTACATACATGAGCGCAACGGCAATAGCAAAAGTCGTTTTGCCAGAACCGGCACAGGCATCAACTGCGACAAAACGAATGTCTCTATTCCAAAGTGCGTCACGATATTCAATTTGCTCTGCATCCGTGCAATCAAGCCCATAAAATGGATGTCCATCCAAAGCTTTTGGCGGGTCGCCAAAGCAATTTTCGACTGTTTTCTTTTTAGTAGCCATATATGCCCTCCAGATTAGAATAGCTCGTCAATATCACTCACAACTTCATCAATAATGCCTTGCTCAAGTGCGTCATCCTCATCAAGATACCAATCATAAGGAGCTCTCTTTTTGAACACCTTCGGATCTACATTTGTATGTGCAAGGAAGAAATCAGTTACTTTCTTTACGAGCTTATCGCCAAACTTCTTCATTGATTCTGCCTGTTCCTGAGTACCGCCATAGTAACAAGACCCAGAATGAATTAGCACAGAGCTACCCGGCATTGCATAGCGCTTATGGCCTGCAGCGAGAATATCCGCGCCAGCAGAGTAAGCGCAGCATAGGTTGATTGTCCAGACAGGCGTTTTACTAATCTCAATAAGCTTAATAAAGCTCCATGTTACAGACACGTCACCGCCCGGAGTGTCAATGCAAATCTTAATTGGCATACGCTGTTCAACAGGGATATCTTTGTCTTCCTTGTTCCAGCGAATAATCTCCTTAGATAGTTCTAGAAGATTCTCATCAATCTGCTCATCAATATAAAGAATGCGATTCTCAATATCCTTGTAATAATTTCTTAGCTCAGGATTTGGGAGCTGCAGATTCGCGATAGACTCTGGAATGCTTACAAATAGTTCTTCTGACATATACGTTTTCCTCCGTTTCGTTCTTTTTCATAGTAAAAATTCGTATGTGTATATGTGTTATATATACCATATAACTAAATCTCGACCCCTGATTTTTCGCATAGCCTCATACAAATGCATATGATTTTTATGTGAGGCTATAATTTTGTATTGTATACGAGAAGGGTATTATGACGATCCATTTTTCGATTTTCTATATCTTTTAGAAGCTTCTGCCCATGATTTTCGTAATGCTTTATCCTGACAATCTTTACATCTACAAGTCTTCGAGTCAAATTCACTCACCTCAACCACTTCACCGCAATCAATGCACCATATTTGCAGTGGGGTAGAGGATGCAAGAGAGCAGTCAGTACATATGTTGTCGCTTGCTTTGCGTTTCATTAGTTTGCCACAGCGAGTGCATCTCTTAAATTCTTCTTTACCTTTCCAATTCAGATATACATACGCTAATTCTTGGCAATCAATTTCATTCAAACGAAGTGCTTCTTCTCCGTCTTTCTCTATAAAATTAACCCACAAGCATTTTGTATCATTTCGTTTAGGACAACTAATAAGACCTTGAGTAAGAATGTAATGTAAAATATATTCTCTATCGTCTGCTGGGACAGAAACTCTAGCAATTTTACACAACTCTGTAACAGTATACCTTACAAGACCTTCTGTGAAATTGGCTGAAGTCCCATAGCACTCCATTATTTTTGCTTGTTGCTTTGCCATGCACAAAAGAACAAACAATATTTTTTCAGCTCGTATGTTGTCTAATGATTGTATCTTTTCAAGTTCAATTTTAGTAATAACAATATCATCTATTTTATACAGCTTTCTCTTCTTTGCGCTTTTAACCGCCTTCGATATAACATTTGAATAACTAGATTCATCAAAGTTTTCTTGATGCTTTACCATCCATGCAACGGTAGAATTATAATTCTTATTTGCATCCTTTCCTAGAACCTGAGCATTATATCTTGTAATATACCCAATCTTTTTAATAGCAGATTTTACATCTTTATTTTTGCCAAGCAACAAGTTCTTTACATACTTTTCTTCATCAAATATCATCATGTTTTATCACCAACTTTCTTAGTACATAAAGAAAACTTCTTTCCGCAAAATTCTATGTCACCATTTTCATCTTTAACTGGGAACTGAATTTTATTTTCACTATTATGCAATACATTATTAAATATCTCATTGCCACAAATATCCCATGCAAAAGATTTACTTTTATTAGAGCTATAACAAACATCTATAATAATATTAGTTAATGCCATATAGTTTGGACAAACCTCACAACATCTTTCTACAAAAGACTGTTTACATCTCAACATATCGAGTTCTATGTCTTGCCCATCAGTATCATTTTTATGTTTATTCTTACAAAGCAATGCAATCGCTTTTCCATATTCATCATACAGTACATTAACTGCCTCAAATTCTTCTTGGGAATAAAGCGCATCACTCTTTAAAATAGACGGATCAAATTCAACATCAGGCAAAACATTAGTCGTTTGGAATTCGTTTTCAATCTTTTCGCAAATCCTATTCATTGTTCCGGGAGCTTTACTTACAGGCATGTACTTCTCATAGTTATAAATAAAAGCTGCTTCTTCCTCTGTTCTATTATCAGAAGCGCACAAGTCTTCTAATGTCTTGCCAAATCTTATCTTACAATTTGATCTTACAGACTTCATGTACTTATCAAGCTCTGACTTTAACTGAGTATACCTATAAATAAAAAACCATGGCTTAATATTTGAAGCGATTCTGGCATCAATCTCTTTATCATGTATAACTTCCAGAGGATCACCTGATTTTGACTTATGCATTCTTGCCTCTAGCCATTCTTTTGGCACAGGTTTTGCAATAACCCCCTTAATGCGATCTATGGCATTTTGCTGATAATTCATCATCGTGCTAATACGGTAAGTTAATCTCTTATATTCTTCACTATCTGGATCAAATTTTTCTCTTAGAGAAATCATATTAGTCGCCTTGTTAGTCACACTACCAATAGAATCTCCAAACCCATTAATATCCGATGTAACGAAATCCTCTTCTGTAGGAACTTTCTTTGGCATCTTATCTTGTTCGCACATTAATGTTGGCTTATATTCAAATGCATCAAGAAGCACGTGATTGTTGCTTGTAAAGAAAGTATCAGAGTCGTAATCAGCCCCATTGCATCTAATAGCAGTAGTGTCCCAGCTATTTAAGAACATGCATGTTTTAACATATCCATACCATTTTTCCATTTCAGGACTAGAAACAACATTTAGTTTACAAACATTTTCTATGGATGTCATTGGAGCACGAAACGCACATATCTCTTTTACTCCTTTATCGCTCCAATACTTGTGATAACATTCACCTGCGTGAAGCAATCCAGAGATCTCTATCCCGAACATATTTTGAAGCAATGAATATGGGTCATTTCCTATAATTGCATAGTCGCCCTCAATATCTAATACACCTATTTTAGCGGTTCTGATGCGCTTTTGTATCATCCTACTAACTTTAGACCGTACATAAGGATCTTTAATTAGCTCAGGATTTGCCATAATTGCTTTACACATTGGATCCATACTATCAACATTTTTGTCATCCAGCCCAGTTCCACACATGTATAAAATTAGTTTTCTCCAATCTAAACCAAGACATTCTTTGATTTTCGTTACTGTTGGGGCAACCAACTCGTCAATTTGCTCGTCTGTGAATTTGAAATCTTGTAAATACTGATAATTCGTTGTATGAACATTACGCAATTCACGAGGAGCACTCTTGGCTATGCAAAAATCATATCCATTTTCCTTACAATTGCGAACATAATCTTCACATCCTGCGTAAGAATCCCATAACTTTAACATAGAAGTTGTTAGAATTAAATCTGCGTCCCTTACGTCCCTTTTATCTCCCCACGCATCAGTTATTTCATATGTGTGCGCTACTTCCTCAGCAAACTGAACAAAAGGTACTGTAAACACCATGCCCTTTAAAAATGCGCATCTGGTATTGTATCCAGAGAGCGG